GGTCAAGGAGTTCGGCCCACGTGCGGGCGCTCCCGTCCTCCTCGGTCTCCACGGACGGCACCCGGCCGCGCTCCATGCCGTCGCCCACGCACCCCTCATCAGAGTTCTTGGCGAGATCGGCGTGCTGGCGGGCGGCTTCGGCGCGGAGGTCTGCGTTGGTGTACGGCTGCTGGGTCATGACTGGGGGTGTCCCTTCGGCTTCTCGGTCTCGACGGAGGCGGCGCGGTTGGCGAGGCCGGTGTCGATGTCGTTGCGGGTGAGGGCTTGGGTGTCGGCGGTGGTGGTGGCGGCTTGCGCGAGGGTGAGGGTGCGGGGCCGGCCGTGGAGCTGGGTGCAGTGGGCGGCGGTCTGGGCGGCTGCGTGGAGGTCGTGGCTGGTGGTGATGTGGTCGTGGTGCACGGCGCCTTGGGGGCAGGGGGTGAGGGCGTCGAAGCCGGGGGTGTTCGGGGTGTGGGTGAGGGTGGCGCCGCTGGGGAAGTGGGCGCGGACGGTGCCATCGGGCTGCGGGGTCCAGGCGGTTATGGGTATGAGGGGGAGTTCGGCGAGGCGGGCGGCGTAGGCGGTGCGGATTTGGTGTTCGGTGATGAACTCGGGGCCGGTGCGGGGCCGGACGGGGAGGACCGCGCGGGTGGGGGTCGCGGTCTTCTTCGGTGCGGAGCTGGGGCGCGGCTTGGTGCTGGACTTCCTGCTCACGGGTGTTCTCCGTCCGGGTCCGGCGGGTCTTGCGGGTTGGTGGTGCCGATTCCGTGCTGGGAGGCGCAGATCATGGCGATGGCTACGGCTCCCAGCACGAGCGCGATGAGCTCGGGTGCGGTGGGCCAGGTCACGGGCAGGTGCAGTCCGGAGAGTTGGGGACTCGGCACGGGGTGGGGTGCTGCTGCCGCATGGCGTCCAGCTCGGCCTCGTGCTCGGCGGCGGCTCGCGCCGCGCTGGCCGCGATGTTCTTCTTCAGCTGCTCCCGCGCCTCGTCCGGCGGGAGTTGCCGGTACGTGGGGCACGGGCAGGTCTGTCCGAACGCGAAGCACGAGTGCGGCGCGGGAGCCGTGTGGGCGTGTCGCGAGTGCCCGCAGGCGCAGAGGCGGGGGGTGGTGGACATCTCCAGTTCGGTGACCCGGGCACGCAGTCGGCTCACCTCGGCCAGCAGCACCGCAAGGTGACCGCTGATCACCGGGGCCGCACGATCGGACATCAGCTCCAGCAGGTCAAGCGTCCGGATCTCCTGCTCGCGCTCCGGCGTCAGTCGGGCGTTCATCGGGCACCGCCCAGAACGCTGTGGGCCAGCTCGAGCTGGGCGACCGTTACGGCGCGCTGCTCCCGGTCGATCTCCCAGACGCGGGCGGCGTACCCGGCGGCGTACTGGACGACGGGGTGGTCGTCGATGAGGTAGCCGAGGCGGACGATGAGGGTGGCGAGGTCGGTGCCGGCGCGGTGGTCGTCGTAGGCGTCGGCGCGGCCGGCGTAGTAGGCGGGGTCCTGGCCGCCGGTGATGGCGGGGGCGAGGGTCATGGTGGTCATGGCGTGGGTCCGTTCTGGGCGGTGATGCGGAGGGCGGGTGGTCAGGCGGCGTTCCGGTGCGGGGCGGCGGTGAACGTGTCGGCGGCCTGGGCGGCGCGGAGGATGGCGCCGATGACCTCGGGCGTGGTCGGCGGCTGGTCGTCGGCGTTGCCGGTCCACACGGGTTTCGTGACCCAGTGGCAGATGTGCTCGATGTGGTCGTCGGTCCCGGTGCCGGGGTCGGTGGGCGGCAGGGTCGGGAGGACGGCGGACAGCATCCGGATGGCGTCCATGGCGGGCTCGCACACCTGGATCTGGAGCAGGGCGGTGTCCTCGTCGGTGAGGAAGCAGTTCGGGGTGCGGCCGGTGACGGCGCGGAAGATGGCGGCGCAGATGTCGAGGCGGCCGTCGATGGTGGCGAACTGGGCGCCGGTGTGGAGGCCGTAGTAGTTCAGGATGTGGGCGGTGGTGCGGAGGATGGTTCCGGTGCTGGTGCGGGGCAGGTTCATGGCGGTCTCCTGGTCCGGGCGTGGTGTGGAAGGTGGGCACCCGGTCCCGGGAGCTACTGCGCACCCCTTCGGGTGTGGTGCTCGACTCGGGGCCGGGGTGGACCCGTTCCTGCCAGGTCGCAACTGGCAGGAACGGGAGCCGGGGTTACTCGTCGCCGGTGAGGCGGTGTTCGTCGGCGCAGGTCTCGCACTGGACGAACTCGGCGGTGCCGTCTATGTAGGTGCGGGCCTTGGCGGCGTCGAAGATTGCGCCGCAGTAGCAGTTCTGGCAGGTGCACCGGGCGAGTTCGCCGGAGGCCGGGGGCCGGATGCCGATGAGTTGGATGGCCTGGTGGTGGAGGAGGGCGCTGGCGCTGAGTTCGAGGCGGTCGGCGTGCTGGTCGGCCTGGTCGAGGAGTTCGTTGACCTGGTCCGCGATGGTGGCTGTGAGGTGGTGCGGGTGGATCTCGCGGGGCTGGGTCGGGGCGTGTGTCATCACGGCGTTGGCCATGGTGGCCTCCATGGGTGGGTACTCCGGCCCGCGGGGCGGGTCGTTGTCGGCACAGCCACTCTACCCATATCTACATGGTCAACACAATGGGTATTGAGGTAGACATGAAGAAGCCCCCACCCAAATCGTTCTGGGCGAGGGCTTCCTCGGCACGGCTGGCCGGTCAGTTCCGGCGGGTGACGGCTTCCTGGTGGGCCATCAGAATGTCGCTGTAGCTGACATAGTCCCGGCGGCAATGCCGCTCGGTGTACAGGTCATCCCGCTCTATCCACCTGCGGATGGTGGAGACGGAGGCGGGATGCCCGGTCAGCTTGAGCTGCTCGCTGATCTCCTCGAGGGTCATCATGTCGCTGGCGACCGCGTACGGAACGACGACCGTTTGTATGGCCACAGGTGCTCCCACAGCATCGGACGGCCATCGTTCGCAGCTCCGGCGGCCGATACACGGGGTGGATTCAGAGAATCCGATTGAGGGTTTTGCGTGATGAAGTTGTGCTGCCGATAGGTAGACCGCCGAGGGTGCGGTCAGGTTGCACGGCGCGCTACGGCGCCTTGCCGGGCGATGTGGTCCTGTGCCAGCCGCTTCAGCTCCCAGGTGTTGCTAACCCCGGTGTCGTCGGTGCAGTAGTGATTCACACACACCGCCCGCCGGGCCTCCGCCCGCCAGTACAGGCCGTAGCAGCCGCACTGCGGGCAGGGGTGGCGGCGGATGACGGTCGTGTCGCCCGCGGCTATGGCATGCTCAAGGCCCTGCCGGTAGATGATCGCCTCACGGGTCTGCTGCTGCTCGGCTTCGAGGTGTGCGGTGTGCCGACGGGCCCAGTCGTAGACGCGGGACTCCTCGCCCGTGTACTGGCCGGCGCCGGGGGCGGCGGCCCGGGTGTGGTGCTCGACCTCGTACACGGCGGCGCGGATGCGGTCGACGACGCCGAGGTTCACAAGGGCGGGGGACTCGGTGATGCGTGATGATCGCCCGTCGCCGAGTCCGGATCGGACGGGCTGCACAAACTCCGCCTGGAGCAGGCGGAGTCGCTGTGCGGTGGTGTCGTCGGCTCCCGTGCCCATTGGTGTCCCCGTCCCGTAGTCCGGCCTGGGGGCGCGGTGCGTGACGGTTTGTGTGCCGGGGCGCGCGCCGGGGGCCGGAGGATGTCACTCCGGGTGATTCCGGACGCCCCAGTCTGGCACGACTTGGTCGTGAGTTGAACAGAAAGTGGTAAGTGATCAACAGGGCGTATGGGGCTGTTGCTGACTTGTCGCAGATCAACCCGCATTGGTGTGCGGCATATTCACAACGCTTCGGGTGCCCCGCGCATCCCGTGGATCATCCCGGCAAGGTGCCGGTACTCCTCCTCCCCCACCAGACGCTCCGCCCTGGATCCTTCAAGCATGAGGAGAACGGTGTCGAGCGTGATCCGGTACGCGTCCGCGGTCGCCTCGTCGGACAGGGTCCTGTCGCTGTGCAGGAACATCGCCTCGAGGGTGATGGCCAGCTCCTGCTGTGGCGTGCGGGCCGCCGCAGGCTCAGACGGGGCGGGCTGCGGTGTGCGCCGGCCGCGGCCGCTACGTGCGGTGCGGCGGCCGAACTGAATCACGGTCCCGTGACTGCCCGGGGGTCCGAGGGGGCCGCCTGTGGGATGCACGGGCTCTGCTGACGAAGGCATGGGGCGTCTCCGCTCCTCCGGCATCGGGAAGGGCAACCCGCGGGTGCAGTCCGCGGGTCTCCCCCGGTTCGGCTGCCGGTGGCCTACCAGGGACTGCCCACTGTGACACCAATATCGCCACGCAGGTAAGTCATGCCTGAGTTTTGATCCGGTTGATTCCGGGCACGAAGGAGCCCCCACGGTTCGAGGGGGCGGAGTTTTGCCGACAACGACCCACCAGCCCTGCGGGGGCCTGAGACCTCACGGGACATGCCCGCCAGATGACGGCGATTGTAGTCCGGGCTCGCTCCACGCTGGGAGGGGTTGTATGAACCGGGTGGTGGGTGGGGTGCGGGGGCGGAGGCGCTGCGATCCCTGCGAGGGGAGACCTCCGCCCCCTGCGGCCAGCCACCCCATGGGGGTGGCGGCTGCTCCAGACAAGTCGGTGGCCTGCGCGCCGGGAAGAGGCGTGACGTCGTATCACTCGGTCGAGTGACTGAAAACCTCGGCGCAGCAAGACCTTTCGACCGGATGCGACCACACACGACAACGGCCCCACTCCGCCTTGCGCGACGTAGCGGGGCCGGATCGGTTCTGGCAGAACCGGTCTACTTCTCGGGGAAGCCAATCTTGTCGGTGATCTCGCGGACAACCTTCATCGGCTCAGACTTTGGGGCCCAGATCGGGAGGGGCTCCTGTGCGTCGAATGCCTCGGCAACGACAACGGAGTTCCTGATGCCGGGCAGCAGCCGGTCGCCGTAGACCTCTTCGGCCTCGTCCTGCATGTTGGTGAAGAACTTGCCTTGACTCTCCGACTTGGCGTCGTTGACGCAGTACCAGGTGGGCTTGACCCGCACACCGTAGTCCTGGAAGTCAACGTTCAGCGACTCCACCTCCCTGGCAAGAGCCCGGGCGCCGCGAAGCTCCTTCCGCATCGGCTTCATCATCGTGATGACGTCAGTGGCGGCGACGAGGAGGGACTCAGAGAGACGGGCATACGAGGCGGGTGCGTCAATGCCGATGAAGTCGTACATGCCGGTCTGGATCTGTTTCTTGATGACGTTCTGGAGCCAGAACACGCCGAGGGTGTCCTGGACCAACTCGCCGTCGGCCTGCTTCATCTTGATGTCGCCGCGGACTAGGTCGAGGCCCTCGATGATCTGGAACGACTCGTCGGTGTCACCCGGAGCGATACGCGTGCGGGCAGGCACGATGACTTCCTCAAGCTTGGCCTTGCCGAGCATCAGGTCGTGGATCGTCAGCACGCCGTCGGGCACGTCATCGCCGTCGTAGCCAGAACGGTAGGACAGGTCCGTTTGGAGGTCGGCGTCAAAGAGGAGACCGCGGTACCCGCGGAGTGCAGCCTCCGTGGCGAAGGCGTCAAGAACCGTGGTCTTACCGACCGAGCCGGCCCGGTTCATCATCACGTAGACGGGGATATCCAGGTGTGGCGCGTATGCAGGCCCCTCGTACTGGGGGTTCGCCATGAGGTCTCTCCTGAAGGGGGTGTCTGCTCGCCGGTCAGCCGAGGTGGCGGCGCTCCCAGTCGGTGGGTTCGTATCCGCCGTCGATGAGGTGACGGAGATGCGCGATGTCGCGGTAGTCCCAGTTGCGTCTGCGGCTGGAGGCCCGCAGTTCGGCTTGTGCGAGAGCGACCGCGTAGGCGAGTCGGGCAATCAGGTTAGCGTCCCCGCGTACTAGCACCGCGTCCCGGTAGCTCTCGGCTTCGAATGCGGCAGTGTCAGGGGCCCCGGCGGTCTTCAGCCAGGCGTGGGCCTTACTGACGGCGCCAGGGGTTGCGTGGAAGAGAGCCATTGATGCAATACGTGTTGTCTGGGGGTCTGCGGCCAAGTCCTTCGTGTCGCGAACGAGGGTCTCGCAGTAAGCGTTACGGGCCGCGCTGGACTGTGCCCGCCCCGCGTTCTCGCCCCCGTCGTCGGTACTCTCTTCTGCCTCTGCTTGAGGTTCCTTCTCGGTGGTGCCCGCAGGAGCGTCGGACGGTTCTGTCAGAACCGGTTCGGTGCGTGCGGCAGGAAGCGACGGAGCTGCAGGCGGCAGCTCTTCGGTCAGGATGGTGGTTGCCTCAACCGGTTCTGCCAGAACCGGTTCGCCGGGGGCAGCAGAGGTCGTGAAAGGCGCCGCTGGAGCAGGAGCGGGCGCGGGAACGGTTCTGTCAGAACCGGTCATGAGGAGGATGTTTACAGCGTCGGCAGGGGTGACCTTATTCCGCATCATGATTGAAGCAGCCTCAAGGAACCGGTCGAGGTTCTCGCCGTCGAGGGCGACCAGGAGGTTGTAGGCGCTGTCGATGCTGACCTGCTTGCTGAGCACGGCCTTCCGGGCGTCTTCGGGCAGGTCCAGGAGCGCAATGCGCTTGGTCACAGTCGACTTGCCCTTGCCTACCCGCTTCGCAATGGCGGCGTGGCTCGCTCCCTTAACCGCCAGGCGCCGGTAGCCCTCGCCTTCCTGGAAGACGTTGAGCCCCTTCCGCTTGAGGTTCTCCTCAAGCATGACGAGATCGAGGTCGGGCATCAGTTCATCGCGGACATCGATCCGTACCTTGGTGAGGCCCGCCAGCCGGGCGGCGGCGTACCGTCGGTGCCCAGCGATGATGACGTAGTCGACGTTCGCGAGGCTCTGGCGCCCCTCGTACTGCGGGTACTCGGCAAGGAATGCGGCTCGAGTACCGACGAGGAGCGCTTGGAGAACTCCAGTCGAATGCATGGATGCGACGATCTCCTCGCGCTCTTCATCCGTCCCCAAGTCGTCTTCGCGAAGGTTGCGCGGGTTCGGTGCGACCTTGCCGACTGGAACTTCGCGTGGAGCCACGGTGGGACGAAGGGGGATCTCCTTCAGCGGCTGAGAGTTCCGGGATCCGCCGGCCCCATTACGCGGCATGTGTTCCTCCTGCTGGTGCTGGTATTCGAAGGAACCCTAGCGGTTCTGCCAGAACCGATCCGGGACCGGCCCTTGATTTTCGGATTCGTCGCGCCCAGTCTCCCCGAGTTGTTCGAGTATCTCAGGGGCCAGGAACAGGCCACTGTAGGCGGGCTTCGGCTGCCGATACTGCGGAACTCGGGCACTGACTGGCTGCGGGGAGAGGTCGGTCATGGTGTGCTCCTTCTTGGGGTGACGCGGTGGATGGGTATCCCAGTGCCGGTGGTCATGCGACGTCGAAGGCGCGGCGGACAAGCTGGTCTGCGCCGCCGTGCTTGTAGGCCCTGGCGGCCTGGATGCTTGCGAGTAGCGGGTCGGAGTTCTCGGTGGCAGCTGTCTCCTCAAGTTCCTGGCGGGCCATGGTGGCGTCGGTGAACGCGGTCTCTGGTTCGCGGAGCATGGCGCGGGCTTGCCGCTGCATCGCCTTGACGACGCGGGTGTCGGGGGTGCTCGGGGTCTTCGGGCGGATCGCTGCGAGCGCGGCTTGGTAGCCGGGGGAGGCGGTGTCCCGGGTCTTCACCGGCGCCGCGGCTGCCTGTTGCGGAGCGGTGGCCGACCGGTCGGCTGTGGCGGCGCCGATCTGGCCGACGGCCAGGGGCCGGATCGCGCGGACGACCTCGGATCCGACCTTGTCGTTGATCTGCTTGGCGAGCTGGCCGCCGAGGAGCCGGAGCTGGGCGGCGTAGGCGGGGGAGCAGGGGCGGAGTTCGAGGACGCGGCGTTCGGCGTCGTAGTGGACGGGCTCGACCTTCCCGACGTACTGGGGGCACAGCTCCGGCCACCTCTCAAGGATGCCGCCGCCTTCGACGCCGGACTGCCAGCCGAGTTCGCCGGTCACGTCGGCAAGGACGCTGCCAAGCCCTGCTGGATCGCGGCGACTCCCTGCGCGTGCGGCAGGGCGGAGACGGCGAGCCGGGGCCGTGACCTTCGTCGTCTTGGCGCTGGCCTTGTACTGGGCAAGGGCAAGGCGGGCCAGGTCCCGGCCAGGGGCCGGCTGCTGGTGCGTGGTGTCTGGCATCAGGTCCTCCTCAGAAGGCCGGAGCGGGGGTTGGGGTGGTGAGGCGAAGCGCGGCCAGGGCCTGGTCGACCAGCTTGCTGGTGAGAAGCTGCCGGACCGCGGTGTCGCTCAGCGTGTCCAGCAGCGAGCGAACGTAGGTGGGGTCATCGGCGGCGAAGGCGCGGTGCATCCCGATCTCGTGCGGGCTGAGCGCATGCAGATCGATGCTGCCGGCCGCGTACATGAGGCCGGCCTGGTCGTTGGCGCTGGCAGCGTGCGAAGAGCCGGAAGCGTTGGCTGCTCGCACGGCGGCACCGAACGCGGCCTGTGCCTCACTGACCTCAACGTCGTCCGGGGCTGCGTGCGGGGCAGGTGCGTCGTACCCGGAGTGCCGGAAGTGCTCCTGCGCGGTGGACTCCTGCCACGCCAACACCATCTGCTGGCGGGCCTCGGGGTTGGCGTACAGCAGGTGGACGCCCTTGAGCCGGTGGGCGAGGAGCCCCGACGGGCGACGGGCTTCGGCAGGATCGATCGGGCTGTGCTCCTCGGCGGCGGCCTGGACTTCCTGCCACGTCCATCCGGCGTCGGCGCAGTGCCGGGCAATCCACGAGACGCGGGGGGTGGATGCCTTTTGCAGCCACGGCACGTTGGTGACGAGCTCCTGGCCGAGCTGGTAGCGGCGCCCGACCGTGTTCAGCTTCTGCGGCCCGCTGGTGGCCTTCTTCGGGGTGGGGTGACTGGTGCTCCCGCTAGCGAGCTTTGTCTCAGAGGGAGATGTGGAAGTACCGGCAGAAGAGAACGCTGAGGTACCACCCTGCATTGGGGTGCAACGCGACCTGCTCGGAACAGAGGTCCTCGAGCGGCGGCGACGTACCTTCCGGGCGGCCTTCTTCGCGAGCTTCCCGATGAGCTTCCGGCCTTCCTCGGCGATCCCGACGGGGACGCGGGTGTAGGCGGCGGCGGTCTCGTCGCGCTGCACCGTGCGGATGCCGAGCGCCTCGTCGAACTCGACCGGGATGACTCGCTCGTACACCGAGGCCTGACGGATGCTGCCGGTGATGCGGGTGCCCTTGGTGCGGTACACGAGGAGTCCGGCTTCACGGAGCATGTCGAGGTGGTACTGCACGGTCCGCTTGGACAGCTTCAGCTTGCGGGCGAGGTACTCGATCCCGGGCCGGCACTCGGTGAGCGCGGACAGCTCCTGGGCGATGAGCACGGTGGTGGGTCCCCACTTCGGTCCGTAGTTGCGGGACGGGGTGTAGAGGCCGGAGCCGCCTACCCAGTGGACGGACTGCATCCAGGAGTAGGGGTCTGTTGCGATGCGGCCGGTCGTGGTGGAGACCCACTGGGCGGCTGCGAGCACTCGTAGGGCTCCTCCACGACCGGGTTCGCCACTGTACTCGTACACGCGTTCGAACGTGTCATGCGGGGTGTTCGTGTCGCCATGAGTTTGCTGGCACGGGATGCCGCTGGTTGTGGGGGACTTTTGCGGCGAATCAGGCGTTCGGGCGTGCGGAAGCTGACAAGCGGTGTGCGCGTACGGCACTATGTACCTGCTTTCCTCGTGATGGCGGGCACGCAAAGGGCCCGGTGGTGAGGTGAGTGGTTCGGACAGAACCTGTTAGATCGCCCGTTCGGATTGGCGTCCGATGGGCCTTAGCTCGGCTTTGGCGAGTCGAGCAGTGGAAGTGGGCCGCAAGGCCCGGTAGGTATTGGCGTACCGATCCGGGGAAGCGGCTAGGCGGTCGAGGAATCTCCCGCCCTGAACGTTGCTACGTCACCTGATCTCCCTCGTTCGGTTCGGGCTTGCTGCCGCCCGACAGTGTCGGGTTCAGGACGTTCAAGCCCTGCTCCTTCCACTGCGTCTCGTACCGCCACACCGCGTTGGAGCACTCCTCCTGGAGGCGAGCGTGGAAGACGGCGGAATCTGTGCCCCAGTCGGGACGCCAGAGGTTCGGGCCGGGGAACCGTGTCGCCTTCATGCGGGAGGTGATTGCCTCACCGCAGCCAAGGCAGGCTCCGCGCGGAATGGACATCAACCGGTCGGCCTTCTCCATCTCCCGGTCAACGGTGGCCTCCGTCTCCGCGTGACGGCACGGGGGGAGTTCGCTGCACACACGGCATACGACGTAGTGCTCAGGGAGTACCTGCCACTCGCAAGAGACAGGCGCGAGCAGGTGCCGGGGCTTTGACTTCGGCTTGTCGACCTGCTGAAGGACGACGTTCACCGGCCGGTAGTACCACCTGGCGCGGACAGGCTCAGACCAGGCGTCGAGGGGAGCCCCCCACGACGTCACCTCTCCTGCCGCGCGGGCCGCCTCATGCTCAACCCAGCGGGCGAACTTGCTCTGCCAGGCCTGCTCAAAGTCTGCGGGCCACAGGTCTTCGGGCTTCTCCCGGATCTCCAGGACCCGCCACGCCTGCCGCTCGTAGACGACGATGCTGCCGACCTCGACGCCGGGCACGCCTTCGCGGTAACCGTTATGGGGCAGTGCAACGCGGCGATAGTCCCTGGACTGGGCGGTGCTCCACTCACTGTTGCGGCTCATCGCTCGCCCTCCGTCCAGCCGTAGCCCTCGGCGAGAAGCCGCACGACGGGGCAGGTGTCGCCGTGGCCGAACTGGGTCCACTCGTCCAGGTAGCCGGTCTCATCCTCGGCGGGGCACGAGTGCATTCGGTGCCCGTGCAGTTCGATGAGCTTCCGGTCGGCGGCGCAGCGGCGCAGAACCGACGCGGGGTCGTGCAGGACGATGTGAACTGAACGGTCCTTGGAAGGGTGCACCTCGTTGTAGACAAGGGCCTTGGCCTGGGTGACGTCGTCATCGCTGTAGATGACGTCCGACTCAAGTTCCCAGTCCTCGACATGACGGTCGTCCGGGCTACCTCCGCTATACCAACGTCCTGCCCCGCCCTCGCATGCTCGCTGGGCGGCGTTCGCGTGGATGCTGATGACGGTGTCGAGCCAGGCGAGGATGTCCCCGCCTTGGGCAGTCACGCGAGGAGTGAAGTAGTGGTGACAGGGCCCTGCTGCGTCGGCGGTGTGATGTTCACGCCGGAACGCGGGGTCCTACTGTCGTCAGGGGAAGATCCCCGGGTATTCTTCTTCATGGCCACTTCCACTTGTGTCGCAACGGGTGAGTGGTCCGGCCCCGCTCCCCGGTGTGCAACCACCTGGGACTCCAGCGGGGCCTTTCCAATGTCTTGGTGGCTCCGTTCGACCGAACCCACTTCTGAGTAGTCGTCTGGTGCCAGGCCCAGCCTACTCGTTCGGGTATCCACTTGTCTCTCCTCTGGCTGATCGTGTCATTGATCGGACTTGTCATCAGATAGGCAGCTCATCGCACGACTGTGCGGGCGACGATCTCTGTCCTATAAAAACTCACACCAAGTAACAGGATCTTGCTCGGGTGCCCGGTACCCCTTCAAGAAGCCCTAGCCAGCAAAAAGGAAGTAGACGACTTGGGCTCGGTCCGGATTTCGTGGACCTGCCCCACCGCCCCGGGCTGGCCGTCACGCTCTGCGGGTTGGGCGGCGGCCCGTCGCGCGGCGCGCCCTTGGGTGGCGGCGGTGCAGCACACATCACACCGGCACTGAAGGCAGTTGTACCGGTACTCGCCGTGCGCCACGTTCCCCTGCCGGACCTTCTTCCCCGCGGCCTTCGCGTCGGCGAGTGCCTGGCCGAAGGCGGGGTCGGTGCGGGCGTGGCGGGGCGGGACGTTGTGGTGGATGCCCGCGGTGGTGGCCGCGTCGGCGAGGTTCATGCCGGTGGCGACGGCGTCGAGGTACCGGTGCCGCTTCTTCTCGTCGAACAGGTCCCGGTTGGTGGCGGTGTACGTCACGGGTGGCCCCCGTCCCGCACACCCGTGGCGTGGTCGAGGGGTTCGTCGTCGGCGGGGTGCTGGGGCGGGTGAATGGCGGCGGATCGTGCGGCCAAGTTGCCCATGGCCGTGTACCCGGCGTTCGCCAGTTCGGCGCGGAGCCGGTTCAGGGCGTCGGGGGTCCAGGAGGGGCGGACGGAAAGTTGGCCAGCGCGGAACCCGACCGGGAGGGCGGCCTGCCACACGGCCTCGACCATGACGGGGTCGTAGTCCGGGAACAGGTCGGCGGGCAACCTGCGCACGGTGCCCGCGGCTTCGAGGGTTCCGGCGGCGATGAGTCCGGCGAGGTAGTCCCCGGAGGACTGGCACCGGTTGGCGAGGGCCTGATCGTCGGCGGCGGCAGGCCTGGCCGTGAGGCCCGTGACGGGGGCGGCCGGGGCTGGGGTGTGGTGAGTGGTCATGCGGCAGGCTCCAGCACGGTGGTCGGGACGAAGGGGATACGGGGCTGCAGGGCGGTCCGTACAGCGGTGAGGCGGCGCAGCCGGGCACGGCGCGGTGAGGGGCCGGAGCCGGGCCCGCGGCCTGCTGGTGGGCGGCCGGGACGGGCCGGGAGGCGGCACCCGCGGGGAATGTCTTCCAGGCCGGGCAGGATCAGCTGGACGGGGCGGCCGGGGGCGATGCGGCGCTGCCGTGCCCCGTCCGTCGTCGGCGCCGCCGCGTACGCCCACGGCCCGTCGGGGCGTATCCGGGTCGAGCGCGGCAACAGCCCCTGGTCGACGGCCGCGGCGAGGAGCTGGTCGCGGGTCGCGCGCTCCTTGTCGAGGCCGAGCATCGTCACCAAGGTGGACCGGTGCCAGTTTGCGGACCGCAGATCCATCCCGGCCCGGTACGCGACCAGTTCGGGGTCGGTCTCGCGGGCAAGGGCGACCAGGACGGCGCGCTTCTGCCGGGTGCGGCCTTCGGGCAGGTCCCGGACCACGGCGGCCGGCTCCTCAGCGGCGGGGATGGTGCCGACCGTCGCGGCGTGCCGGCGGGCGATCAGAGCGCGGTGCCGGGTCAGGGCCAGCTCCCCGCCCATGACGCCCTCGGGCTCGACCAGGTGCTCGACACCTTCCGCGTCGACCACGGTCGTGTTCGCGTACGTACGGCACAGGGGCAGGACCGGGCACCGGGCGCAGATCTGCCTGGCGACGCGCTCCCGGTCGAAGCGGACCTTCTGCGGCTCCGCCCCGTCACCGGTGTACGGGCCCCACGCGTCCAGAGTCACGTCCGGGTCCGCGGCCGACACGGCCGGGTCGTCCTCGTCGGGGGCGCACCCTCGGTACTTGTAGTGCCGGGCATCGACGAGCTGCTGCCGGGCGCTGATCGGGTCCGTCATGGTGTGTCCCCCTCCTGCGGGTTGTGGCGTGTGGTGCGGGCGTACTCGGCGGTGATGATCTGTTCGGCCTCGGCGAGGAGCTGCTCGCGCAGCTCGGCGGCCCGGAGCTCGGCGACCGCGGCCCGGATCCGGCGCTTGAAGGCTTCCGTGTCGCGGTGGTGGGCGGCCTCCGCCAGACGGACCGTGGCCCGCTCCAGCCGGATCAGACGCTGCAGGGCGCGCAGCCGCCACCACGCCAGGCTGGCGCCTATGGTCAGGGCGGCGAACCCCGCCACGGCTATCGGGTACACGGACATCGCCTCCTCCTCATCGGGGCGCCAGGAACTACGGGTGGGGAAGACTGCGGCCGGCCCCGAATGGGACCGGCCGGTGGATCAGGCTGAGGAACTACGCGGCGTCCGCGAGTACACGGTCCTGCGGGCTGTGAATGACGGCTCGCAGCCGGGTTCCGATCCAGGTGCCGACCCGCGGGCTCACTGCGTTGCCGAATCCGTCGACCTGGTTGCGGTCGGATCCCCAGACGGTGAAGGTGCCCTGGTAGTCGCCGAAGTCGACGTCGAAGCCGCACCCACGGCCGATCTCATACGCCCGCATCATGCGGAAGTAGCAGTCCTCAAGGGGCAGGTTGGCAAGCGAGGCCCGCCACTGCGCCATGAGCAGCGCCGTCGTGTCGTGAGCGGTGAGGGTGCCAAGCGGGTCGGTCAGTGGGTGCGGTGCGGTCTCGGTCCCAGTGGGGCCGTTCTGCTTGTACCAGCCGGCGGCCGTGAGCAGCCCCGGGATTTGATCCGAGGTGACCGTCGGCATCGCCTGGCTGTGCATCGTGGACAGCGTGTTCTGCCGGTACGGAATGACCCCCGAGGACACAATGGCAAGCGTTTCCGACCCGACCTGCGTAGGCAGCGGCTCCACGGCCGAGCGCGGGCCGCCCTGGTAGTTGTCCACGGCGAGCGCCATGGACGGCGTCACGAGCTCCGTTGTGGCGGACTGGTCCCACAGCGGTGGGGTAAGCGGCCCGGTCGACAGGATCGATGTTTCCTGCTGGCTGGTCTGCGTCGACATTGGCTGCCACGGATGCCGCTCCGAGCCGTGCACCGCCTTCGCTGGCATGAGCACCGCGGGGAATTCACCGAACCGCTGACGGCAGCGCTCCGCGCGGGCCATCGTCGACCGCGCGAGCGGCCCGACGAAGCCGTCCTTGAACGTCTTGGTCGGCTTGTCGCCGATGCGGGTGCCCAGGTCGGACAGGTCGAGTGCGGCCAGCGACGGCGTCATCGGAGGGACGACCGGGCGGCGGCAGCTGGGGCACCGGTACTCGTACTGCTTGCCGTAGCGCACCGACCCGGTCGGCGGAATGCCCGTCTTCCATGTCCACACCGCCTCGACGTCCTTGTCGCAGTGGTGGCAGCGCGACACCGGGCGGTGCTCTAGGTCGGGGGCGGGCAGGGACTTGTCCCAGAACGCGATGTACAGACGGTCGCGGGACTGCGGCACGCCGAAGAACTGCGAGTTCAGGTACAGCACCTTGTGCCGGTAGTTCAGCAGGTCGAACCGCTTGAGCCACCACCGGTACGTGGTTCCGTCGCCGACCTTCGGCCGTCCAGGGATGGCCGGCCCCCACGACGTCAGCTCGGTGGTGCACTCGATCAGGATCAGCCGCGGGCGGTGCTGGGCTGCGTAGTGCAGGACACAATTCGCGGTGGCCCGGTCCCGCTCCGACTTCGTGACGCGGGCCTCGTAGTCGGGGTCCTCCAGCTCGAACAGTGTCCCGCCCTGCTCGTAGGCCTTGACTGTGTTGGCCTGCGAGTGGTTCGTGCACGTCACGCCCGCGACCAGCAGGTCCGCGGCGGGCAGGTCGCGGGCGGAGTGGTAGTCCGCCTCGTCGGGGTTGATCAGGTCAGCGATCCAGTGTTCGGCCTCGGGGTGGTTCGCCTCGTGGACCTCGACCTTGTAGCTGTTGTGGTTCGCCGCCATGATCGTGGTGAACCCAGCTCGCTTGATGCCCTCGGTGAGGCCGCCGAAGCCGGAGAACAGGTCGACAGCGACCAGGTCGTCGTGCCTGAACCGGCGACGCCTTACGGCCGGCCGGTGCGTGGCGGTGCGGGTCTGCATCGTGGTGGCACGGGCCATCAGGCGGCGCTCCTCTCCGGGGCGTGGGCGTTCTGCTCGGCCTGTCGGGTCTGCTCCTTGAGTTCGGCGATGCGGGCGGTGACCATGTCGCCGAACGGCACCCAGCCGCCGACCGGGCCCTCGACCTCTCGTAGCAGCTGGTTGCGGCGGCCAGCCTCGGCCACGTCCTTCGTGAGCTCGGTGAAGTCGTTCCAGTGCCGCTGCACCTGGAGCATCAGCTGGTCGATCGGGTCGATACTGCTTGGCTGCTGTTCCCCGGCCGACGACTGCTCAGTGGCGGACCCTCGGAGTTGAGCGATGCGGGTGTTCAGCATGTCCTCGACTCGGGTCGGGACCTTCGGCTCACCAAACGGCACTTGCTCGTTCAGCAGGGCATTCGCGTGAGCCGCCGCCAGTACATCCACAGTGGCGTCGAGGCTGTTCCACCCCTCGCGGACGCGCGTCAGGAACTTGGTGAGTACCAGTTCCTGCGTCTGCGCGGGCGACATTGCGGCGGGAGCCTGTTCCGGCACCGTGACCGTGTGGCTGTCGTTCTGGGCCTCCTGCGCGCTGGGCTCTGGGCGTACGGGCGGGTCTTCCGGCTCCGGCTCCGGCGGCTGTGCCTGCGGCTTCCACTCCTGCGGCGGGTGAGCAGCGGAGAAGACGACCACCGGGTCCTGTGACCCGTCGTTGTACAGCGACAGGCCGAACTGGTCACCGAGGTTCACCGCGCACCGCTTCAACGCCTGAGAGAACGCGGTCTTCATCGCCATGTCGTGCGCGTCGCCGAGTGAGGGCTGGTTCACGGAGTCGCCGGCTGCGCCGTCGTCGAAGTACGCGATCGCGGTACCGGTGCTGTTCTTGAGGATGAGGCGGACCTGGGCGCGGTAGACCACCGTCCAGCGTGACCGCTCGCCCTGCTTCGTCTCGCGTTCGGACACCAGGTCCAGGCCGATGGTCTCGATGTCGAAGCCGCCGAAGCCGAAGATGCGGATCAGCTGGCGGCGGACGTCCCACGCTTCGAGGTGAGACATGCCGCGCAGGTTCCGGACCCGGTTGCCATTGATGCCCCCGTGAAGCATCCGCAGCTGGTACGGGGAGAACCGGGCGGTCTGATTTTGGGTGTGCGAGGTGGGGCCCTCCGCCGTGTTGCTGGCGGGGGCCTCGACGGCCGTAGCCATGAGGTCTCCAGCGATGTGAGGTTGTTGCTGCTATGCGGGGTGGGCCCGGTTGTCGGCGTCCAGGCCCACCCCGGCAGGGATGACTACTCGGACGCGCCCGGATCGACGTCGTACTTGTGCAGCAGGTACGCGATGGCGATCTGCAGGGGGCGCAGGCCCTTGGCGGACGCCACCTGCACGTAAAGGTCGTCGTTCGGATTGATCCGCAGATTCACCAGGTCCGACGTGTCCGACCACACCGGGGCGTCCGGATTGAACTCGCCGGCGAGGTACTTCTGGAAGCCCTCGTTGACGTCATCGGTGACCATGCGGCCCGCGGCCTTCGCCCGGGAACGGATCTGATCCCGCACGGCGCGCGGAACCTGCGGGTTGCGTACCGAGCCGGTCACCGGCAGGGTGTCTGCGCTGCCGGTCGCGTACGGGCCGACCTTGTACTTGTGCATCAGGAAGTCCGCCGCCACGTTCGCAGCCGACAGCCCCGCCCGCTCCTCGACCTGCTGACGCAGCGAAAGAACCGGGGTCACGTTGAGGGTCGCCTTCTCCGCAGCGCCGTACCGGGCCCGTGCCGGCTTGCGCGGGCTGTACTCGCCGGCCAGAACCATGCGGAAGCCTTCGTTGACGTCGTCGGTGACCGTTGTGCCAGCGGCAGCCGCAGCGGCCACGATCTGGTCCCGGGCCGTCTTGCTGAGCAGGAGCTGCAGGTTGGGGCCGGGGGTCCCTTCCGGGTCCGTGGCGCGCAGGGCTGCCCAGCCCCTGGGGGCGAGCACCGTGTCGATCCATGTGGCCAGGGCGGGTGAGTCGACTTCCCGGAGGCGTTCGGATGCGGCGACGAGTCCGGTGCGCAGTTCGCGGTTGGTGGGCACGGGGCGGGGTCCTCTCGGCGAGCGCCGGTCGGACCTGGGGTTCGGCGGGCGCTTCTTGGGGGCGTTGGCCACGCCAGTTTCCTCCTTTTCGATTGCGGGCGCCATGTTCGTTGGGGTAGCGCCTGCCGTCGGGGCTGTCCCGACAACAGGAACTCTACCCGCATTCCCATTGTGCTTACAAGGGGAGTGTGGGATGGTTGTCACACATCAACCACACAGCGGGGGCACCGAATGCGACACACGAACCAGCAGACGACCACCAAGACCCTCGCCGACCTGTACCGCACCATCGACCGCCAGCACGCGGTGACCATCACCTATCTCGACGAGAACGGTGACGAGACCCTGCGGACGATCGAGCCGTATGACATCCGCACCACCAAGTCCGGCCGCATCGAAGTCCGCGCCATGTGCCGACTCCGGGGCGAAGCGCGCGGCTTCCTGCTTCACCGGATCGTGGCCTACACCTGCCACAGGATCGCGTTCGTCATCGACCGACCGGAGGCAACAACCCCCGTCGGGCGCGTCATCGTGGTCCGTAGCCCCGCACAGCTCATCGCCCGCGAACTCGGCCGCGACTACCTCCCCCGCACCGCCGTCACCTGCGACACCGCAGCACTTGCCGCCTAGGAGGACCCCATGCCTGTACGCCATGGAAAGGGCATCCCTGTGAACGCGTCCCGCCGACCCACCCCTGCCCAGCGTGTCTTGATGGGATACACCGCCTCTGGAGAGGTGGCCCGCATCCACCACGCCCGCGCAGGCTGGGCGGTCCGGCTCACCACGGTGCGCAGCAGAGGCGCCGGCGGAGGCCTTGGCCGCAAGGTGGACGTCGCTGTTCGCGCCCTGGCCGCGTCCGGCTGGGCCTACGAGGGCGCCCACGACCGCCGCACCGGTTATGTCTGGCACCTCACCGATGCAGGGCGCTCGCACCTTGAGAGTGATGGGTAGTAGCGGCAGCCTTCGCAACGCACCGCAGACCGAACGGAAGTGGTTCGGCCGTCCGCAAAAGCCCTGACCCCAGGAACACCGAAGGCCACTGCCCCGAACCGCGGGTAGTGGCCTCAACCTGCCGGGCACACCCGTCAGATGACGGCGATTGTAGTCCGCGACCTCACCGCCCCGCCACCACTTCCAGGACACCGGACCCATGGACCGAGACGATCGGAACCAGCAACAAGCCCTCATCGGACCCCCGGACACCGGGTACCGGGCCCGCTACTGTCGGCGCTGCGGGAAGCCGCTCACCGCCGAAGGATCGCGTCGCCGAGGATTTGGGCCCGACTGTGACCCCACCAGCCGGCTACAACCCGCCGCCGCCCACCAGGTTGAGCAGGACACCCTTCCCGGCACCTGAGCGCGCCCAGCTACTCTTACGCCTCCAACAGCAGGAGGGGGCAGCAGTGGAGTTGGCAGTTGGCATCGCCACCATCGTTGCGACGGTCATTGCTCTGTGGGCAGCCTGGGTCGCATGGTCGCAAGCCACGATCGCCCGGGAGCAGGCGGAGATCGCGAAGGGCGAAGCAGATACCGCCAAGAAGCAGCTGCAGATCTCCATGGAGCAGCACCTGGAAGGCATGCGCCCGAAGTTCACAGCGACCAACGGGCCCATCACCTGGCTGGACGATTCGCCACACGTGGACATCACTCTGACGCAGACTGGCGGCGTACCTGTCGACCACGTCACCATCAGTGCAAGCGGCCCGTACCTGGACGCCCTAAGCACGTACGGGGCGGACGGAATCACGTCTCACGGAGCGAACCCGAGCGTTCGTATCGACGGCATGAGCGCGGGAGCCGAGGCAAGGATCGTGGCGCACTTCGAGTATCGCCACGTCGCCCCGATTCGATTGGAGCTGATCCTGGACTCCAAAGCCATGCACAGCGACCTGACATGGTCGCAGCCCGCATACGTGCTTGCCGAGCCTCAGCCGGAACAGCCACGTACTCCATCAGGGCCGCGCGCAGCCAGACGTCGAGCAGCGGGTTACTAGGACCAGAAGAGGTGGCCCCGCAGAGCGTGCGACGGACCTGCGGGGCCACACGAGCACCGTCCTGTCAGGGCACCCACACCGACCGTACGAGCACACGGCCCTGACCGCCCGTCGACATCAGCCGGCCGGAGACTCCTCCAACGGCACCGCGGCCACGGAGCGCCGGATCTGCTCCATCGTCGTCGGCAACGGCTCCCACCCGTACTGCCCGGCCATCACCCAGTTCAACGCGGTGATGCCCCGCGCGTACGCCTGCCGCAACCCCTGCGGCCGTAGCGGCACCCCCGGCGGGCCGGCCTTCGACGGCACCAGCGATACCCACAACGCAGTCTTCGCACCCGTCAGCGGCAGCGACTCCACCAGCTGCTGCCGCACCTTCAACCAGCGGCGCACCGCGACCTGTGAGCCCTCCCGCAGCGGGTACCACTCCACCTCCGGCAACGGCTCCAGCTCGGCAACCGCGGCCAGGACTCGCTGCCGGGTATCCTCCGACACTCGCTCCACCCAGCCACCCAGCACCGACCGGGCCGCCTCCGTCCCCACCTCCGCCAGAGCGGCGATCTCCTCGACCCGGTTCGGGGGCGCCTTCTGCTGCTGCCGGCGCACCGCCACCGCCGTCTCACCCGAGGTCAGATCCGACAGGGACTGCGCAGCCAACTCCCCGGACCGTGGTGCAGCGTCCAGCATCACCGCCACGATCGCAAGCAGCCGGGTGCGGTCCTCGAACGACAAGGCCGTACCGTCCCGCTCCAGCGGCCCCTGCCCGGCCAGATCCACCATCCCCCGGTACAGGGCATCCAGCGACCGGCCACCCACCGTGGCCTTCGGCTCCGGGTTCGCGACCGACGGCAGGCGCACCGTCTTTCCTGCGGGCAGCACCTCACGGGCTAGGATCTTCAGGCAGTCCCGAACGATCCGCAGCGTCCACTCCGGCAACGGCTTCCCGACATCCTTCTGGGCGTGCCGCAACTGCCCGTCGACCGCGAGATCCCAGAACGCGCGCAGCGCAGCCCACGTGAACAATTGGGCCGCGGTCCGGGACGCCCGGCCCGGCATCTCATCCCGGCCTACCGCCCGGTCGAACATCCCGACCACCATCCGCAGTTGCCGCAGCCGGCCCTCCGACACCCGCCCGGCCATGCCGTCGACCACCGCGGCGAGCTGCCGGACCGAGGGGGCGCTGTACTGCTTGGGGGTCATGACGATTGCTCCTGCTGGGGCACTGCGGCCTTCCTCGCGATCTGCGTCAGCGGGTTCCGCTCACCCTGACTGTCCTCTTCGTCGATGTACCCGATCAGGGCCTTCGACCGATCGTCCCATCCGCCGTGCCGGCCGATGTCCACGATGTCGGCCCCCGCGGCGCGGGCCGTCTTCACCAGGCCTCGACGCAGCGAGTGCGACGTCCACTTTCCTGGCATCCCCGTGCGGTGGATCGACCGGCTGACGACATCGGACGCGCCGTTGATGCTGATCCGCCCGGTGGGGTCACCAATCGGTTTGCCTTCGCGGGTCATCTCGGCGCCCATGTATCCCCACTGGTCGATCCGCATGAACAGCGGCCCGGAGGTGTACCCCTCATGGGCGAGCGCCGCCACCAGGGCCCGTACCGCAGTCACTGCGCACAGATCTGCATCGGGGTCCGGGACGACCTCGACAGACTGCCACTTCTTCCGCTTCTTCCGGTAGACCTTCACCTTGAACCCGCCCTCCGGTAGGTCCGTAAAGTTGGCCGGCCAGTTCAGTGGAACGAGCTCGCTGCCGCGGGACCCGATGGCGTGCCCCAGCAACATGAGCGCAGCATCCCGCCTCCCGACGAGGGTGGTGCGGTCAAGGTGGACAAGCGCTTCACGGAGAACGTCTCGGTCGGCGGCCGTGGCCTTCTTCGGGGTGGCAGCCGGGTCTTGGGCGAGAGACAACTCCTTCCGGTACCCGGCGACGACCTTGCGTGCGCCCATAGTGTCCGGGGGCTCGTATCCGGCGGCCCGGTGCGATGAGCGGATCGACGCGATGATCCTGTCCATCGTCGCGGGACCGTACGGCTTCCCTGTCCGTTCGCGGGGTGTGCGCTTCAGGTACGACAGGTATGCGGTGACGGTGTGCGGCGCGGCAGGCATGACACGGCGGCCTACCGTGGCGCACCATTCGGCGAAGCGCTCCATGTCACCTTCGTACGCCCGGCTGGTGTCGCGCGGGATGCCAGCCTGAACGTCCTCCTGCGCTTCGGGCGGCAGCCACGCGTCTGGATCCTTATCGACCAGCGGAACGGCGGGAGTTCGGTCCTCCGGGATGGCAGGGAGTTGGTCCTCCTCGACCAGCTCCGCGTCCACCACGTCGTCATGCTCGGTCACCGTGAGACCCGATCAGCCGTAGCCCACCGCAGCCGCAGCTCCATCGTGCGAAGACTGACGAGCCAGTGGTAGAGCTCCAACTCGTCTCGGCAGAGTCGGGAAAGCGGCCGCCCCGTGTGCTCGTCCCGTACACCCCACCTCTTCATACCTAGACGGGTTCGTTTCGTGAAGCGCACGTACCTTTCCGGATGACAGTCGTCTCCGCACTCGGTCAAGGCCTTCTCGCTTGCTTTGATCTTTGGCTCCATAGAAGGAACATTATCTGGAGCCACGACGCTCGCTGCCCCCGAAACGACGATGACCCCGCACGGTGGCGAGGTCATCAAGGCAGATCAGTCTCTGGCTAGCGCTCGTTCAGAATGTCCTCGATCTTGCCCGAGGTGATGGCACCGTCCGGGATCTTCGACCACTCGGCAACGGGCATGGGCGCCGCCCACGAGGGGAAGGACGGGACGTGAACTTTAGCGGCCCGCCTCCGGTCGCGGATCCAGTACCCGATGAACGTGCCGACGAAGGCTCCGACCAGAGCGGCGACGCCGGTGAGGATCGCGGTGAGGTCCATGCTCATCATGATGGCAGACAGCACTGACATCCGGCGTGGCATCTCATGTGAGCCTATCAAGCATCAGAAAGCGGAGGGCTCCGCCGTTTCTTCGCTGTGCGCGATCCTAAGCTTCGGTCCCCTTCGCGGCGTTCCGCTGCTCCCGCTCCAGACGGCTCTTCTTGAGCGCCGCCATCCGTGCCGGCCCCTGGTACACCTCCTCCAGGATCTCGTCCATCAGCGCGACAATAGCTTCGGCATCCTCGGGCGGCATCGGCTCGTCCGCCAAGTCCCCGTGCGCAATCTCGTTGCCGCCCTCACGGATCTCGTGTGCTAGTTCCCTCGTGATTTCCCGGATGAGACTCTGCTTGTGCATCTCGTCGATCTTGGCCACCAATGGACCCTTGACGATGCCGTGGTCCTTGGCCGTGGCTTCGACAACCGCGCGGGCGAGAGCAACTGCTCCCCGGTAGGCAGATATCGACAGGCAGGCGTGAGCCTCGCTCGCGGCCGCCGCAATCTGTTGCGGCACATCATCGAAGGAGCGGCGCCGAATGGTCTTCGGCTCCCACTCCAGAACGGGCTCCCTGGGCATCTCCGACTTCGGGTTGGTGAAGTTGGATTTACGCCAGATGGTTCCGATGGACAGGCGTAGGCACGTTTCGTTCGAACACTGAAAGGTTGCCGTATAGACGTACCCGGCCTGCGCAGGGACCGACTTTGGATCCGTTTGCATTGCCATGTGGGTGCGGTCGCCGCACCATCCGCAGATCGTACTTGCCATGTGCGCAGGGTACTTGAGGCTGACGCACACACGATCTGCAAGGACTACGGGTACAGCAGCCGGGACAGCGGTGCGGGTCGGGCGCCCGGCTCGTGCGGGCGGGCCGGCAGGTCGGTGGTGACGTCCGGCGGTGGTTCAGCCGGGGGCTGGGTGTTGTTGTCGGGGCTGGTGATGGCCTCGACCTCGCGGGGGTCCAGGTTGGTGCTCATGAGTCAAGAGTGCGCCTGGTGGCGGAAGTTACTGCCCCGGGTCGCTTGTGTAGCGTTCGCGATGCGTGTAGCGTATGCATCATGAAGGATAAGAAGAACTGGTACGCCGAGTTCGGCAGCGCCAGCAACAAGCGCGAGGACGCCGTCTTCGACGTCCACCCCGACGTGGCCACCGCCTTCGCCGACGCCATCCGCAACCAGGCCAACGTCCAGGGCCCCCACCACGCCCAGGACTTCGACGACCTGACCGCCACCATCGCCCAGACCTCCCGCCTCATCCAGCATCTGGAGGCCTTCCGCGAACTGGCCATCGTCGCCGCAGACCGCACCAGCCCCCACGCCGACCGCAAGGCCATCGCCATCGCCGCCGCCATGCCGCCCTCCCGGCTCTACCGCGTTCTGGAGAAGCACGGACGGCCGAAGAACCGCAGCAAGGCCTACGACGAGGCCGTCCACGAAGCGCTCGACAAGGGCCTCAAGGGCGACGAGATGTGGGACCACGCCAACCGGACCACCGAGCAGTGAGGACCACGACCATGCAGCAGTCAGACATCGAGTCGGTTCTGTGGGACTGCGTAACCGCACCCGACGATGACTCCAGCTACCTAGGCGACCAGACCTCTGGAATCAGCAAGCTTGCCGCGCTGATCGCCGAGCAGAACCGCCGAATCAACGAGCTGGAAGAGACGCTCGCGCGCATCACTGAACGGCCGTTCCCGCCCGACCGCACCGCCGAGCAGTGAGGACCACGACCATGACCACCCCCGACGAACTTCGGGCACGCGCCACCGAGCTGGAGAGCCGCGTTCCGCCGGTGACCGCCGGGCCCCCCACCGACGACGAGCGGATGTGGCTGGAGAAGGCCGCAGCCCTCCGCGCCGAAGCGGACACCCTCGACGGCGCCGAGCAGTGAGGACCGCGAGCATGTGGAACTGTGCGAACTGCGGCACTGAGAACCAGGAGCACGACGAGCACTGCCAGAACTGCGACACCTGGCGCAGCGAGCAGGAAGGCCCCGACGGACAGATCTGCGGTGACAGCTATGACCACGAGGTGGTCATCGACCACCGGGGGCCTGACGGAATCCAGTGGCATTGCGCTCGGGGAGAGTGCGGAGCCGAAGTCTGGGACCCTGCCCCGATCACCACCGAGAAGTGAGGACCACGACCATGGCGCGATACACCGAGGGTCAGCGAGCCTTCCTGGCTGGCAATCCGAAGCCGAAGGGACCGAGCAAGCCGTGGCGTGTCCTGCTGTCTGAAGCAGGTGGATCAACCCGGCAGGACTTCCGATCCAGCCAAGCCGCGTACGAGCACGTCGTTGCCGAACGCCAGCGTGCCGAGTCTAGGGAATCCGAGACCGTCAGCATTCGTGTTCTCCAGTGGACCGATGGTGACTGGGCTCTGTATGAGCGCATCACTCCGAACCGAACCGCCCATCAGTAGCCGCACAGCACGGTGCCCGCGACCAAGGTCTAGTTGGTCGCGGGCACCTGCGTGTCAGCCTACCGGTGGCCTCACCTGCGCGTACGTCCGTACCCGCACCCCCGGTTCGCCCGGTACCCGCCACACCTCCGACGGGCCCGACGTCGCCCACCGCTCACCCAGCTCCGCAACCGCGACGGCCGTCCAGACGAAGGGACTACCGGCTACCGCTCCCGCAGGTTGTACGGGCTGATCTCCTCGTACCGATCGTCGGACTCATCCCGGCCGAAGCTCTCCTCCCAACGCTCCGGCCAGTTCGCCGGGCCGCCGACCCGGAACCGATCATCTGCCCACCGGGGTTCCCCCACACAGAAGGCGTGCACCTGGGGCTGGTCGTCACCGCCCCGGCGGACGAACTCCTCGTCGTAGATGAGGAAGTGGCCCATGTCGTCGCGGTCCTCGCGGACTTCCTCCGGCAGGGTGACCACCCGGGTCACCTTGTCGTCGTCGACGTCGACCTCAACCATCACCGGCATTACGTACCGGACCCACCGCTTCGCCACCGCTGCCCTGCCCTTCATGTCACGTACTTCGGGCGGGACACTATCGGGATCAAGCCCCTCCACGGGACCAGGCCCCAGAGCATCACCCTCAGGTACACGACACCTGGCCGTAGCTATACGAGAACCGGGCCGTACCGAGCTCCTGGCCAGCGGGTTGTTCACCAGGACGGGAAGCGGGTGACATACGAGAGGTGACGAGGCGGAGCGTTCAATGCGAGCAAGATCATGTTACTTGGTGTGAATTTTTATAGGACAGAACCCCTGATCGGAGGCCCTTCACGGTGCTCACCGAGGTCTCCTCATCACGGCGGCGGTCGACGAGTCGCTGGTAGGGGTCGGGGTCGGCGTGCTGGTGGGCGAGCACCGGTACCGCGGGTTGGCAGGGTCGAAGCCATCGACCGGCGCGCACCGGTAGGTGACCCCGGCAGGGTCGGCATACGTCCACTCCGCGGGAGGCGCGCCGTCCTTTCCGTTCGTGCCGTCCTTACCGTTGGTGCCCGGTACTCCAGTGGCGTCCTGCCCAGGAGGGCCGCTCGGGCCGGGAATCGTTGAGTCGGCGCCTGCCTGACCGGCTGGGCCGGACGGGCCGGGGCTCGGCGTGATGGTGGGCGCGGCCTTACCCGCAGCGCCTGTCGGGCCCGGTGGCCCCTGCGGCCCAGGAGGGCCGGTCCTGCCCACGACGGTCTCGCCAGCCTTGCCGCGCGATCCTGGCGGGCCTGCCACCGGCTTCTCCCCCAGCCCCTGCACCTGCCGGGCTAGAGCATCACGGGCCTGATTCGCCGCATCCAAATCGTTGGAAAGCATGACGAACGCGGTGACAACGACACCGAGGACGAGCGCCGCGAACAGGGCAGCCGCGGCAGCCATGTAGTCGCCGCGCTTGCGCTGCTTCCGGGCCTCCACCCGCGTCAGGGCCCTCATCCCTTACCTCCCGCGAGGAAAAACACGATCGGGATGATGAGCCCTAGTACCGGTACGACGACCGACGCGAACATCCACCGTCGGGTCTGGGTGACTCGCTCGGCGTCCGCGGTCCGCTGCGCCTTCACGCTCTCCACGTCCTTCTTCACATCGGCGATTTCTCGCTCCAGTGCCGCCTTCTCCACCCCGTACACGTCGGTGGAAACCATGCGGTCGAGACGCGAGTTGATCTGAGCCATGTCGTCGCGAATGTCGCCACGCATGAGCTGGATGAGCCGCCCCAGCTCTCCCAGAGACGGCTCATCGGCCATGTCTTGCTCCGTAGATCAGGAAGGGTGGTCAGGCAACCGGGGAAGCGGACTTGGCCGCCTCTGCCGGTACGGGCGCAGTGACCTGCGTCCGGTCCCACATGCCGACGACGATCGTGACCGCGGTCAGTACGACGGCCTGCTGGTCGGCGGACCAGTCGAGGCCGAGTCCCAGAGCGAGAGCGAGTGCTGCCTGTGCGAAGCCGACGATGGCGGCTCCCAGTCCGTCGTTCGCGACGACGGCGATGGCGATACCCATGGCCGCGGCCGCCACGGCGTTGATGTACGCCTGCACGTCGGTGGAAACGTCGAGCCCGAACGCGGCGAGCAGCTTCACGAGGATGGCGAACAGGGCCAGCAAGGCGGCCGGCTCTCTTCCGAAGAACTTCACGGGATGCTCCTTGGAGGGCGAGGCAGGGGTAGGTCAGGACTTGGGAACGCGTAGTGCGTCCCACGAGGTCTTGCCGGGGATGCCGTCGCAGTCGGCGTCGGACCAGCCGAGCTTGTGGGCCTTGCTGTACTTCCTCTGCCAGGCAGCGAAGCTAGACCGGTCGGCGTTGGTCCAGTTCGGGCCAGGTCCGCTGCTGTAGGCACCGCACCCCTCGGCGACCAGCCGGCGCCCCATCGCGGTGATGACGGCGGAGTGGCGGCCCCCGTGGAAGAAGGAGGCGCCGGGGAACGGCTCCAGCGGCTGCGCGGACGGTGCTGCCGCAGCAGAGATCTTCAGCTTCTGACCGACGGACAGCTTGTTCGGGTCCTTCAGGCCGTTCAGCTTCACCAGTGCGGCCACCGTGGTCTTGTGCGCGGCCGCTACGGAAGAGAGAGTGTCGCCCTTCTTCACCGTGTACGTGCCGCCTGAGCTGGCGCCGCCACCGGTGCTCGGCGGCGGCGTGCTGGCCGCCTTGCCCGGGACAATGCTGGTGTCGATCGCACCCGGATCCCAGTGGTCGTTGCCGGGGACCTGCGCGTGGGCGTAGTGGCCGCCCTTCGTCTGCCAGGTTGTACGGTCGCGCCCGGCCTTCACCGCAGCGGTCGAGGTGGCCGGCGGCTTCCCGGCGGGCCACACATCGGGGACTCCGTGCGCGCGCATCGCCGCGAGGAGCTTCTGGAAGCCCGGCTTCTTCGCCAGGTCGAAGCCCTTCGTCCACGGGGAGGCGGCCCGGCCAAGGACCTCGACCTGAATGTTCACCTTGCCCTCTCGGTTCGTCCGCCGACTGCCGTCGTTCTTCAGCGCGCGGCCGCTCGAGGTCAGGGGTCCGAACTGGCCGAGCTTGTCCGTGACGGGGTCGTAAATGACCTGCGGTTCGGCGCCGACGCGGATCAGGTACGCGGCAATCGACGTCAGATAGGAACCGCCTGCCGGGGACTCGGTGGTGTGCCAGGTGGACCGGGGCGGGTTGCCGGGCGTGTCCATGGCACCGCCGATGGACTGGGCCCCGAAACGGACCACTCCGTCGATGTACGTCGGGCCGGAAGCACCGCGCGGCAGGGCCACGTACTCCTCGGGGCCGTCCTCGCCCACGACAGGCGCGCTTCCCTCTTCGAGGACGCCGCCGGTGGCGAACCCGCCCTTCGGCGCCGGGTCGGGGTCGTACACCCGGTACTCGGCGGCGTCGGTGGGGACGTACACGTCCAGGTCACCGTCGTCACGCAGAACGCAGAAGGCGCCCTCTTGCCGAGGGTGCTCCTTGACCCACCGCTCGGTGGTGTCGAGCGAGGCGATGGCGCGGACCTGGTCGACGTGGTCCTGGTCGACGATCCCGCAGTAGGTCGTGGTGGTCTCGAGGGTGTCGGGGTCTATGTGGTCGACCGCAGCGTGGAAGGTAGTCATGGGCGGACTCCGTCGAGTCGGGGCTGGATGATGTCGACCTGGTCGCGCATGGCCAGGTAGGTGGCGAGGGTCAGGCGGCCATCGCCGTGGTCCGCCCAGGAGGCCGACCAGGAGTTCCGGAATCGGATGACGGTCTGGTCCGGCAGCAGCTCGCCGTCTCGGAGGGCGACGGTCTCGAGGGCGGTCACGCAGACTTCATGGCCACCTTCGAGCGGGGACGACGCCCAGTTCGGCTCCGCATCCACGAATCCGTTGCTGTCCGGCTCGGAGAACGCGGCGTACCAACTCATGCCCATGAGAACGGGCCCGGCCTGCAGGAGCGTGCACAGCTCCTCGGCCGTGGTGGCGTGCCCGTACTGGTCGATGAGGCCGCGGTCGCGGAGGACCTTGGCGACGCCGAGGCCGGACGAGCCGACGTCCTGGCTGGGCCACTGGGCATCGCGCCACTGGTCGCGTTCGGTGGCGTCGGCGTACAGGCCGATCGCGTAGTGCTCGGCAGCGGTGGCGTCGCCCGTGTTCAGCCCGGCCCCGGTGGCCTGCTCCTTGTTCAGAAGGATCGACAGGAGCGCGGTGCCGGCGTTGCCGGTGCAGGAGGACAGGGCGTCGACGTCCTCGTCGAGGCCGTAGTCCTGGGATGTGTAGATGCCCTGTGCGATGAGGTTCTGCTGGTCGAGGACGGGGATGCGCGGTTCCCACTCGGTGGCGCGGAGGGGTTGCCCGTCGTAGGGGCGCCGGTAGGCGAGGCTGCGCGGGTCCATGACCTGCTGCCGCCCGAGGTGCGGCGGCGTGTTGTACGTGCGGATCGTGAGATCGGTGGGCACTCGCCCGTGCTCCTGCACTCCCCGCGCCCAGAGCTGATGGCTGGTGTGCTGCGCCGGCCGGGCCGGGTGGCAGTCCCTCGGGGGTGGAGCGTGGGCGGAGGGTCGCCCTGTGGATCAGCGTACGGGCTGGCGGGCCGGGTGTTGCCCCCGCTCGGACCCGCTACATGACCTCGGGCTGCGGATCGAGGCGGGTGGCGCTGGTGATCGTCATGAGCTGGGAGCACAGACCGCACTGGACGGTGATGATGTGGCCGTCGTTGGAGTACAGCTCCGCGATGTCGAAGGTCTTGCCGATGTTCTCGCAGTCGGGGTTGGTGTCGGTCACGGTCGCGGAGTAGTACGTGGCGGGTTCAAAGGTGATGCCGTCGGCGACGGGGCTAGTGGCGGGCATGGGGATGTCCTTCCGTTGCTGGTCAGATACCGATGAGAAGCCACCACACGGTGGTGGTGCCTGTGTTCGTCCGGTTCAGCCAGACAGTGAGGCCGCCGGCCGACTGGCCGTTCGCGGAGACACCGAGGAGCTGGGTTCCGGGCACGCCGCTTGCGGCGGTGACGAATGCGCGGAATGTGGTGCCTGCGACGTTGAGGCCGGACACGAGGGCGGAGGCGGGAACGCTGCCGGTGGTCGTGGTGACGGTCACAGAACCGAACGCGATGTTCTGCGCGGTGAAAATGCCGTTGGCTGTGAGCGCTGCGGACCGCATGTAGATCTCGTCGCCCTTGACCTGCAGGACGGAGCTGGCTCCCCCGTCGCCGTTCTGTGCCCACAGTTCAAGGAGTGACGGCCCGGCCGCGGCTCCGTCTTTGCCGGTGATGTAGGCGTAGTCGCGCGTGCTGGACGTCGCGACCTTGAACTGGCCGCCCTTGCCGACGGCTGGTGACGTGAGGTCGAGGTGTGCGCTTCCGGAGTCCACGTAGGGGGCTTGCACGGCCGTCATCGGTTGGGGTGTTGCCCCTACATTGACGACGGTTGACCACAGCAGTCCGGGCGAGGTCTCTGCGGATGCCCCTGAGTAGAGAGCGAGCCCGGGAACGTTGGTGCCTCCCGCGCTCGGTCCCATCTCGAGGCGTGTGCCTGTGGCGCCGGTGCGAACAGTGGACCCGGTCACGGTGGCGCCGGTGATGGTGCCACCGGTGATTGATTTCCCGGTGATGGCGTCGGCGGCGATCGATGCGGCGGTGACGGCCCCGTTCGCAATGTTGACGGAGTTGACGACGCCGGTCGGCACGGTTTCGACCGTGACCTGGTCGATTTGCATGGTGCCGCCCGTTGCACCCGTCAGCAGGCGTACCGAGGGGCGGACGTAGCGAGTGCTGGAGTGCATTCTGCCGGGGGCGGTCGGTAGCGGGCAGGCCGTTGTCGTGCCGGTTGCGGCGGTGCCCTGCACATAGCCGGTGAACGTCGTCCACGAGGTGCCAACGTTGATGGTGACGCCGTTGGCGGCGATGTAGTGCTGCCCTGTGACCGCGTTGTTCGCCCCGGTGGAGCTGACTCTGGTGATGGCGTCGGCGGCCACTCCGACGAGACCGATCGATACGACTGGCGTGCCGGCTGTGGGGGCGGCCGTGGTACGGACGCGGGCAGTGACCCGGTACAGGGCGTCCGGGTCGTAAGGCGTGTTGTCGACGCGCTCGATGGTGACAGGGCCCTGGCCCTGAATGACGGTACCGCCAGCCGCAGCGTCGGTGACGCCGGAAAGGACGGACCAGGTGCCGGCGCCGATCGTGGTCGCCCACAGGGTGGCATCACCCATCGAGTCCGTGATCTTTGTCGCGATGGACTGGGCGATGCCGACGGTCAGGGCGTTGGTGGTGACGGCCCCCGCGGCGATCTTCCCCGTGGTGATGGCGTTCGCTGCGACCTTGTCCGCGGTCACGGCGAGGGCATCGAGTTTCGCAGTGGTGACGGCCCCTGCCGCGATCTTTGACGCGTTGACGGCGTCCGTGTCGATCTGCGCAGCCTGAATGGCGGCGGCCACGATCTTCGGGGTCGTGATCGCGTTTTCGGAGATTTTTGTCGTGCCGATTGCGCCGGTCGCGACCTTCGCCGCAGTGACCGCGTCGTCCGCGAGCTTCACCGTGGTGACGATCCCATCGAGGATGTCCGTGGCAACCACCGCCGTCGGTCCGACCGGTCCGACCGTGCTGGAGGGGGCCGAGGCGGTGCCGGAGGTGCTGCGCGCCACGAGCTGTACGTACACCGGATCAGGTGTGGCAATGACGACGGTGCAGCCCTGGGCCGTCTCAACCGTGGCTTTCAGCGTGGCGGCGGTCGGAGTGTAGGCGGCGAGGGGCGAGGCGTGGACCTCTACCCGGGACCAGTCCAGCGGCATCAGCGCCCCGTCAGCGAACAGCCCGTCCCAGGACACGGTGACTCCGCCGAGGACTGACGTGACTATCGGGGCGGACGGCTGTGGCGGCGGCGGACCGTTGACCACGTTGACCGCGGTCGTGCCATCCCCTTGCTGGCCGACAATGCCCCGCAGAGATCCGTTGCCGTCTCGGACTTCGAGGGCGGTGTCGTCCAAGGAGGCGAAGGAGAGGCGGGCGGCACGCTGAAGGCGCTCGATGTCCTTCCTCATGCGGGCGAGCTCGGCACCGATGTCCGTCACGAGACTCCTCCGTACTGGAATGAAGCGGCGGGCTTGAGGCTGATGACGGCCTGGGGGCCGCCGGTGGCATGGGGTTTCACGGTCCAGCCGGTGATGCGGCACCAGCCGGTGTAGCTGGTCCATGAGTTGTGGACGCGGGTGTACACGTCGTCTCCGACTTGCCAGGACCCGAAGGGGGCTGCTGACGTGTTCCGGATGGTGATCTCGGAGACGGAGCCGAGGGTTTGCCGCCAGGCCCGTTCGGCGGCAGCGCGGGTGCCGAGGATGTCGGTGCCCTTGATGTCGGGGAGGTCCAGGGCGTGCTCCAGGCGGAGGCGGCCGTTGCGGACGGCGCTGATGGCGCGGCGCTTCGCGGACCCGTCGCCGGCGCCGTTCGCGATGACGACTTGGGCGTACTCGTCGGCGGCGAGCTCGATCTCCGGAGGCTCAATGATGTTCTGTCCGGACGCGAAGCTGATGTCGGTGCGGCGGGCGCCGAGCCGCGGCCAGCCGAGCCGGATCCGGCGCACCGGTGCGGTTTTCGCTGAGTTCCAGGTGGTGGTGCACGTGTAGTCGGGGGTGGCGTCTCCGGACACCAGGTCGTCGACCGCGTCACCGAGGACGGGGAGCTCCCACCACAGGGACTTCAGCGGGTCGGCGGAGGTGCCGACGGTGGATGTGGACGTGGTGGAGTCGACGACGACACTGAGGTTCCCGTCGGTGACGGACTGGGCGTAGGCCCAGATGTCCCGGATCACTTTGCACCGGTCGGTGTAGGTGTAGGGGCCGCGGCCGCCGTAGTTGCCGTCGATGTCGTGCCGCCGCTGCAGGTACGACGACCACCCGGCGGCTTCGAGGGTGAGGGTGCTGTCCTGGGTACGGACGTCCCACACGAGCCCGCCCCACCGGAGCTGGCCGGCGGACTCCACGTAGATGAGGGTGGTGCCCGGGTCGATGAGGGTGGGGTTCTGGGCGATCAGGTGCGGCTCCAGCTTTCCTGTGAGGGAGCCGGGGCCATTGAGCTCGTCGCCGTACTCGATGTCGCCAAGCGGGAGGGCGAGGGACTGCCACTCCCCCGTCAGGGCGTGCTGGGTCAGGACACGGTCGGGGGCGGTCACCGGGGGGCCTCCACGAACTCAACGTCGTACACGAAGGTGGTGAATGTGCTGACGTTGATCCGGCCGGTGTTCCCGGAGGCGCCGTTGGCTTGGGCGCGCAGTAGCTGGGTGGTGCCTCGGTAGGCGGCGGGGATGGTGAGGGTGTCCGCCACGATGGCGGGCAGCTTGCGGACGCCGGTGCCCTGGTTGTCGTCCAGGGAGATCGGCTGGAGGGTGAGGCTGGACCCGAGCGTGGCCTGCAACGCGCCGGTGTAGTTGGCGACGGAGTAGCGGATCGGGCTGACGTCGACTCGTGCCCGGATCTGGGTGGCCCAGTCGGGCACGTAGAAGCTCATGCCGGGTTCGGTGGAGAAGTAGGAGTACGTGGTCGAGGCGCCGATCAAGGCGCTGTCGGTGGTCGGTGAGTGGGTTTGCATCTGCCGGTCGCGTCGCGGGTTGGCCAGAAACCGCAGGTCCTTGATCATGGCGTCCGTGATCGTGGACGTGGACGCGGGAATGTCGATCCGGGCCAGGGGGATGCCGGTCCGGCCGTCGGGAATTGTTGTCGCGGCCGCAGACACGTTGCTGATGACCTGGAAGTAGTTGATCTGGTCGACGACAGGGTTGAGGGTGCCTTCGTACTCGGGGTCCTCGATGCGCAGGATGACCATGTCGGAGCGTGCGGACCCGCCGGTGGCGGCGATCGGGACGGTGGCAGCGCCGATGTTGCAGACGGAATACGTGCCCTGGAAGGGGTTGACGCGGCCGCGGACGACTCCGGACCCGTCTCCTACCTGGACGCTGGAACCGGGGGTGCTGAGCTGGGTGACCTTGAGGTCGGTGCCCTGCGTGATGCCCTCGGCGCCGGAGACGAGGTCGCGGACCATCATGCGGAACTGCTGGGCACTGTGGGTGGCACCGTTGACGAGGATCGGCACGGGGAAAAGGGCCATGGTGTGCGCTCCTCAGAGGGCGGTATAGGCGTCGCGCCAGATCAGGCGCAGGCGGGCGGTGTTCGTGTTGTCGAAGCCGGTCCAGCGCATCTCGGACTGGCCGGGCGGCAGGCTGAACAGGTCGATCCGGGAGGCTGGGGACAGGAGGGTGGAGGCATTGCCGCCGGTCTCCCGCCGAACGGTGCGGTAGCCGGGCCGGGTATCGATCTGGATCCACTGGCTCGAGCTGGTGAGGTTCAGCGTCGGCAGGGACAGCTGCCGGCCGGACGCAACGTGGGTGATGGTGACCGTGGCGACGGGGCCGGTGATTCGGATGACTGGCCACGCATCCCCTGTTCCCTCGTTGGTGACCCATCCCGGTCGGTCCGCGGCCGTCGTCCCGGACTGCACGTGGATCGGGGCGACCACGGGCGCCTTGAAACCGCCACCGGTCAGCCATCCCAAGGGGATCTCGGTGGTGGTTTGCTCGTCGGCGTAGAACGTCGGGTCGGTGGCGATGAACTCGATGTCGAGGGGGACGTAGCCGTGAATGACCTGCTGGTACTCCGGGTCGAGTTTCCGGAGACGGCCGTGGAGTCGCTTCACTGGGCGGCCTGGCCGCAGGATCCGCAGTGGCATCGTCGCCCCACCCGTCAGGCGTACAGCCGGGGCGTCCGCGGCGGCCTGCAGGGCGGCCACCACGTCGTGGCAGGCGCTAGGGTTCCCGGGGATACGGACCGCGGCGTCGATCTGGACCTGCCGGGCGGCGTAGTAGTCGGGGCCAGCGAAGACTCCGTCCATGGACGGCTGGTCGGCGTCGTTGTCCCGGACCGCGGGTCGGCCTAGCCCGGTTGTCTCGATGACCTGGACCGGCGTGCCGGCGCCCATGAGGACGCCCCCGAGTTCGTACTGCCAGTCCGTGAGCTCAAGCGGCGGCACGGGCGTTCACCCCTCCCCTGCGCGCGCGCCGGACGCTGCGTCCGACCTGTGCGCCGATGTCCGACGCGCTGGCGCCGGTGCGTACGGCTGTGACGGTGACGTTGGTGTCGCCGTCCTCGCGGATGATGACGACCGGGCGTGTGGCGCTCATGTCTGTGAGCCCGACTCCGAATCGGCCGGCGACGTCGCGGAGGACCTTCGTCGCGGCGGTGCGCTTCCCAGGGCCGAGGGGGATGAATGCCTCTCCCCCGGTGCTGGGCTCTGCGAAGGTCACGGCACCGCCGCGGGTGGCGTAGATGCCTTCCCGGATCCCGCCGTTGGCGTAGGACAGTCCCTTGTTGGCGCGGGCCAGGTCGGCGAGGAACTGCGTGGACCGCGATCCGAGGCTGCTCTTGATCTGGGCGGTGGCCTTGTTCGCGACGGTGATGATCTCGTCTTCGCCAAGGCCGGTGGTGTCGGCGACCGAGTGCAGGCCCGTCTTGGAAGTCTTCACCGCAGCGATGATCTGGATGAGCTGTTCCAGTTCGTCCCCGGACAGCTGCTTGCCCGATGTTTTCGCCGCGGCGTTCGCAGAGCTGGCCTTGCCCTTGTTCTTCACGGCCTCGGCGGCGAGCTTCTGTGCTGCTTCGTCGCCCTGCCCGGCCAGCTGGGTGGCGAGGTCGCCGTACCCCATGGAGGCGAGCTTCGCGAGGTTCGCCTGGAAGGCGGAGGAGGTCTTGCTGGAGGCGTTGAGCTGCTTGGTGTAGTCCGCGAGGGACGCCTTGGCCAGCGGGCCGAGCTTCCGCAGGTTCGCGACGATGTCGTTGAACTGCTTCTTTGACGCTTTCGCCAGTGAGGCGACCAGCGCGGCGCCTTCTTCGCCGAGGTCCCGGAGCTGGTCGATGACATCGGCGCCGCCCCGGGTCGCGATCTTGGAGAGGTTCTTCTCGTACGCCGTATTCGCCGACACTGCGCTCTTCAGCGTCTTCTGCCAGTCGGAGAGGCTGAACGTCTTCTTGTACCTGGACTCCGCCTTCCGGGCCGCATCTGTCGCCGTGGCCAGCGTGCGGCGGGCCTTCGCGACCCGGTTCTCGGCCGCCACCATCTGCGCGTGGGTGTGCTTCTTGCGGCGCAGCGCGGCAAGCGCCGCCTCCGCCGACCGGAGACTGTCGACCGCGTTCTTCCTCGCGCGGATCTTCTTGTTGTACGCGTCCTTGTCGATCGGCTGGTGCGAGTCGGAGTACGCGGACTGGACGTAAGAGGTGTCCCGCCGCATCCCGGCCGGCGTGTAGGAGAAACCCCCGGAGTCGAACGCGACGACGGCACCGTCCCCGTGCCACTGCACGGACTTCGGGTCGCCCCCGAGACGGCGGATCGTCTCCTCGGTGATGGCCCGGGACCGGCCACGCTTCGACGGGCTGAGGGGGATGTACGCCTCCCCGCCGGTCTCTTCCTCAGCCCAGACACGCCAGGCGCCGGCGGGAGCGATCTGTGCGGTGTGGTTCTCGCGGATCCCGCGCCGGTTGGTGCCGCCGTTGGCGTAGAAGTCGAGAACGCTGCCGCGGGCTTGGGGGGCCTGGACGTGGTCGGGGACGCCGTTGGCGTCCTTGTCGGCGCTGGTTGCCCTGTAGGAGAGGTAGACGCCGACGGTCTTGCCGTGGATGTTGTCGATGGCGGTCTGAATGATGCGGGCGTTGTACGTGGCGTCGCCGGTCGGGACGGTGATCGTGACGGTCTTGCCCTTGGTGTTCTTGATTTTGTAGCCGAGGGCTTCCAGGTTCTGGCGGGCTTCCTGGGTGGGCGCCTTGATGGAAAGCGTCTTGCCCTTGGTGGCCCGGACCTTGTCCTGGATCGTCTGCAGCTCCGCTTTAACCTTGCCGGTAGGCGCGGAAATGGTGAGAGTCTTGCCGTTGGTCTGGCCGAGCTTCGCGATGAGCAGGTCAAGGTCCGTGCGGGCCGCCTTCGTCGGGGCCGTGATCTTGTATTCGCGGGTGCCCGGGATCAGCTCAATCTTGTAGCCGATGTCCTCGAGCTCTTTCTTCGCCTCGTCCCCGAGGGCATCGACCTTGATGGTCTTCTTGTCAGGGAACCGCTCGAACTCGGCCTGCACGCCAAGCAGCTCTGCGAGGACGGTGTCGACGCCTTCGGTCTGCAGAAGGATCGACACCCGGCCAGGGATGAGCCCCATGGCGTCCGCGACCCCGGCAGCCTGCTTCTTACTCAGCCCGTACCCCTCACCGAGCCTGATCGCCTCGTCTCGGGCGCGCTGCATCTCCTTCGTCGCAGCCTGGATCGACTGCGGAACGGTCTTGCCCTGAGACTGCGCGAAGTCGTACGCCTTCACGGCCGCAGTGGTCGAGCTGTCGGCGATCGTGTCGAGGGTGCTGAACAGCTGCTGGCCGTTCTTCGTGGTCGTGCTGAGGGCCCCGTTCGCACCGATCAGGGCGTTGCCCCAGCCATCGGCCTTGTCGATCCCGGCGGCCATGGCCTCGTTGGCGTTGGTGACGGCTTCGTTGACTCGGGCTTGGGCGGCTTGGAGGCTGACGGATCCGCCGGAGAGGAGGTCGAGGGCTTCGCGCAGGGCGCGGGTGCGGGAGTCGGCGTCGGCGGTCTTGCTGGCCAGGGCCCCGACCGCGTCCTTCAGGCGGGTGTACGCGGACGTGTTACCGGCACCCTTCACGCCCTCGTTGAATGACTTGGCGTCGGCCGCCGCCTTCGCAAAGTCTCCGCCGAGCCCACCGAGCGACTTCCGGAGGTCGTCGGCGGCCCGGCCCTGGTCTGAGTACGCCTTGCCAGATGCGCCAGTCCCGTCGGGGCTGTTGTAGTAGAACTCAGAAGCCTTAGCAACCCCCAGCAGCCGCTCCTGAAGATCCTTCAAGGAGGAACCCTGGTTGGTGTAGGCGTCGACCAGGTCCGACATGGGGATTTTCGCCTCGCGAGCGACGTCAACGAGCCGTTGCTGTCCATCCGCCCACGTGTCGATCTTCTTTGACATCAGGTTCTCGGTCGCGATCGCACGCACATTGACATCGACCGCGCCGTTCGACTCGCGAAGGGCCTGGGTGAGGCTGGAGATTTGCTGCTGGTGCTCGGCTGCGGCTGCGGCGGCTTTCTGCTGCCGTGTGGCGAGCATGCCGAGGCCGACGGTTGCTGCGGCGAGAGTGACGCCCCATGGGCCGCCCATGACGCCCATGAGACCGCCCATCGCCGAGCGGAATCCGGTGCCGGCTGCCGCGGTGACGCCGCGCAGCGCCCCGCCGAAGCCGGTCGCTCCTGCGGTCGCGGTACGGAAGCTGGCCCCCATGGCGCCAATGACCGGGACTCTGGTCTGAAGTACCGCAAACGCGGCGCCGTACCGCCCGATCGATGCGCCGGATGCTGCGGCCAGGGTGCGCTGAACGGCCATCTGCTGGTTGAGGCTGCGGTAGGCGCCGGTGAGGCGGCCACCGACGGATCCGGCGACGCTCTGCGCGATGGGCCCGACGCGGCGCATGAGGAGCATTGCGAGGACAGCGGACTGTACCGGGCCGGGCAGGGAGCCGAACATGCTCACCAGGCCGCCGACGAGGTGGCCGACTGGTCCGAGGACACCGGAGAGGAAAGAAAGTGCCTGGGCTGCGGCGTCCAGGGCGACGACGACGATGTCGAGTGTGCTGGCTACCCCGTCTCCCTCGCCAGTGACGTCTCCGAGCGCGGACACGACGGGTTCTGCGCCGTCGGCCAGGTTCTTCAGGACGTCGATGACCATCTGTCCTGCGGAGAGCAGAACGTGGAGGGCTGAGGCGACCGCGTCACCGCCGAGTTCCTTGAACGGGGCGAGCATGTCTCCGGCGGCGTCCCCGATGTCGGCGAACTCGCGGCGGGCAGCTGCGGCAATGTCAGGGCCGAACAGGGTCGCTGCGTCGTTCATGTAGGCGAAGAAGTGCTCGATCTTCGGGGTGGCCTTGGACAGGCCTGACGTGATGCCGCGGGTGAGGAACTCCAGGCCTGGCGCCATCCCGTCGTAGATGGCGAGGCCGGTCTGCTTCGACTGGGTCTTCAACTGGAGCATGGCACCCGCGAGGCCCTTGCCCTTCGCCGCGGCGATCTGCGCAGCGGCCCCGGTCGAGGACACAGCCTGCATCAGCGCGTCGAAGCTGTCGGTGCCCTGATGGGCCAGCGCGATGGCACCGGACATAGCGGGCTTGCCCATCGACTTCTTGACGGCGGCGGCGAAGTCCTGCTGTGTCATGGAGTGCTGGGCCTTGGACAGGCCCTCGATGACGTACCGCAAGCCCCTGAAGTTCCCCTGGGCGTCCCATGCCTGGATGCCCATGTCCTCGAGGCCCTGGGTCATCTGTTTCGTCGGGGAGGCCAGGTTCGCCATCATGCCCCGCAGGGTCGTACCGGCGGTCTGCCCGAGAATGCCCGCCTTACCGAGCATGCCGACCGCGCTGGCGGCTTCCTGCATGTTGATGCCGAGACCATGCGCGACGGGCCCGGCGTACTTCATGGCGTAGTAGATGTCGGTGATGTCACCGGAGGCCGCGTTCGCCGTTGCGGCGAGGGTGTCGGCGGCGACTCCGGCCTGGTCGGCGCCCATGCCGAATTGATCCATCATGTCGCCGAGGTACTTGGCGGAGTCGGCGGCGTTGACCTGTGCTGCGCTGGCGAGAGTCAGGGAGGCCCGGGTCGCGCTGATCGCCTGATCGGTACGGAAACCAGCCTTGGCCAGCTCGACCATGGACTCGGCGGCCTCGGCCGCTGTGGCGCCGGGCAGGGACAGGTCCGCACCGAGCTGACCGGCTGTCGCTGCGGCGCGCTGCATCTGCATCGCGGTAGCGCCCGCGACCGCCCCGAAGGTGTTCATCGACTGCTGGTACTCGTTGCCGTGCTTGATGAGGTCGCCAATCCCCATCACCAGCGCACCACCGGACAGGAGCGCGGCCGCACCTACGAGCTGGTGGCGGAGCCGGCCGGTGTCGGCGGCCATACGGCGGAGGCTGCCGTGGTCGTTGATGCCCCGCACGTGAGTGCTCGCGCGCCGGGCAGCGTCGGCGAGGCGCAGCAGGTCGCGGACGGCGGTGTCGATCTGCCCGGACATGCGGGCGAGCTGGCGGCCGGTGGTACGGGAGTTGTTGCCGAGGCTGTTGACGTGCCGGTTCGCGGTGCGGGCGGCGTCCCCGTACCGGCCCATCTGGCGGGCGGCGGTACGTGCATCGTTGCCGAGCGAGTTCAGGCGGCGTGCGGTGGTACGTGCGGCCGTGCCGAGGGTGCGGATGTGCCGGGTGGCGGCCTGGGACGCCTGCCCGAGCTCCCGCACTTCGGTCTTCGCAGTGCGCGCTGCGCCGCCGAGAGTCCGGGCGTGCTTGGCGGCGGACTTGAGGGACTGGGCCAGGTCGTTGCCGTGGCCCCGCAGGTCCACGGACAGGTTCCAGTTCGGCACCGGGCCCCTCCCCTCTTCTCTGGTTGTTCAGTCGTCGTCGGTGGTGCTGCGCCGCCTGCTGGCGACGAGTTCGCGCTGCGCTTCGATCGCTGCCGCCTGCGCTGCCGGGATCAGTGCGATCTTCATTCCGTTGTTGTCGGCGTCCTTGTCCCCTGCGAGCTCGGCCTGCTTGTCTGCGATGACCTGGCAGCCCACGCACCGCTGGACGGTGATGGCGTAGGCGTCTTCCTCGCCGGGGTGGCCGTGGTCCCAGTCGTCGTACCGGGTGCCGCACTGCGGGCACACGGTGCGCTGGTAGTCGCGGTAGGCGAGGGCTTTGGCCCGGTCGCGTGCCGTCCAGGTGCCGTCACCGATGCCTCGGAACAGGGAGTGCGGGATCCCCCACCGGTCGCAGAGTTCGAGCTCGCCACGGAGACGCTCATTCCTGATCAGCCTTTTCCCAGGTCCATGCGTGTCGTCTCCTGGACGTTCCACGCGGCGTTGAACAGCGCGGCGGCCTCGGCTTCAGACCAGGTGTCGAGATACTCGCGGGCATCGTCGACGGTCATGCCGTCGACCGAGGCGGCGGCAATCAGCTCGGGGCCGAGGGTTTCGACGTTCAGGTCGTGCCCGTCCTCGGCCTGCTCCTCAGTCGCCGGGTGATCCTTCTTCAGCGTCTCGAACGCCAGCCTCGGCAACGCCCGGAACCGAAGGACGATTGCCGCGGCGTCGAATGCGGTCTGTGCGGTTGCCATGTCCTGCTCGGCGGTCGCGACCGCAGCCTTGACGGCCTGGTCGTCGGGCCGGTCCTCGGCTTCGGCCTGGATGCGGCGCAGTGCGTACCGGGCGGTCTCCAGGGCGGTCTTGGCGTCGAGGTCGTCGCAGATCGTCAGCGCGGCCGTGTGCCGGGTGCGGTTGCGCAGACGTTCGCGGGTGGCCGCCCAGTGCAGGTCCTTCGCAACGACGGCGGCAGGCGGGGCGGGCGTGGTCTTGGCGGTGGCAGGCATGGGGTGGTCCTCCATCAGAGGGGAAGGGGACCCCGGCCGGGCGCCAACAGGCGCCCCTTCCCGAACACCGTCGGGCCCGACCGGGAGTAATGGGGAGGTCGGGTCAGGTCGCCGGGATCGTTGCGTTGAGCAGCGGACGGTCCGTGATCGAGAACTTGACCATGATCTTGGCGGCCTCGTTGTCGGCGGTGATCGCTGCGGAGGTCGACGCGACGCGCACGGGGTAGACGTCGAGGCCCTTGGTGCTGGCCGCCTTGCCCTTGCGGGCGATCAGGATGAACCCGGTGGTGCCCTTGGCCAGGTCGGTCTCGACGGTGTCGGTGGTGTCGTCCTCGTAGAACGTCAGCGAGGAGTCCGCGGCGGAGTCGTCGCCGGGGATTTTCGCGACGAACGTGGAGTCCATGTCGGGGGTCTCGATCTCTTGGTTCTCGATGGAGAACCCGTCGACCGCGGCGATCTGCTTCGTGTAGTCGGTCGCGCCGGTGATCTCGACGAGCGTCGGCATGTAGTCGGCGGCGGCGATCGTCTCGGCGAAGAGGATCTTCGTTACGCCCTTGCGGTTGAACCTGGCCATGCTGGGGCCCCTTTTGGAATGCTCACGCGTGTGGGAGTCGGCCACCGGATGGGTGGCGCGTCCGCGCTGGGGCCGCCGCGGTGCGGTCGAAAATGCCTGGCCAGGGGTCAGGCTGGGGTCAGGGCGAGCCTGAACCGCTGCACATAACTGATGATCCCATCCGTGGGGTCGTTCGTTCCCCCTGGTTCGACGTCGAGCTCCCGGCACATGACCTTGATGCCGGGGATCGTGAGCGGGTGCAGCCACTCCCCCGACAGCGGGTCGCGGCCGAGGATCGCCGCACGGGCCTTGTCGGCGAGGAGTTCGGCCTGGTCGAGAGTGCCCATCGACGCGGGGCGGGACGGGTCGGGTCCGGACACGGACGTCACCTGGTAGACGACCACGAGGTCATCCAGAGTGTCGGTAAGCGGCGGCCCGTCGAGCCCGGTGTCGAGGGAGTAGAGCAGGTAGTAAGGCGGTTTCGCCTGCGGCATCCGTCCCTGCCCAACCGGGAACCCAGTAGCGGAGGCGAGGAGCGCTGTCAGTGCGTTGGTGACGGATCGTCTGGGAATCACCGGAGCACCTCCACGACCGCGAACCGCATCTCCGTCATCAGCGTTGCCCCTATGTAGTCGATGGCGGGGCCGACGTGCGGGAACGGGGGCTGGTTGTACACGCGGCCAAGGCTGTCCGGGCCGACGAACCCGAACTCCAGGCGCCGGCCCTGGGGGGCGCTCGTGCCAATGGTGCACAGCGCCCCGTACGGCAGGCGCCGGTTCGTCGTCTCCCATGAGCTCCGGTAGGCGCCGGTGATGACGCTCGGTCCTGGCCGACCGGACGCGTTGCCGCGGATACGAGCGCGGCCGAGCTCACCTGTGTGCTGGACGGCTCGCTGGATCGCGGGCCCGACCCGGGTGGCGGCCACTTCGAGGCGGTCCGCGAGTTGTTCAGGCGTCACGGGGTCACCTCGGCTTGCATCTGGTCGAGGGGGGTGATGCGTACGACTTCGACGGTTCCGGCACGGCCGGGGTCGGTGCAGATCCATGACCTGCCGAGGAGTCCGGTTCGGGCCGGATCGTGGACGGCGACGACGGTGATGACGGCGTCCTTGGGCGCGAGTGGTGCGTCGAGGGGGGTGAGGAGCCGGTACCGGGACGTTGTCTCTTGCACCCAGGGGAGGTTGTGGTTCGGTGTGGCGACGATTTCGGCCTGGGCGGATGAGCCCTGCACCCCACCGGGGCCCTCGTACAGGACTTCGCCTTCCGGGTACTCGAGCTGGCCCGTGTTCTCGTTGAGTACGGGGTCGCCGACGGCGGGCAGGGTGATGCGCACGGTGTCGATGAGGAGGTTCTCTCCGATCCACCCGACAACTCCGGCGAGAGCATCGTCCAGGCCTTGCATCAGCCCCTCCCCTGCACCCAGTCGGCAAGTTGCTGGAGCATGGCGGTGGTGAGTTCGTGGCGGCTGCCGTCAAGGTCGTCACGTTCGAGCGCGGCTCGTTCCAGGGCGGCCGGTTCGATGCTCTGGAGGAACGCGGCAACGACCTGTCCATCGTCTTGCTCGGGCGCGGCAACGGCGACGTGGGCGAGGCCTTCGAAGTCGAGTCCCCGGTGTGGCACGGTGTGGAGCATGAGGACCGGGGGGCCGCCGACCTGGTGCTGGAGGCTGTACCCCTGGAGGGAGCGGCTGATGTCGACGCCGTCGACGACGACCTTCCCCATGGCACCGTCGACGGTGATGCGTACGTGGCGGGGCTCGTCAGCCATGCTCGGGGTGTCAGTCGTCATCTCGGGCCACCTCTGCTCGCATGCGGGTGAGTGCGTAGTCCAGAAGGCCGATGAGTCGGTGGTAGGGCACGGCGCCAGCGCCTTCGGGGACGAGCGTGCCCACCTGGGTGATACCGCCGTCCTCGTACCGTTGCGTGGACGTGACGACGATCCACTCGGTCATAACGCCCTGGAAGTCCTCAAGCCGCATGACGTTGTCGATGGCCTCTTCAAGGCGCTGGTACGCGGTCTTCAGCTCAGGGTTGGCCTCGCTCATGCAGTGTCTCCGGATTCGATGTCGGTGCGGTTGTTCAGGTCGGGGCGGGGGATCCAGGACCGAACGCAGCCGTGGTGGGCGAGGGGGTACGTGTCGGCGTCGTCAATGCTGCGGATCGTGCCGTCCGCGTGGTCAGTGTCGGCGTGATTCGTAAATCCGCACTCCGGGCCATCGACGCACTGCATCCACTGGGCGTCGAGCTCCCACCGGGCGGTGTTGATCGCGCCAGAGTTCGCGGCGACGACGCCCTGCCACGACAGGGCCGAGCATGCCCATGATTCGACGGGGTGCCGGGACTGGTCGGCGTAGATGACGGTGGCGAGCGGGTGGTCGGTGGCCAGGCGGGCGCTGTCGATGCCCTCGTGGTTGCGGCCGCGGGTGACTTCGCGGGCGGCGTCCTGGGCGGTGCGGGCGAATGCCTGGGCGCGGCGTACGGCTTCCTGAACACGTCGCATCAGGTCAACGTAGAAGGTGGCGGTGATCGGAGTGATCGCGGCCTGGTGGTCGACAGTCCACCGGAACAGGGTGACGTCCCGGTTCGCGCGGCGCAGTGCCTGTAAGGCGCCGTCGCGGTACGCGGTCGGCAGGTCGGTGGCCGCCCATCGTTCAGCGAATGCACGGGCATCCCGTTCGAACTGGGCGACCTGGCGGTTGAACTCACTGACTGCGGTACGGACGCGGGTGGTGGAGCCGATGCCGGGCCGGATCCGTTCCAGGGTGCGGAGCAGCTGGTCCTGGGCGGTGATGAGGCGCCCCCAGTCGCGTGTGAGGCGGGCGACGGACAGGGCGATGAGGGTGAGGAGTTCTTCGCGGCTCCCGTGGCCCTGCTGTACGGGGGTGGTCATCGGCGGGGCCGTTCGACGAGGTACATCACTCCGAACCCGCCCCCGGTGCCGTCAGGGTCGGTGGGGTCGTCCGGCGCGGGCGGGTCACCGGCCTGCAGGGCGGCGATCTGCCGTTCGTAGGCCTTGATGTTCTCGGTGTACGACACGGCCACGACGGAGGACACGTTGACGGTGGACGGCTGAGTACGCAGCGCCGCAAGGCGTTCCCGAAGGATCTCAAGAGCCGTTGCCCGCGCAGTACCGAGCCTGGCGTACCGGGCGTCGAGGTCGGCCGGGTCCGTTTTGGGGCCGAGCTGTGAGATCAGCCAGGCGCGTACGGCTGCGTCCACCAGGTCCTCCGGTCATGTGTGGGGCGGGAAGGGGTGAAGCAGGTGCGGGCCCGGCCTGGCGCCCCACCAGGGGGTCGGGCCCGCACACCGCTTACTGACCGCTGGTGCCCTCGGCAGCGGCCGTCCGGCCCCGGGCCGGCTTTCGGGCCGCCGTCTTACGGGCGGCCGGTTCGGTGTCCGCGTCGTCGCCCGTGGGCGTCGGCTCGGCGGGTGCGGTGTCGGGGAGCTTGCCGTCTTCCCACGCTGCAGGGTTGGTGACCAGGGTGGCCAGGCGGGCCTCGGGGCTGGTCCCGGCCTGGAGGATGACGGTCTCGTTGGTGTCCGGGTCGGTGACGTACACCGCCGCGGCGAGCTTGGCGGCCATGGCTCAGAACACCTTGGCTGTGATGTGGATGTCCGGTACGTACAGGACCGGCATGGCGACGGCGGCGCCCTTCGTCCACACCTGAACCGGGTCGTCGGTGTAGCCGTGGGTGACGACGATGCCGGGTGCCTCTTCCCGCAGGATGGCGGGGTTGCCGCCGGACGAGAGGACGAGGGACTCGGCGGTGACGCCGTACTGGGTCTCGCCCCACGTCTGCGGGTTCGGCGGGAGCATCAGCCACCGGTCCTCGGGGATCGGGCGGACCATGGTGCCGTCGTCCTTCGGGATCTGCACGTCGTAGATCTCGATCGGCGGGAGGTTGTAGCGGGCGCGGACGGTGTCGACCTCGTTCGGTGCGAGGACCGCGGTGGGGATGGTGGACGCGGAGTTGACGCTGCCGTAGAACGCCGCCCGGTAGGAGTTGTTCGCGGCGAGGAGGCTGCGCGCCTTGTAGGAGGTTTTGACGCGGGCCGGGAGCGGGGCACCGGACGCGCGAAGCGTCTCGATCCACTTCATCTCGTCGGCGAGGGCGTCCGCGGTCGGGTCTGTCCACGCGGTTGCGGCGGTCGGCATGTTCGCCGCCGGGACGCCGGCGTCGTACTCGACAGTGAGGCCGTTCTCCCCGGTGAGGGTGAACTTGCCGTCGGTGAGGAGGTCGCCGACGGCAAGTTCGAGGCGGGACTTGATGGACTGCACGTGTGCGGCGATGTCCTGGTAGAGCAGTTCCACGAGCTCGGACGCGTCGGCGCCGCGGGAGGTGTCGAGGAGGATCTGCTCCAGCTCGCCGACCAGGTACTTCTGTCCGAGTGGGGGCAGCATGCCCTCGGTGACGATGCGCTTCGCCTCGCGGGTGGCGACCTTGGTCTGCGCGTCCCACGCCCGGTAGTTCGCCGCATTGACTCGGCGGCTGGTGGACTTGATGCGGAACTTCACCGAGTTGATGGTGCGTTCCGGCATGACAGAGAGGGTCAGCGCGTAGTCCGCGGGGGTCTGTACGGCCCGCGCGAAGGCGTTGATCTCGGTGGCGTCGATGTCCCTGAGCAGGGTCTCAAGCATGACTCAGGCCCCTATCAGGCGAAGTGGATGAGGTCGGTGCGGGACTCGGCCGCCGGGACGGTCAGCGCGACGGGCAGCAGCGCCGTGGTGACGTCGCCGTGGACGAGGAGTGCCCCGCCGACCTTGGTGGAGGCCGGGTTGAAGTGCGTGTCGGTGGCGAGCAGCCCGGCGAGGATCTGCGTGCCGTCGGTCGCGTCCGACTTGTACGGGGCGTACAGCCCGGATGCGGTGAGCTTCCCGAGGGGCAGCCCGCTCTTGAACACGGCCTGCGGGGTCTGGGCGCTGGCGGGCAGGTAGTGGGTGCCCGACGTGAACTTCGAGACGTCGAGGGTGATCGTGGCGTTCATGCCCGAGCCGTGCAGATTGCGCAGCCACCGCCGGTCGGCGGTCACGGTCTCGGTGGTGGTCATCGGCTGGATGTCCATGCCGATCTCCTCCCGTGGATGTGGGATGGCACTAGAGGGGCGGGCAACCGGTGCTGGTGCCGTCCACGGGGTGGTGCGTGAGGGCGTGGTCCCTCGGTCTGTGGGTCGCCGGGTCAGGCGGCGTCGGTGCGGCGGAAGCCCATCTGTTCGGCGCGCTTGCGGGCGCGCGCGTTGATGTCGTCCTTGGTGGCCGCGATGCGCGGCGGGCCTCCGGCGGGGGCACCGGCCGGCGCTGGGGGCAATGCTCCGGCGGGCGGTGGGGTGGTGCCGAAGAGTTCGGGGCGGCGGGTCTTGAGCGCGACGGCGGCTTCCTGGAGCGTCGCTTCGTCAGCGTCGTCCGGCACGCGGAGCAGGGCCGTGGCGTCGTCGAGGTCGTCGCCGGTCGCACCGAGCCCGACGAGGACGGCGCGGCGGTTCGCGGCACGCTCACGGGCCTCGGCGGCCTTCTCGCGGGCTTCTGCCTTCGCTTCACGGTCGGCAAGCTCGCGCTCGCGCTTCTCCTGCTCGGACAGGGCGTCGTCCTGCGCCTTCCGGGCTGCGGCGATGAACGTCTCAGCGTCCTCGATGCTGCTGAAACCGTGCTTCTCCGCGAACTCCTTGGCTGCGGACCGCTTCCCCTGGGCCTTCTCCTTCGCGGCGAGCGCCTCGACTTCGGCCTGAGTGAAGGTGCGCTGCGCGGGCGGGGAGGGCTTCGGCGGGTCTGTCGGGTCCGGGGCGCCCCCAGCGGGCGGGTCGCCGCCGTCGTTGTAGAACACGCCGAGTCCGGTGACGCCGGCGTAGGGGTGCGCCCACACCGTGTTGGCGGGGGTGGTGTGGTGCTGCGTGGGGCGACGCATGAGCGCAAGTCCTCCCAGACTCGTACCAGGCCCCGCGCCTTGATCCAAGGAAAGCACGACTGTGTTCACTTGTTGCCCCCGCTCCCCCGCTGCCCATGCTGCGCAGGCCCGTTGCCCTGGTCATTGACGGGCACGGCGGGCAGCTGCACCGCGGGCGCGACGGGCTCGGCCGGTGCTTGGCGACCGAGGAACTTGGCGACCTCCTCCGGGTTTCCGAGGGCGTCGGCGAGGAGACGGGCCTGCTCGAAGCTGCGGGCCTGAATCTGCTCGATCTCCTTCTCCGCGTCCTCGATCGGCCACCCGGCCTCGGCCAGCATGCGGATCGCGGTCTCGAGGCTGATGACCTTTGCCTGGTAGGCGGTGGTGACCTGCTCGAGGATGGCGGCCTTGTCGGTCGGCGTGTACGGGCCGCGGACCAACTTGGCGGGGAGCGGCGTGACACCGGCCCAGTCGGGGTGCTGGCCGGCGATAAACAGGCGCTGCACGAAGCGGAGCAGCAGCATGTCCTTGTGGGCGCGGGCGAGCCGCATCCCGGCAATGAGTGAGTCGAGCGGTCCGAGGGACAGCTGCAGGGCGTACCCGGACGGGACCTTGGACGGGTCCATGGTCCCGAGGGAAACGGCGGGGAGGCGGACGACGTTCGCGGCCCGGTCGGCAAGGTCGTGTCCGTGCTCCCGGAGTTCACGGAGCGCTGGGGACGTGTCGACGGTTGTCAGCTTGCCGTTCTCGCCCAACGTGAACATGGCGCCAGGGCCGACGGCATACTGCTGCCTGCCGTCGGTCACGCCGGAGATCCCGACCATCGGAAGTCCGGTGGTCGCGGAGGCGCGGGCACTGTCCGTGTCGGTGGAGGCGAGCTCGTCGAACGCCTGAAGGGCCTTCGCAAGGGACGACTGCCCCCAGTGCTCCTCGGCGGGCGGAACGGTGTTCGGGGTGTGGATGACCGGGATGAAGTCGATGTACAGGTCGAGATGGTCCAGGACCTCCCCCGCGCCGTTCGACGCGAAGACCGCCCGGTCCATGGGCAGACTGTCGACGTCGACCGCGCCCTTCAGATCGCCGAGCTCCCACGTGGCGTCGGTGAGGTAGCACGTGCGGTAGCTGGGCCGGTCGTTCCACGCGTACTGGCGGGAGATGCCGCCCTGGGCGTCGACCTGGTCCCCGGCGCCCACTACCGGCGTGGGCGGGGTGGCCTCGGTCGTCACGGGGGCACGAACGGCCCGGCCTTGCTGGTCGACGCCGGATGCGGTGGCCGGGCGAATCCAGTCCATCTCGTACGTGATGCGGCGCAGCCGTGCCTTCAGGCCGCGCTTCGGGTCCTCGGGGAGCTCCCAGGCAAGGTGGACGCGTTCGGGGAAGTCCGCGCCGTCACCGTCCTCGGGCAGCACCGGGAAGTAGAACCCGGGGTCGTACGTCCGAAGGCGTGGCCGCTGCTTGTCCGGGTCCCAGTACAGGAGGTATACCCCGTCCCCGAGGCCGACCGCTTTCCGCTCGCACTGGAGCATCCGCATCGGCAGGAGTTCGTCGTCGGCCCACTCCCGCAGCAGCTCCTGGACTCGATCGGCGGCCGCGGCCTCGGTCTCGTCAGCGGTGTCGGTCTGCTCGGCGCCGGGCGCGGTGATGTGCTGCTCCCGGCCCATGACGTGGGAGACCAGCGTCTCGATGAACATCGACGGGTCGCCGAACTCGCGGCGCTCCCGTGCGGAAGCGCCGTCACGGATCTCGGCGAGCTCGGCGGCTTGGTTGTTGTCGTATGCGGCGAGCAGCTTGTACGCGGACAGGCGGCGTTCGTCGGCGGCCGGTACCCAGGAGGCGTGAGCTTCGGAGAACGCGCGGCGGTTGGGCATGCCGAGCGACGGGTCGCTGTAGATCGGCTTGTAGTTCAGCCACGACCATGCGTCGATGACCACGCTCTTGAGGCCCACGGGGCACACCTCCGCACCAGGCCCCGCGCCATGCGATCAGGTTACGGGCGCGAGCCCTGGATGCTGCCCCTGCCGCATTTCGGCGAATCTGTACCGAGCCGCTGTCCTGTGTGCATAGGGTGTCCACATGGCGACCGTGTGTCGCAGCGTCACTTCCCCCTGCACGTCTATCGAAAGGGGAGCAGTGATGGCTGGACGTCGCAGGAAGCCGCGTGTGAAACGAGGTGGGGCCCTGAGAACAGGGCTCGATGTTGCACTTTGGGTCCTACGCCTGGCTCAGTTAGCAGCCGACCAGGGGTGGATCTCCTAGCGCAACGGTCCCGGCTCAGGGCCGCCTCAACCGGCCCCCGGTGACCATCGGTCGCCGGGGGTCTTCTCGTGCAACTCGGGGCACTATTTAGTGCGCTGGTGTTGCCTAGGCCAATGTAGCCATGCGACACGATAATTGCAGCATGTTCTTGCGGGTTCCTACTCGGTTTTGCGATGCGCTACGTCAGCCCGTAATGCTCTCGCCTGCGATTTCGCCGATCCGGATTCGCTGTTCGGGAATCACGTATTTCATACCCGTATTGCATCTGTCATATGCCAGAGGGATGCAGGCTACCGGCGTCCGGCCAGCCGTTGGTCGCTGTACGGTCTGCTGCCAGTGGACAGGGAAGCGGGGTCGGCGAGTTCTGTAAGCCCGTGCACGGCGGCATCCATGCGGTCGGGGCTGTCCATGCCTGGGATCCAGGTGACCATCTGCCGCTCCAGCTCGGGGAACTCGCCGATGTGGTGCGCTTTCCCCTGTTCGTAGAGCTGGGCGATCGGTTCGGCGCGCAGTCTCTTGCCCTGCTTGGCGCTGACCTCCACGATCCGCGGCATCGACATGCCCTTGGTGAGGCCTTCACGCTCCAGCTCGGCCCAGGCCTGGAGGACGACTTGACGGGTCATGTCGCCACCAAAGTTCGTCTCCACGACGAAGGCGTCCGCGCCGAGCTCAATGGTCAGAAGGCAAGCTTCGCGACCCCACGCGTTGGCGCCGTGCCTGCCAGACTTGTCGGCCAGTACGTACAGCTCGCCGTTCGTGTCCCGGCCTGAGGCGACGATGCCGGTCTCGTCGTGGGTGTGGCTGGAGCCACCGGAGGGGTCGATGGCCACGACGATACGGGCGAGGTCGACGCCGCGGAAGGCGACGGAGGAGACGCGATTGCCGGTGATCCATGCCCACTGCCAGACGCCTCCTTCGAGCGGTCTCGGCTGCTGCTGATAGAGGGACCACCAGACGCGTTCGCCGACGCTCTTGCGGATACGGGCGTAGTCCTCTGTGGAGAACCGGTCTGGCCAGAGAGCTTCGCCGGGCTGTCGGCCGAGGGGGTCGTCGGAGGTGAGGGCGATGGCTGGCAGGTCGATGACGATCCAGTCTTCGGGTTCCTCTTTCAAGAGCCGGCCCGAGAGGTCGTCGTCGTCCCAGCGGGTGTTCACCAGCAGCACGGAGCCTTGGGGTTCGAGACGGGTGAGGAGAACGGCCTGCCACCAGTCCCACACACGGTCGCGCATGGTGGGGGATCCGGCGTCTTCGGAGCCTTTGAAGGGGTCGTCCACAGCCGCAACGTGCGCGCCGCGGCCCGTGAGCGCCCCTCCGACGCCTGCGGTGACCATGCCGCCTTCGTGGCCGTTGATGTCGAAGCGGTTGGCTGCCTGGGATCCGTAGCGGAGGTCGATGCCGAGAGTGGGGGCGTGTTCGGTGATGGTGTTGCGGACCCATCGCCCGTGGTCGTCGGCGAGGTGGGCAGCGTAGGAGGCGAGCATGAAGCGGTGGTCGGGTTGCCTGCGCAGGTACCAGACGGGGCCCCAGCGGGAGGTACGACGGGACTTCCCGGCGCGCGGCGGCATGGTCACCATGACCTTCAGGCGTTCGCCAGCGGCGATGCGCTGGTAAATCCGGTCGATGATGTCCAGGTGGGGGGCCTGCATTTCGCGGCCGCCGGTGAGCACGCTGGACATGGCCCCGGGTGAGCGGTCCAGGGCCATGCCGCGCTCCACATGGGCGAGGCGGAGGCGTAGGTCGGGGGATGCGTGCCCGGCGATACGGCGCCGCTCTGCAACTGGGAGGGATCGGTAAAGGGCGAGGGCTTCCCCTTCCAGGTCAAGCGCCGTTGTCGTCATCCTGTCCCTCGGTGCTACTGGTGGTCTCTGGGTCGCCTGCGGTGGCCATGAGGGAGGTCAGCTCGGCAAGGGTGTTGCCCAGCGGAATGGCACCGCCTTCCGGCCCTGAGACCTCGTTCTTGACGGGCATGTCGAGGCCGTTGAGCTTGGCCCGGCGGTCCATGAGCTTGAGGACGGTATCGACGGCCTTCAGGTCGATTTCCCGGGCTATCTCGATGCCTTCGCGGTCGAAGACAGGGCTGGGGGTGGTGGCCTTGCCCCAGACGGCTTCGAGGAGGGAATCGAGGCGTTCGTTCTCCTGCTGCCGGTACACGCTGACCTCCGCGGCTTCGTCGTCGCGGCGTGCCTGGAGGCCGCGGATGACGTCCTTGCTCGCGGCACCGGGGGTGGAGTAGCCGAGGGCGAGAATCCGCGGGTCGTCGTACTTGACGCCCTGAAGGCGTAGCTGGAACAGCTTGGTGCGTCGTTCGGAGGTGAGGGCTTGCTTGGCTTTGGAGGCTGGCATGGCGGTCGGGGCTCCCGCTTTGTTGTCGTCAGGCCCCGCGCCTGTTACTGATGATCCCCGATGTGGGGGTTTTCCTTCCCCCTGCCCGGCCTGGGTGGCATTCTGCGCCGCATGAGACGTATGCGTGGGGTGGGGGCGGTCGTGGTGGGGATCGCCGCGGCGGTCGTGTTGTCCGGGTGTGGAAGTAGCGGCGGTGATGAGGCGAAGCCGGCCCCGTCTGCGTCGAAAGGGGCCGTCGATCCGAAGCCCTCGGAGCCGGAGCCGTCGGTGGAGTACCCAGCGACACCTGAGGGCGACGTCGACAGGCTTGCGGATGAGAAGGGGTGGGTTGTCGACGATCTGTACCCGTCGGCGTCGGACTTCGTGGCGGACATCTGTGAGTCGCTGCCGGTGAGCGCAGTGGATGGGGCGTCGCGGCCGCAGTGGCTGGCCGAGTCCGGGAACATGGACGGCGACGGCAAGGCGGTGCTGCAGGCGGGGATCCCGAAGCTGTGCCCGAAGTGGACGTCGGTGCTGAAGCAGGCGGTGTCGGGGAAGTACGACCGCTGGTTCGGTGACGGCACGTATGTGGTGTCGAGCAAGCCAGCGGCCGCCGACGAGAACGAGGAAACGATCCCGCCGGGCACGTACCGGGCCAGGGGCAGCATGAAGGACTGCTACTGGGAGCGGACGGCAAAGTCCGGGGACATCATCGACAACCGTCTCGCGACATCGGCGCAGGAGATCAGGGTGACGATACGGGCGTCGGACGGGCAGTTCACATCGGAGCGGTGCGCGGTCTGGAAGCCGGTGAAGTAGGCACTGACACGAAGCCGGGTCTGGTGTTTGGGTTTCCGGGGGTTATGCGTGGCACGGCCTGGCCGGGGAGTGGGCGCGGGGACACCGGGGCTCCCTGGCCGGCCGTGCAGTTCAATCATGGCGTATGGATGGGGGTTTGTCCGGGCTGCTACTCCCCCGGCCGCGGCTTCGGGGTGATGGGCCGGTTGATGTGGGGGTGTTCGACTTCGACGCCGATGCCTGCGGCTCGGAGGCCGATGGCGATCTCCTCAGCAACTGCAACTGAGCGATGGCGACCTCCCCCACACATCACGTGAATGTCGACGCGGAGAGCCTGCGGGCCTGCCCACTGGTGCAGGTTCTCAGGCGCGAGGAGGAAGCGGGCCTTGGCGACGACCTGGTCGACGAGGCGACAGGCTCCAGGGGTCGCCATGACGTAGCGGCGGACTTCGGGGTTGAGACCGTTGGACTCCATCATGCGGGCACGGACGGCGGGGTCTTCGGGCGGGTTACGGAGACCTCGGGTGTCGACGTGGAGGGCGTTGCCGGTGGGGGTGTCGGCGTGGTTTTCGCCGTAGCTGGTGATGACGGTCTGGATGTGGCGGGTGCTGTAGAGGGCGGAGAGGTCGTCAGGGGCGGCGTCCATGTGTCCTCCGGGCGAGTGGTGGGCTGGGCTATTGGCCGGCGTGGGAGGCGCGGCGGATGGTGGAGTCGATGAGGCCGAGGGCGTCGGTGGCAGTGCGGCCAGGGGCCCGGTTCCATCCGCCGATAAGTCCCGTCCACCCTTGGTGTCGGAGTTCGGTGAGGAGCCATGCGCCGGCCTGGTTCATGGTGTCGGTGGATCCATAGCCGAGGCGGTGCGCGGTGAGCATCCCGCCGCACACGCATCGGGCGCCGCGCCCGTTCCGAAGCCGGTACGGCTCGTTCATCCATCCCCACTCCACAATCACCTGACGGGCGTAGGCAAGGTGCGTGGAGGGTCGGATGTCGGCCTGTCCGATACGGCGCCAGGTGTGGAGGCGGTCGGGGAGGATCGCGCCGATACGGCCGGGGAGGGCGCGTTCGGTGGGCGGTAGGGCGGGGATGGAGCGGACGGCGTCGGTAATGAGCTGGTCGACGGGAACGGAGAGAAGGTTCCGCCAATCCCCTGGTCCAGCGTCTGCCGGGGCCTGGGGCGCTTCGGCTGCCGCGCGCGGGGTGGGCTCGGGGGCGGTGTACTGCCAGTTGGTGACGATCTGCTGCCAGACGGCGGTGTCGTAGAGGCGGGCGGCCTTGAGGTCGAGCTGGTCGGGGGTCAGGGTGGCGGTCACAGAGTCTCCAGGGGATGGTCCCTTCTCGTGGTGAGGGGGATGTCGATGTGGTTGGTTCGGAGCGCCCGTCGTAGGGGCTTCGGTGTTCGGTGGTGTGGGGGGCGAGTTGTGTGATGAGGAGCCGCCCGCCGGGGAGGCGGGCGGCGATCACCTGGTGCGGGGTGGTGGTTCAGTTCTGGGGCTTGCGGAGTACGGGGTGGTTGCCGTGCTCGTCAGGGGTGGCGCTGATGACGCCGTCGGCGGCGAGGTCAGCGATGACCGTGTTGGCTACCTCCCAGCCGATGCGGAGGTTCCGCTGAAGGAATGCGGCGGAGGCGTGCTGCTTGGCCACCACCAGTTCCACGGCGTCACCCATGACGGCGATGACTTGGCTGGTGAGACTGTTGTTCGTGCCCGGCTGGTCTCCGGTGTTGCCTTTTTCGTCGGTGGTCCACACGTAGACGCCGCGGCCCGGCTTCTGGATGTTGGGGTGGGCTGTGAACCAGTTCTGCACGGCGGTGTCGGACGGGGGTGTTTCGCCCGGGTACAGGGCTTCGAGCCGGGCGCGGACGTCTGCGACGGTGATGCCGTCCTTGCCTGCGTCGCGGACCCAGTTGGTGACCTCGTCGCGCCGGGGGTGCCGACGGTTGTTCTTCGTCGGCTTGATGAGGTCGACGGCGGCCTGCTTGGTGAGATTTTCGGCCTCGCTGAGCAGGCGCTCAACTGCGGCGGGGTCCAGTGCGGGCTCGGCTTCGGCGGCGGCCGGGGCCTGGGCCTGCTCGTATTGCTTGGCGCGCTCGATGTAGGAGTCGATGGAGGGCAGCGGGGCGATGGTTCCCGTGGCCGCGGCAGCTGACGGGCGGGCGGGCCGGGCCGGGCCCTGAGGTGCCGGGGCGGGGGTTGCGGGTTCGGTGGTGTTGGCAGGGGTGGGGCGGCCGATGGCGTCGAGGAGCCAGTTGATGCGGTCGGCCGCCCAGCGGGTGGAGTATCCGTAGGGGGCGGCGTCAGCCTGAGACTGCTTGTCGAGGTCGGGGCGGATGTCCCAGCGTTCGACGGCCTTCTCCTCGATGACGCGGGCTTCGGTGCCGTCGGGGTGCTCGTCGTCGTCATAGATGAAGTAGCCCTTGAACTTCTCGGGACCCATGCCGGTCTTGGAGCGCTTCTCGTCGAGGACGTAGAAGGATCCGTCGCCGGGCAGCTTGGACAGGTCGACGCGCTGGAAGTAGTCGGGGAACACGAACTGGCCTTCGCCCTTCTTGGGGAAGCGGCCTCCGATGACGGTGTCGTACTGGGACATGACTTCGCCGCCGCCGGTGTTGGGTCCGGTGCCACGCTGGGCTGCGTCGATGTAGTCGACGGCGGCCTTGCGGCCCTTCTTGATGCCGCGGATCTTCTCCTGGATCGCCTCGGGGACGCGGGACATGAGCTCGGGGTTCTCGTCGGTGATGACGATGAGGGCCGGGGTGGTGGCGGTGGGGCGGATCTTGCCTCCGGGCATGCGGCGGGCACGGCCGTCGGCGACGGCGACGGATGCCTTGAGGAGACGCACGGCTTCTTCGACCGAGGTGGCGACCCAGTCGAGGATGGGCCGGTCGATGAGCCGGTCGTGCTGGTCCTTCCACTGCTCGACCCAAGGCCGCAGCCACCGCTTGGCTGTATTGCCCTCGGCCATGTCGATCATCCAGATGACGGCGTCGGTGCAGCGGGTGATGACACTGATGATGCAATGGAGCAGGACGGACTTGCCGCTCCCCTTCTTGCCGGCGATGAACACGCTGTTCTGCCGGAACTTGATCTCGAAGGGTTCGCCGGATTCCAGGGCGCCGAGGGTGAGGGGTTCGGTGATGGTGAGGGGGTGGGTGTCGTCGGGCAGGTCGATGGACTCGGACAGGACGTTGCGGGTGGAGACGTACAGGACGGCGTCGGAGGCGAGACCGCTGTCGCCGGGGCGGAGGTCGAGGGCGCCGGTACGCAGGTCGCCCTTCTTCGTCTCGATCATCGGCAGCATAGGCAGGATCTGGGCGTACGGGGTGCCGGTGAGCTTGAGAGGCAGGGCGTATCCGCCGCGGGTGGTGAACGAGTCCGGCTGCACCTTGACGCCGCGGGCGCCGGCCTGCTCGAAGAGGCGCTCCCACTCGTTGCCGTCGACGACCTGGTTCTGCTTGGCCTCCTCGGCCCACTGGGCGGCGATCATGTCGTGGCGGAGGTAACGGTCAACGGCGTAGGCGGGGGTGAGGGCTGCGGTGGCGATCGCGACGGTCGCGGCGGAGGCCATGGTCCACGGGGAGTCGTGGGATGTCCAGGTGAGCCAGGCGTAGGTGGCGGCGGTCCAGGTCGCGGTGAACGCGGTGTGGAAGGTGCGGGCGGGGACGGTCTGGTGGCGGGTGCGGAACCAGCGGGATGCGGCGGCGGTGACGATCCCGGTGATGGAGCCGAGGCCCATGAGAGCGATCGGGAGGCCGGTGCCGTCTGTGGCGAGGTCCATGGCGAGGCCGCCGGCGTACACGGTGGCCGCGGTGTAGAGCGGCGTGGTGATGGTGCCGTGCCGCCACGGGATCGGCTCGTGGTTGCGGGGGCGGTCGAACATGGACACTGAGGTCTCCTTGGTGGTCTGGGCCGGGGGTGGTGGCCGGGCCTGCGGGGGTGCGGGCCCGGCCGGTGGCGCTGTTCGGAACTGGTCCTGCGGCAAATCGGTTGCGGGTGTGGGTCAGTCGTTGATGTTGGCGCCGATGTCCCACTTCGCGGCCTGCGGGGTCGGGTTCTCCAGGTTCTCGAGCTGCTCGGCGTGGACCATCCGGAACAGGACGGGGATCGCTTCGAGGCGCTCGGCGAGGCTGTACCCGTAGGAGGCGGTGTCGTCGTAGGCGTCGCTGATGACGGGGTTGACCGCGAAGTTCTCGCGGGTGGAGGCCGCGGCGGCCTGGATGACCTGGCTGATCGCGGCCTGCACGTCGGACAGCTGACGGATGGTCGACTCGTAGCCGGCCATGTTCTCGGACGGGTTGATGATGAGCATGATGCCCGCGTTACGGACGGCCTCTGCGGCGTAGACGAGCGGCATGGCGCCGGACAGGGAGGAGGACATGATGGGTGTTCCCTTCGGTGATGGTGCGTCCCACGGGCTGTTGACGGCCCGGCGGGCGGCGTGATCGCGGATGACCGCTGCAGCAACGGCTGCCGGGGAGACGGGCTTCAGCCTCGGACCGTTTGGGTCGGGCTGGGTGGTCGTGTTGCGGTACATCCACTTGTTGAGCCAGTTCCAGGAACCGGTGGCGTGGATGAGGCGGGCGACGGGGCTGGTGACGGCGTGCAGGAGCTTCGCGAGAGGCCTCACCCAGTTCGGGCCGAGGTCGGCGTATCGGATCGTGCCGAGCATCATGTGAGCCCGGGTGAAGGCCTGGCTGCCGAACCGCCACACGTGGGCGGCCGCCCGTGAGAAGCGGCGGGTGACCGGGCGGACAGCGGTACGGACACGTGCAGCAGCTGTCTTGATCCGGAGCTTGCGCAGGCGCCAGAGGTCGGAGCGGGCTTCCTTGAGCTCCGCCTTGTCCCTCTGGAACTGCTTGATCCGCTTGACCTTGCCGCGGGTCTTGTCGAGCCGGTCCCGGACCTTGCGCTGACGGCGGGTGCCTTCGGCTTCCTTTCGCTTCCTGGCGTCCTTGAGCGCGTTCTTCGTCAGCTCAACAGCGGCGGCCCCGTTCTTATGGGCAGCCTCCTTCAGGGCCCGCTCCTTCTTGAGCTCGTTCTTGCCGAGCGGCCGGGTGGGAGTGCTGGTCTTCGGCGCGTCCTTGAACGGCTTCATGTTCGGGGCGCTCTGGGTGCTGGGGGTGTGCTTCCGATCGTGGATGCGGCTGAGCCGGTCGGCACCCGACGACTTCCGGTTCGTTCCGCCCTGGCCTCCCCGGTTGCCCGGCCCGGTGCCGGTTCCGACAGACCCGAGACCGGTGGACGTCGTGCCGCCGCGGTGCTTGGGCTGGTTCGGGATCCGGTTCTTCCCGCCACCGCCCACGCCGCCGGCACCGGCACCGGTGCGGCTGGGTGACGGGCTGAGCATGGCGCCCGACTTGCCCGACCCGTTCTTGGGCATGTTCAGGCCCGCGGGCTTCAGAGAGGCGGAACCGCCCGACCGGCCAGACCTCGTCGAACCTCCCTTCCCTCCGCCCCCGAACCCGCCCAGCGACCCGCCGCCGGACTTCCGACCACCGCCACGCCCGGAACCACCGAGAGAGCCCCCGCCACCGGACGAGCGAAGGAGCTGTCCGCCCCCGTCCTTACCGCGGCCAGGGCCCGCTCCCCCACCACCACCGCCGACGGCGCCCAGGGCGTTCTTCCGGGCGTTGCGAACGGACCGTGTGCCGCGCCGCGCCTTCGCGACGAGGGCAGCGCTCGCGGCCAGGGCGCAGGCGATGACGCCGGCGAGAACGGCCGGAAGCCCGAACTGGTGGATCATCCAGCACAGGCTGATGAGGCCGGTGAGCGCTGCGCCGGGAATGACAGCTCCGGCGACAGTGCCGTCGGCGGGGGTTTCGGGGGCCGAGTCCTTCTTCTTGGTCGTCTTCTTCGGAGCGTCGGCGCTGGCCTGGGGGGTCTGCTGCGGGGTCGGGGCGGTGAGTGTGGCACCGGCCTCGGCGGGTGCCAGATTGAAGCTGTCGGTGCTCACGGACGGGTCCTCTTCCTCAAGGCTCAAACGACGGGGTGATTGCTGTGCGTGATGTTCGGGAGGCCAACCTGGAGACCAAGGTCAACGCCAACCCCAAGGCCAACCAGCGAGAAAAGCGCTGTTCAGAGGGCGATTTTCCGGAGGTTGGGGGCCTGGATGGGGGTGTGGGTTCCGAAGTTGGTGTTGGTCTTGGTCTTGGCCTCACCACTTCCGTCACCGTGTGTGGCGGCGGTGATGGGGCGGTAGACGGGCTCTCCGACATACCCGGAGGCCTCGTACGGGTGCTGGTTGCGCAGGTCCTCGATGCTCTGCAGGGCCGTGAACAGCTCGTCGCGGACCTCGTCCATGTCGACCGCGTACCAGGGCGCGGTGTCGACGTCCTGGTCGGTACTGGTGAGCCCGCTGGGCCGGATGTCGGGGCTCGTGAACGCGGACGAGCTGGCTGTCCGCAGACGCTTCTGATCGATGCTCACCTGGCTCACAGGTACATCCCCGTTCCGTCGCTGATTCGGTCTCGTGCGTCCTTGAGCCGTCGGCCTGCGGTGGCCGGGCTCACGCCGAGGAGCTGAGCCGCCGTGGTTTTGGTGAGCCGGTCGCCGATGGTGAGCCGGTGAGCCAGGGTTGCGATCTGCTGCTCCTTCTCGTCTGAGCCGGTCTCCGTCTCAGTGGGCTCACTGGTGGTCGGCTCAGCGTCGGCCTCGAGGGTCTTGGTGAGGGTCGGCTCAGCCGGGGTCAAGACGGGCTCACCGCGAAGCTGCTGGTCAGCCGGGGCGGTAATCGTTGTGGGGTCGGGAAGGGAGCGGGGGGTGGGGCCCTGGTTCGGCTCAGCGTTCTGGGCCAGGCTCACGCTGCCGCTGGTGAGCTCACGGGTCGGCTCAACGATCGGCTCACCCGATTCGACGGCCGGGCTCATGGGCTGAGCCGGGAAGGGCTCACGGGCGTCGGTGAGCATGGACACGAGAGCCGCGTCGGCCCCCTTGGTGAGCCGGTCGCGCTGTACAGAGATGAGCCCTGAGCCGAGCTGGGTATCGCCGTCACCGACCTGGCTCATGAGCTTCCACGCCCTGAGAGCCGACTTCTCACGCACCTTCTTGTTGGGGTGCCGTTCGGCCTGGGCGGCGTGGAAGGCGATCTCGCGCATCGTCTCGGCGTTGCGGCGCTGGGCTTCGACGTCGACTCCGGTGGTGTGGGAGACGATCCGGCGGGCGAGGAAGCTGATGCCTTCGGCGGCTGCGGTCATCGCGAGGGGGGTGAGGCCGTAGACGACGGCTTCCTTCATCGTGGGGGCGATGACGATGCCCATGGTTGAGGCGGCGGCGGGGAGGGCCCAGAGGGCGGCGCGGACGATGAGGGGGGCGGCCTGGCCGAGCATGGTGACGCCGATCATGACGATGGCGGCGACGAGGGTTGCGCCTTCGCCGGCGGCGACGACGCCGAGGGCGGTTGCGGAGCGGTGGAGTTCGGCGGTGGCGTTGGCGTAGGTGCCGATGGCGCCGGCGACTCCGACGGCGATCATCGGGATGGTGGCCAGGGCGAGCACCCACTTCTGCCCGCGGGTGAGAGAGCGGATGGTGTCGGCCCCGGCGGTGGGCAGGGCCTGGCCCGGGGTGGGGCTGGTGGTCGGCTCCAGAGCCGGGGTGCTGGTCATCGGTACTCGGTCCTTCCGGTGTGGGCGTGTCGGGCAGTCAGGCGGTCTTGGCGCGACGGGGGAGCCAGAGGCGGCGCTTCGGCTCGGGATTGATGGCCGGGGCCGGGGCCGGGGCGGTCGACGCTGAGGGCATCGGAAGGGCTCGGCACGTGTCGGCGTGGGACTGCGCCCAGGACCTGGCGTTGCGATCGCCCTTGTCCCGGTTCTGGAAGTCGACGTAAACACTGGTGCCGTAGCTGTGGTACTGGTCCGCCCACTTGGACTGCTGGGAGCCCTGGCAGCCGGTGCATGCGGCCTGCGTCGCCTTGGCTTTGTCCGACAGGTCCTCATGGCTCAGGTCGACGGTGGCGCCGCCGACGGTGAGGTAGCGGGCGATGACACCTTCGGGCCAGGTGGTCTGTGTGCTCATCGGGGCTGGTGTCCTTTCCAGGTGAGTGTGGTGACGGCGGCTCATCAGGCGGCGGCCGGGATGGCGGTCAGGTACGCGTCGGGGCCGTCGTCGGCGTGGTGGTTGCAGAACCCGCAGGTGTTTCGGGTGCGGGGGTTCTCGGCGGCGCAGAACCAGCAGGTGCGGGTGAGGTGGTCGATCTCGGCGAGGTTCTGCTGGGTCTCGATGTCGGTGGTGGTCCAGGTGGTGGGGTCGCCGTGCAGGGTGCGGAACTCGGTGCCGGTCACGGTGGTGCTCCTTCCGGGTCGTGCGGCGGGTGGGGTCCGGTCGTCTGTCGGCTCGGCGACCGGACCCCGGCGGGGGTGGTCAGTAGGTGAGGGGCTGGCGGGCCTCACGGTCGGCGAGCTGCTGCTGCGCGGCGTGGACGATCTCGGAGTGGTCGAACGCGAGCGGCGGCAGGGCGTTCAGGGGCCACCACTGGGCGTCGGCAGCGTCGTCACGGGCCTCGATGATCGTTCCGGGGACGACGGTCAGGTGGTAGGCGACGGTGACGTACCTGCCGCGCGGGTCGCGGTCGGGCTGGTCGAACACGCCGATCTGGGTCAGCTCGTTCGGCGCCGCGTACACTCCCGCCTCTTCGGCGAGTTCGCGGGCGGCGGCGGTTCGGCTGGTCTCGCCGGGGTCGACGTGCCCGCCGGGCAGCGCCCACTGGCCCTTGTGCGGGTCCCAGCCGCGCTCGATCAGCAGGACGTGGTCGTCGGTCGTGGTGACGACGGTGTCGGCGGTGTAGCGGATCGTCTCGAACTTCTCGGTCTCGTTGACTCGGTTGCCGGGGGTCATGCCGGTTGTCTCGGTCATTGGCGTGCCTTCCTGCTGGTCAGTGGCTGCTGATGGAGCCGGATGCTTCGGATGCGTGCTGGTGAAGCCACGGGTCGGTGAGGTCGAACAGGGCCTGCTCGCCGTGCTGCTGGGTGGCCTTTTGGCGGTCGAGGGGGAGGTGGCGGAGGGCGGGGTTGGTGTCGGCGGTGGAGAGTCGGGCCACAAGGTGGGCGAGGGCGGTGAGGATGTCGGTGCCGTCGGAGGATCCGGCGAGCGTGGCGAGGAGGGTTTGGGTCTTGTCGGTGCTGTGGCGGTCGAGGGCGAGGAGGCGGATGCCGTTGCGGAGGAGGTCGATGCCGGGGTGGATGCCGGTCAGGTCGTCGAGGACGCCGGCGAGGTCGTCTTCCAGGGGCGGGACGGCGTTGCCGGTGGTGTGGACGGGTCCGTAGTAGGTGGCCATCACAGCTCCCCGTCCCATTCGCCAGTGACGAGCTGGTCGTACGCGGCGACGGATGCCTCGGCGTCGGGTCCGCTGAACACGTCCGTGAGGTACGACTCGGGGTCGACCTTCGCGAAGTGGTCCTCGATCGCGGCGACGAGGAGCGGGTCGGGTGTGGGGGTGTCGGCGACCGCGGACGCGGACCAGTCACTGGGCTCGCTGGTTGCCGGGGCCGGGGTCTGTGCGGCGCCCAGTACGGGGCTGACACCGGCCGGCCCGCCCAGGGCCTTGAGGATCCGGGCGAGGGCGTCGGCGGACACGTCGACGCTGAAGCAGTGCTCCCACGGGGCGTCCGTCTCGACGTTCAGGGAGGCGAGGTTGATACGGACACCGGCCTGACCGCGGAGGAGTTCACCGCCGCCGATCTGGTGCAGCGCCACGACCAGGGCGCGGATGCCGTCAGGGATGTTCGCCATCACGCCACCGCCTTCGCGATGACGCTCAGGTCGACAACCAGGCGCAGGTCGCCCTGGGGGGACAGCTTCTTGATGAGCACGATCTTGGCGCCTTGGCTGACCTTCTCCTTCGCGTAGCGAACCGCCCAGCGACGGTCGTACGTGTCGAAGGTCCGGGAGGTCATGTCTGCGGAGCCCCAGACAAAGATCACCCGATAGCGGCGGTTGTTCGCGGTGCGGTCCGTGTGCCGGTTCGTACGACGCCTGGCGCTCATGCCGCCACCGCCTTGATGACAAGGCGGCCGTTGCCGCGCTTCACGCCAGCGGCGATCAGCCGGCGGGGGGCGGGCACTGTGGCCGTGCGGCGCAGCGCCTCGTTGAAGTCGAGGTCGGAAGTGGTGGAGGGGGACGAACTGGCACTTGATGTGCGATCCTGCTTCATGCGGATCACGCCTCCTGATTGAGCAGGTAGGGCTGGGTCTGTTCAGGGCCTCGGTCACCTGCGGTTGCGTCGCTGGTGTTCGGGGCCTTTTCGTTGTTGCGTCAGGCGACCACGGAGTCGACGAGGTAGCTGTCGACAGCCGCTCTGGGGATGCGCAGTCCGCGGCGCCTTACCGAGCCGCTGCCGAGCCGGTGCGCGTCAAGGCGCTTCTCGCGGACGAGCCGACGAACGGTCTGGGGGTGAAGGCTGAGAATCTGCGCGACCTGAATGGCATCCAGCAGGTCGTTGCTTCGGGCGTCGCTCATGGCAAATCTCCTTTCCGGAGCCTGGAGCCAACTCCCCTAGGGGAGCTCCTTGAGTTCATTGAAGCTCAGTCCCCTATGGGAGTCAAGCGCGCAGAGCGAACGCGCCCCCGGAACGCAAAAAAGCCCCTGCCAGCGGGGGCTGACAGGGGCTCAGGGGAGGCGCTAGTCGGTGAAGTCGTACTCCATGACGAAGCGGGAGGCGTCGAGGAGCATGTCGTTGACCTCCACAATTCGGCCGGACTCATCGGCCGCAGTGCGGACGATGTGCATCACCGGCGTCCCTGCTCCCATGCCCAGGCTCGCGGCTTCCTCGGGGCTGGGCATCCGGGATCGCAGTTCCTCACGGAACCTCTTCGGCTCGTGTCCGAGGTCGGCAAGGCGCGCGTAGATACCACCGGGCCCGGTGTCCACCTGGGTGATCGGTGAGCCGGCGACGATGTCGACTGGCAGGTACGAAACTGCCGTCATGACGGGAACGTCGTCGACCGTGTAGGTACGTGCGCGCTTGTAGACGAGTTCACCGCTCGGAAGACCCATGGTGCGGGCAACCTGGGCCGGCGGGGTGACTTCGACCGGCTCTTCATTCAGCGGGACCATGGGCCTGTCGTGTACGTCGACCGACCACATGGACTGGCCGCCGCCCCAGAGCTCCTTGGACAGCCTCTTGGTCGCATTGCGCCGGATCGGCTCGAAGGAGCGGACGAAGAATCCCTTGCCGTGGCGGCTCTCGAGGACGCCTTGATCTCGCAGGGACACCAGAGCGTTCCGGGCGGTCATTTTCGACACACCGTGGCGCTCTTTGAGCTCCATCTCGCTGGGCACCTTCTCGCCGGGCGCCAGGACTCCTTCCAGGATCATGGCGCGCAACTCCGCGGCGATCCGCTGGAACGCGGGCAGCTCGCGATCGTTCGGCGTCTTCTCGCCTGGCAAGAAATCCTCCTTGTGACTTGTCTAGGGGACCACGCTAACGCCCTGATCTGGTGAGCGCCCGGCCGGTATGCCCTCGGCGTGCACGTCTAGAGTGACACACTCCCCTAGGGGAGCATAAGATGGGCGCTCCAAGCAGATACCTGTGCCCCCTCAAGATCGGACGAATGGGGAGGATGACAACAGATCCTGCATAGGCTTCTGACGGTCGACCGGTTCATCAGACCGGCCGACCGCCCTTATGGCCGCCGACCTGCGAAGACAAGCGGCCACGTGAATCCCGACTAGGAGATCCGCCATGAGCCTATCTCTACTTTCCCGTGACGAAAGAAGTCGGTGCGAGGTGCACCGATGACCACGTCGAAGGACCCCGACTACGTCTCGTTCACTGATGCCGCCAAACTCCTGGTACGTCATGGCTTCGTAGGGAGCATGACTTCGCAAGGCCTGCGTTACATCGCCCGCTCACGAGGCAGCAGAGACGAGGGGCGCTGGCCGTTTGGTGACAAGCCCGGCCAGGAGCGCTACCTGACCGCCGGAAACACCCGCCTCATGCGTACCGCCTTGCTTCTTGAGTACTTCGAGAAGCACCCGCCCACGGGGCGCGGCCCCGACCGGTCGTCGCGACGTCCCAGGCGATCGTGACCGGGTTATCTGGCCGGCGCCACGCCTGGCCCAGAACGCACGAAAGGCCGGGAAGTTCGCAGCTACCCCGGCCCTTCAAGCACCTCAGCGGATCGCAGCCCGCTGATCAAGCAAGTTCCAGCCTCTGAAAGTAGGAACTGCAGTGAGAACTGTACCCGCGCACAACCCGTCCCTCGCAAGCCCACGCTCCGTGATCGTCCGTACGGCGGGGGTGACGGCATGAGTATCAAGCAGCCGTTTCGGCGAGTCAGGTCGTCCGAATTCGTCTCCATCGAGCGGGCCGTCCTCGAAGACTCCCGCCTGTCTCTCGCGGCCAAAGGCCTCTATGCCGTAGTGGCCGCATGGGAGGAAGGGCAGAGTTCTCCGTCCGATGAGTCCGTGGCCGTGCTTCTGGACGAACTGGTGGCCGCAGGGTACGCAACTGTCGGCGAGGACGGTGAGATCGAAGTTGGTTGGCCTGCTGAGGCCGGCGAGCCGGAGCCGCCCGAGGCTCGGCGCGTTCCCAGGCCTCGGGCGGACACGCAAAGCGCAGGTTGGGCTTACGCCATCAGCGACGCTGCCGCCAACCAGGTAAAGATCGGCTTCACCCAGAACGTAGGGCGAAGGCTCAAGGGTCTTCAGACCGGGCATCATGTCGATCTGCGCGTTCTATGGCAGGGCGCTGGCGGGGTGGCGATGGAAGCTCACCTGCACGCGCGCTTCGCACGACGCCACATCCGCGGAGAGTGGTTCGACTTCACTGGGGTCGACGCGCAGAAGCTGATCGCGCGGGCAGCAAAGTCGTTCCGGGGGGCGGCCCAGTGAGTCTCAACCCGGAAACCCGCCGTGGCCGCGTCCCCGACCACTCGGAAGAAGAAGTCCTTGTCGAGCTGTATGGCCCGGATAACGACGGGTGGTACTCCTCTCGCATCCTCGACTGGATCGGCCTGTCCGACGACCTTCGCGACCCTGACACGCGGGGCTACCTGGTGCTGCGCGCTCTGGTCTACGAGAAGTACAAGAAGCCCGTCCGCAATCTCACGCTCTCGCTTCTGTGCGAGCTGATCCCAGGTCCGAACGGGAAGGCCAGCAGCCAAGGGCGTGTCCGAGGAATCCTCAAGGCGCTGTCCGACGTCGGTCTCATCTCCACTCCGGAGGGAGGCCCCGTGAAGACCTCTTCCCGTGCCTCGGCGGCGGGAAAGCCGCTGCGTATCCGCATCAACGACATGCCGGAGGAGGGCTACTCGGGGTGGCGGAACGTCGAGGCCAAGCTCAAGTGGTTGCAGGCGGGCAAGCCCTCCATGAGGGCGGGTCAGAATTCTGACCCGGTGTCCAAGCCGGGCGAGGGTGAGACCGAAGCGGGTCAAAATTCTGACCCGGGGGGTTCGAATTCCGACCCGGACTCTGGGAACGACCTGCGGAAACGCGAGCACCCACTGGTTCCTTCTGTTGGTGCGAGCGATGCCCTTTCAGGGCGTAGCCCTGGGGACGCCCGGAGGGCATCTGACCGTAGTAAGCGTGCGCGCGAGGAAGGCGGCTTTGCCGCGTCCGGCAAGACCAGCCCCTCCCCCGCACCGAACAACGACACCGACCGGCCGGCTCGAGGACAGAAGAGCGGCAGCAAGAAGGCGGCCCACACCCGGGAGCAGCTCGACATCGTCCGCCGGGTGCGTGCCTTGTTCCCCCGTGAGCTCCTCAATGCCGCGGGTGGTCTCCCGGACGTCCCGACTCTGTCGTCGGCGATCCTGACGGCGATGGGTGAGGGCCGGACGGTGGAGCAGATGGGTGAGCGGATCTGGTACCGGTGGTCGAATCATGGGTTCGCGGACCAGTGGGCGGAGCTCGGCCGGTTCGAGAAGCCGGTCGGTGTCGCTGTCGCCTTGGTGCGGCCATTGCGCCGCGGGGACCGGTTCGCGTGCCCGGATCTGCGGTGCGAGAACGGGGCCAGCCTGGACACCGGTGCGCCGTGCGTCCGGTGCGAGGAGCGGATCGCGGACTGGAAGGCGGAGCGGGTCCGGAAGTACAGCCAGAAGCCGCCCTCGGGGGTTAACTCGGCCCCGGCCGCGCCTGGTTCACCCAGTCTGACGATGCCGCCTCAGCGGGCCTCACAGCCCCGCACTGAGGACGACTGGCGCCAACAGGCCGCGGCCGCGGAGAAGGCTCTCATCGACTCGGAGTGCAGCGGCCGCGACAACATGTGCGGTCGGATGCTTGCTCCCGGGAAGACCCTCTGCAGGGATTGTGCCGAGGACGCCGCGGAGCAGTACGCCCTCGAGAACGCGGGCGCACCCGCCCCGTTCTGACACCCTGCCCGGGTCGGCCTTCGTGGTCGGCCCGGATGACCTGTTCAGCGCGATGCCCCCGTCCCTGGTGAGGGTTCGGGGCATCGGCACGCCGAGAACACCAATACCCATTGCGTTCACCATGGGAATTCGGGTAGCTTCAGTGCTGCACGGGGACGCCGCCATCCTTGCCAGACAACCGGCGCCCCCTACAGCACGGCCGGAGCCGAGCACGCCCATCATGCCGCCCTCACACCCAGAAAGGTAGTTGGCCCATCGTGCTCAGTTCCGGCCCCGGATCCGCCTACTACGCCCTCACCCCACTACTCGCCGCCCTCGGCATCTTCCAGCCCGACGCACTCCAGGCTGTCGCTACCGCCTTTGGCATCGTCTTAGCTCTGATCGAGATTCAGAAGCGAACTGGCTGAACCCCCGTCGGCCACCACGCGCAGTGGTGGCCGACCGTTTGTTTGTCGCTGGTCAAGATGCCAGGCAGCGCACTATCCCTTCCGATCAGACCCGATTGTCGGACCCTGCCCGTAGCGTTGTTGGTCCTACTCGTATGGCTGCGGGGAGTGCTGATGGACGACGACCTCGAGCGTGACAGCGACGAAGAGCTCTACCGGAACCCGGTCTACTACGAACCGGCCAGCCGCAACCTCGACCTGACCCGGGCCGACCTCGGCGTACCGAACGGCGAAGGCCTCCTCGACGAACTCCTCCGCATGCGGAAGCGTGTCCCCGTCGACCGCCGCGGGCTGATCTGCCCCGACTGCCGGGACATCCGACGTCGGCGCGTCCCCATGTACCTCGTCGAGCGCGACGGCGTCTGGCTCGCCTCCCACTACCGCAAGCCCGGCGAGAAGCACATCAGCCACGAGTCCGACGAACACCTCGCCCGCAAGGAACGCGTCGCGAAGGACTCCGAAGACCACGGCTACCGAGCCAACATCGAGTCAAAGGCCGCTGACGGGCGTGCCCGCCTGGACGTACGTATCAGCGGCGCCAACGGCATCGTCCTGGGCTACGAGCCGCAGCTGAGCGCGCAGACCGCTCGAGGAATGCGGGCACGCGAAGGGTTCCGGCGCCGCGACGGCATCCAGTCCGTGTGGGACTTCGCCGACCCCGACCACACAGGCATCGGCACGGTCCCGTACGTCCGCACCCCGAACCTGCCGGCCTCCGTCATCCGCGTACAGAAGAACCCCATCGCGATCCGGGACGGCAACTATGTCCTCGAGGAAGGGCACTGCACTCAGAGCGGTGCACTCGACCGCTGCCCAGAGAAGCCCTACGACCCGGAGAACCCCACCGCAACCGGGTACTGCGGCGGATGGCACCGCATCCTCGTTCCCGCCCACCAGTCGAGCTCGTACGCGGAGCAAGGTGACCGGGCGGGACTGACCCTGACCCAGTTCATCGTGGAGGCCGCAGCCGGCGAGCGGGTCCCATTCCAGCACAACGGTCACCACGGCTGGTTGCCGGCGCAGCAGTGGCAGAAGTACGTGGAAGCGAACGGCCCCACCGCGGGTGATCGGGAGCGTGCACCGTTACTCCGGCAGGGAGACCGGCGAGACCGTTGCACCGAGGACCGCCCGGCCTCGGACGTGCGGTCCGAACCGCAGGAGCGCCGCGGGAGCCGCATGGTCGTCCTCGAGACCCGTGCCGCCCCGGAAGCGGAGACCGTTGAGGTTTCGCGTGACGCGGCAGGCCAGCCGATTCCCATGTGCCGCTTCAGTTGCGGAATGGCTGCCAGCATGACGGGACCGGAGGGGCTGCCGGAGCACTGGTCATGCCGCAGGAAGGACGAGGAGACGCGACGGGCCGCAGGGCAGGCTGCGTAACGTCATCGCGATCCCCCTGCCAGCCTCGCGGACGCACTGCAGGACTGGCTGGGCGTGTCCTCGACACCGGATGAGGACGTGGCGGAGTTCGTCGGGTGGAGCGTGGAGGAAGTCGCCCGCCATCGCGAGGAAGCCTGACACTTGTCCGGGCGGGCCTCGGTCTGGCCTGTCTATCCGCTTCGCTTTGGAGAAACATTGAGCGACAACCCAGCCCACCACCTGGACGTCGCGTACGCCGGCTCGACCTGAACCGTCCGCCGGATACCGCGTGCCCGGCGCCCTGACGCGCTACCTCACCAACCCGCGCCAAGGCCACCCCAGTCACCTCCAGGGGTGGCCTTCCGTCGTTTTCCGGCAGGCGGTCAGTACCCGCTGTAACGCTGGCCGCCGTACACCCACACCCGATCAAGGAGTCGATCAATGGACCAGGAACCCCGCCCCTCGACATGGTCGCGGTGCGCCGAGCTCCTTGACAGCCTGATCCTGTGCTGCGACAAGGTGACCGGGACACTGCGTGCGGCGCGTAAGGCGGCCCAGGAGGCCACGAAGGCCTGGGGGCACGCGCAGCCCCTTGTGGCAGCGGTTGTGGCCCTGTTCAAGAAGCTCTTCGGATCAGCCGATCCCGGTTTCGCCTGATCCGCCGTGAACTGTTGGTGGCCGCGCAGGACTGGTCACCTGGGCTGCATCCGGGTCGACGGCCCTCACCCGTTCGGGGCCCGTGCTGCGTCTCCCGGACCCGTTCAACCTGGACCTGGACGCCAGCGGCCTGTCGCCTGCCTGAGCATGGCGCGGGTGCGGCGTACGGTGGAGATATGACCGGGCGGGTGCGCCGGTGCGCGTACATCCACTGTTCCAAGCCGCTGCCGGCGGGTGCCCGCAGCGACAAGCAGTTCTGCAGCCCAGCTTGCAAGTCGGCAGCGCGACGGTGGCGCCACGATTACGCCGAGGCCGTCGCCATCGGCTTGTGGTTCAACCTGGGCGTAGAGACCGAGCTCGTGGCGCACTGCCCCGTATGCGGTCGGCGGTTCGCCCTGGGGCACGGACACCGACGCGATTCGATCTACGACCGTCCCGCGTGCCGACAAGCCGCCTACCGGGCACGTCACCGGACAGAGCAGGTACGCGAAAGCGTCACTCGTAACGGATCGACGTACCCGCTTCAGGCCGCTGACCAGCGCTGACTCCGCTCGGGAAGATGGCGCGGGCGTGCCAGTTCAGCCTGGACCCAAGGCGCTGCTGCGCCGCGGTATGCCCCGTGTGGCGCCTGGGAGCCTCCCCGACACGGGCTGACCGTGTAGCCGCCGGGTACCGTGTTCACTGGCTGGGTCTGTTTCACCACCGGTGATCAGCTTTTCACCCCAGCCCTCTGTACCCCGGATCAGCGCTCTGGCTCGGGGTACAGCCGCCTACCAAGCCGCCACGCTTACCTCTCAGTAGCGTGCGTAGGTCCTGTGTGCGCTTGCCCGGGGGCGAGTCGGTCTACTGGCACCGCGGGGGAAGCGCGGCGCGCCCTGTCAAAGTGACCATCCTGCCTAACCTCGGCGGGTACAGTTGGGTCTACGGTCGTTGGGCCGTGGGCCCGGCTCGTGGCCCGGTGCATTCGGCCCAGACCGGACGCGCACGCCGAAGGTGCTCCGCGCCGAGCCGCCTTCCACACCTTTCGCCTTCGCTGGTCTCGCTCTTGAGCGGCCGGTGAGTCTGGGATCACCGCAGCCGCGGGAAGAGCTTGAGATGCCGAAGGACCACGCCCGCAAGAAGGCCCTCGCCGCCATCAAGGGCGAGCTGGGCGTCAAGCACGCCGATGCCATCGCGCTCCTGGACCACCCCGACGCCGACGAGCGGGAAACCCTGGAGCGGTACCTGGCCGAGTACATCGACATCAACACCTACGGTGAGGCCCTCGCCTGCCTCCGCCAGCAGCAGGCCGACCCGCGCAACCAACTCCTGTGTGAGACATGCGGCTGGACGAACAGCATGGTCTGTCCCGAGTGCCCCGGCTGCGGCTGCTACAACGACCAGTGCTCCGGCTGGAGGCACGCCGAGTACGAGGCGGAAATGCGCGCCGCGACCGGCGACTACGACGCGGACAGTGACCCGTACGGCGAGTGCTGCTGCTACGAGGACGACGAGGAGCAGGCCGCATGAACGAGCGCGACGTCCAGGCCGTCATCGAGGCCAGCGACTACGTCCGCCACGGCAGCGTGACACGGCACGGAGGGTCGTACAGCACCTGCATCTGCCCGGCGGCCTGGTGCGGGGCCGTCGCCTCCGGCGACGAGCGGCACGACTGCCCAGAGCACAGCCTCAACCCGGTTCAGTACTGGCACTGGTCCGCCGAGTGCCCCCAGGTCCTCGCCGCCGCGCGCACAGCAGTCGGGCGGGGCCTGGCCGTCTTCCCGCTCCCCATCGGCGGCCGAATCCCCGAGCCCGGGTGGCAGCGCCAGGCCACCCTGTTCCCCGAGCAGCTGCCCGAGCTGCTCGCCGGGCGGGGCGTCGGCATCGGCTGCCGGGCCTCCAACACGGTCGTCCTGGACCTCGATGTCCACGCCGACGAAGACGGCCCCGGCGTCCTCGCGGCCCTGGCCAACCGGCTTGGGGAGACGGTGCCGGAGACGTTCGCCGTGGCCACGCCGTCCGGAGGCCGACACCTGTACTTCCGGGCGCCTATGGGCTGCACCATCGGCAGCGTCTCGGGCGGGCGCACAGCACTCGGGCCTGGGATCGACGTCCGCGGCCCTGGCCGCCGCAGCGGCGGATACCTCGTCGGCCCCGGCTCGCTCATCGACGGACGGCCCTACACCATCGTCCGCGACGTGCCGGTGGCGCCGCTGCCCGACTGGATCGACCAACGCCTCCAGGCTCACAGGTAGAAGATCCCCGCGCCCCACGACCTCTCCGGCCCCAGACTTGTGCTCTGGCCCGGGGTACAGCCGTGTCTCCACCAGCAACGCCGGCCTTGCCCCCAGCAACGTCTCCTCCACCGTCGACGGTCTCGCCACGCTCCTTGAACGGCTCCCCCAAACCCTGGAGCAGACGTCCCGTGCCCTTCAGCATCTCGAGGAGCAGCAGGCGATTCGGATGGCGAACGATGGCGACCCGGGCGAGGAGGTGTCCGTGGTGCTGCGTGCATTGCTGAACGCGCAGCAGGCCATCGTGGTGGCTCATGGGCACATGCGGGAGGCGGCCGGCCCGCTGTCGGACATGGGCGGTCACTTCGTCGACGAAGACGGGCTCTGGGACGCCTATGCGACCATGTGAGTGGCTGGCAGCCCACCACTAGGCTGCGGCAATGAAGTTCGAATCCCCGGAACGCCCCAGCGAGGCTGAGCTGGCCGCGAAGAGCATGGTCCAGATCTGGGCAGAGGCAGTAGTCAGGCAGGCCGCGAGAGCTCGTACCATCCGAAAGAAGGACGACACCGACTTCCGGAATCACGAACGTGGCGAGGACTGGAGCGACGCCCTCAAAGACGAGCTCGGCCCGAACTGGCGAACTAGGTGGGCTGAAGAACACACGCTGGTCTGGTCTGCCCACCAGCTTGAGCAATGGACCATCCGCCTGGCCAACATTCGGGGCGAAGACCCACCCGCGGTCAACGAGAACCTGAAGAACGTGCGCGATGCTCTCGAGCACCTCAACGAGGTGGACCTGACCGAGACAACTGCCAGTGCGCCCTCGCCCCAGCGGAAGAAGGACCCCAGGGGGCGTTCGCTGCGTGAGCACTTCCCGAACGAGACCCTGGTACTGGGCCTCGGGGGCCAAACGCTCTTTCATTTCCTTGATCCCGAGGCTCTCGACAAGTCCGCAGTTGAGATTCTTCGGAAGGTTCGGGAGGACCTCGATGTCGAACGTCTCCGTCAGGAGGAGGCAGAGGTGAGCGCCTACGTGGACATGCTGATGGAACGCTGAGTTGTCTCTCTGGTGGCCCCGGACTGTATGGTCCGGGGCTTTGTTGCGCCTGCGGTCAGAGGTCGATGACGGCCCAGATGCGGCGCCCGTCAGGCCCGGTGTCGGTCCCGCACCCGGTGACGGCCTGGTGCGCGGTGATCCTGTGCAGGACATCCCCGCCCGCATCGTCAAGCCCAGTGGTGAGGGTGGTGTGGTGGGAGAGGGCGAGGATGCAGGCTTGCCCGTCCTGATCCGACAGGTGCACGGACACTTTCGTCCCACCGTCGGCGACCGCGGCCTCGACGAGCAGCGTCGTCACCGCTTCCACCGCGGTGACCATGTCCGGGGCTGGCCGGTACCGCCACTTCCCCAGCTGCACCATGACCGCGGCCCGTGCCTTCCCGGCCGCCCACGGGGCTGACTCCAAGGACCAGTTCGCCCCGCGCCGGTTCACCATGCCCACCCCGCGCCGCGCGGTCGGCATCACCTGGCTGGGTGGGGGCTTCGGGTCCTGCGGGTTCGGCCGGGGAGGGTTCGGCGGCTTCTTCGGCGGAGGGGGCGTCTTCGGCGGGTACGACGGCGGCGTCGGGCCGGCTTCCACGGGCAGTGACACGAGGGCCTCCCAGAGTGTAGGGCAGTGGGGTGTGCCCGTGCTCAGCGTAGAGGCGCAGCGGTTGCTGGGGACCGGTTCGGGCGGGATGAGCCCTGGACGGGCGGGAGTTGGGGCCAATTCACGATGTCGCTACCTCAATTCCCATGGCTATAGTCATGGGAATTGAGGTAAGGTGGACTCTCTGGGATTGACCGGCGGCAACGAACTCCGCCACCAGGCCCACCCTGAGAACAGCCCCCTTCCCCAGGAGCCGCCACATGCCCGACACCCCGGCCACCGCCACCGTTTCCCTGCCGATCCCCGTCGTCGTAACCCGACACCAGTGCCCGCACTGCCGGACCACTCGAGCGAAGAAGGCCGCCGCCGCTGCGCACATTGCACGCTGCTGGCAGAACCCGGACGCCCGCGCCTGCAAGACCTGCGCGCACTTCACCCCCGCCGACCCGGACGGCCCCTACCCCGAACACCCCGGCTGGCCCGAGCAGTGCGAAGCCGGGCGCAGCATCACCAGCGGACTTGTTACGGCCTGCCCCGACCACGCCACCGAGGAGACGGGCCGATGAGCGAGCACCCCATGGACCGGGCCTATCGACTCGGAGCCACCCGCATTCCCGAAGACCTGGTCATTGAAATCTGCGAGGCCACGAACTCCGGCCACCCGACCGGATGGCCCACCTTCCTCGACCGCGACAGCGAAGTGTGGGGACTGACCGCCGAGAAGTACGACGGCGACACGGTGATGCTCCCCAGTGCGGGCGACATGGATCCCATGCTCCGCCGGGACGTTGAAGCCCACTTCGGACCACTCGCCGAGGAGCCGACCCGATGAGCGAGGTCCTGGCCGCCGTGCTGCTCCTTGCCGCCGGATACGGGCTCGGACGCTGGCGCCTTGGCACCCGGCTCTTTAACTGGGCCGACGACGCGTCCCGTCGCGGGCGCCGCTCCCCGGCCTGGTGGATCGCCCAGCCCATCGGCTTGATCGCCCTTGCATGGATGTTCACCGTCCACCCGCGGCGGTCCATTTCCAACGTCCGTGCTTGGCGCAAGGCCGATGAGACCCGCGCGCCCGTCCCCGCATACGACCCGAACTGGAAGAACCGCCGATGAGCACCCCGTCCAGCACCCCTCGGGGCGAGCGAGCCGGCCGCCCCGGCACCCAGTGGGGAACCGAGCTCCGCACCACCGGCGAGCACGTCATACCCGACGACGCACCCACACCCCAGCCCAACCGGGCCGCCCGGCGAGCAGCACGACGGAGGAAGAAGTGACCGACCGGATCCCGCTTGGCGACCTCACCCTCGACGCCCTTGACGCCCTGTACGACCGCGTGGCCGAGCTGGAGGTCGAGCGGCAAAAAGCCGACGCCATTAACGCCGAGGTCGACGCGGAAACTGAGCAGCAACTTAACGACGCCATCGAGGTCGCCCAGTACTACAAGGCCCTGGCCGAGCGGACGCAGGCGTGGGGCGAGCAGCACCGTGACCGGGCCAACCGGTACCGGGCCCGCACCGACGCCGTCCGTGCCGAGCTCACCGCCCTCAACTCCGAGACGCGGGGGCTGAACCCGTTCGCCATGGCGGGCCGCCGTGACGCTGTCGCCTGCATCCGGGCCACGCTCCAGGCCATCAGCCACGACACCCCGGTCCCCGACGACCCCCGCGTCACCGCCCTGGAGGCGGAGCGCGACGCCGTGTACCGCGAGCGGGCCCACCTGGTCGCCCTCCTGGCCACCCTCCACCCCTCCCACATCGGCCACACCGACCCGAACGCCCCCGACTGGGATGTCGTCACCATCGAAACCCCCGCCGGACAGATGACCTGGCACATCGCCGAACGGGACATGGACCTCTTCACCCACGTCCAGCCCACGAACCGGATCTGCCGGGGCTGGGACGGCCACACCACCGACGAGAAGTACCAGCGGATGCGCGACCTCACTCAGGCCACACCCAGCCTGCTGAAGCTGGAAGTCGTGGCCGACCGGCAAGCCGAACACATCAAGCAGCTCACCGCCCGCGTCGAGCAGGCCGGGGCCCGCGTGGCCGAGCTGGAGCAGCAGCTCGCCGACGCCGACACGGCTGCCGACCACACCGACCGCACCTGTGAGGCCGTCACTCGCGCTGAGACGGCCGAGGCCGCCATCGAACGCGTGCGGCGGCTGTGCGACCTCACCATCGGAGCTTCGGTCCGCGTCCAGGCCGTGCAGCAGGCCCGCGACACCCTCGCTGCCCTTGACGAGCAGCCGCAGCAGAGCGCTGCTCAGGTCTGCGAGTGACACCGAGGTTTGTTCTGCCTGAACCCGCCTTCCCCCTACAGAAGCCGGGCGCACGCGAAGGTGCGGCCGGCAGGGGGGGCTGCCAGCCGCACCAGATCCGCCCAACCCGCAGCGCAAACCGGGGGCGACCAGAACGGGAAGGGCCGGATCGGCAGACCGTGCTGCGAAGCCCGCCCCACCGTTAGGGGACGGAATACGGTCTGCCCATCAAGCCCTTCCCGCCCCGATTCAGGCGGGTACAGAATTTCGGCTGCAACAACCGCCAAGACACGACGGCACGAAATCCCGCACATGAGACGCCGTCATATCGGCAACCAGAAACCGCAGTTCAGGGCCTCACAGGACCAGCATGGACGGCAAACAAACCGTTTTCTAGGTCGGATTCTTATCGCTAAATCCGGTACCGCAAAATAGGATCACGGCGCGCACTGGATGCCACATACACGGGGGCCTGCACCACATGAACAAGGAAGCACTGCGAGATCTCCTCAAGAGCCACCGAGACCGCATAGATCCGGAGGATCACGGCTATAAACGGCTCAGCCGCCAGGGCCGCAGAGCCCCCGGCCTGACCCAACACCAAGTCGACCAGCTCCTCACCCGAGAAATGGGCACCTACCGGCTCCTGGAGTCCGGCAGGAACCCCCGGCCGAAGACCGACCTCCTGCGGGACGTAGCGGCACTTTTCGGAATGGACGAACACGCCTGGGTGCTCCTCAACCGGTACGCGCTCGGCCAGGAACCCCCCGCCCCCCTCTACACAGACTCAGGGTTCCAGGTCCCCTCGTCATGGCAGCAGGCCGTCGACGGGATCGAGCACATGGCATACGTGACGGACGCCGCGTGGAACATGGTCTGCCACAACAAGCACCTCCCGGGCATGTACCCGGGCCGGCGGGTCCCGCAGAACATCATGCGGTGGATGTGCCTGGACCCCGAAGCGCGCACCGTCCTCGCGGACTGGGAAACAGAGTGGGCGCCCCGCATCCTCCCCCAGCTCCGTGCCGCCGTGGCGATCCACCACGACGCCACCGTCAAGCAGCTCGAGACCGACGTGATGGCCGACCCGGTCGCCGGGCCCCTCTACGAAGCGCGTGGTGCGGTCATCCACCCCGACGGCGACGAACGCCCTCTCACCCACCCCCTCCTCGGGCGTGGCTGGGTCACCATGTGCTCCGCGACACCCGAAGGATCCCCCGGCGCCCGCCTCATGATCCTCCTTTTCCGGCCAGGTACGGCCCGGCCCGCCCCGCACGCCATCCTCCGCGCACCCGGAACCCCCTGACCACACCAGCCCCACACACCCCAGCCCGGACAACCAGGGGCAAGGATCCAGCCACAAGCAGCTACTTTGAGGAAGTCTTTACCCCTAGCTGCCCCGTGGAGGACCCCTTGCCCGCCTACGTCACCCTCCCGCAGGTCACCCTCCCCCCGCACAAGGTCACCACCGACGCGATCCTCGAAGACATCCGCGCCCACCACCCCGACCACCCCCGGCTCGAGGTCATCACGCGGGCAATAGGCAACAGCGGAGTGAAAACGAGGCACTTCACGAGACCTCTCTCCTCCCCCACCGTGAATGGCACCGCAGGAGTCCTCGAGCGCACCACCGCCGCGTTTGAGGACTCCCTGCACATGGCCACGGACGCCGCGCTCAAGGCCCTCGCGCACGCCGGCCTCACCCCCGACCAGGTCAATGTCATCATCACGTCGCACGCCACCGGATGGGCCGTCCCAAATCTCGACGTCCGACTCATCGACCGTCTCGGGCTCCGGCCCACGGTGCGCCGCATCCCGATGACGACCCTCGCATGCGCCGGCGGCGTCCAGTCCCTCATCCGGGCCGCCGACCAGGTCACGGTCCGCCCCACCGACACCGTGCTCGTCGTCGTCACCGAGACCCTCTCCACGTCGTACAACCACGCCGACACATCGGTCCCGTCGATGATCTACAAAGCCCTGTTCGCCGACAGTGCCGCCGCAGCCGTCGTCACCGCCGAGCCCCTCCAACCCGGGCTCCGCATCGACGACAGCCTCGAATACTGGCTCCCCGAATCCCTCGACCGGTACCGCGGCCGCCTCGACGACACCGGCATGCACTTCGACTCCGACCGGCGGGCCCCCGCCGCCGCATCCCACGCGATGCCCGCCGTTCTCCAGTGGATCGGTGACCGCATCCTCGACTGGGTCGCGATCCACCCCGGCGGCCCCAGCATCATCCACAACGTCGCCGAGGCCGTAGGGCTCGACGACCTGGACGCCCACCACTCCTACGCGTCCCTCGCCGAGAACGGGAACCTCGGCGGCGCATCGGTCCTCGACGTCCTCGCTCGCACACACACCACCCCGCCCGCAGGCGGCGCGGAAGGACTCCTCGTCGCGTTCGGCCCCGGTTTCACCACCGCAGCCATCCGCGGCGCCTGGCACGCCTGAGCCGGGCCGCTGTCAGACCCTCGTGTCACGCTGTACCAGCCCGGTGGTGGTCTCACCTCGAAGCCGATGCCGCCACCGGGCACAACGACAAGAACGCCCCCGCCCGGCTGCGAAGCCAAGCGGGGGCGTAGCTGCGTGTGGAAGTGCTCAGTCCTCGATGCCCAGGTAGATGCCGCCAGCCGCATCCGCGAAGTGCACGTACCTCGCCGACTGGACCACTACGAAGCTCCGCTGGAAGCTCAGCGCGGACGACAAGGAGCGGGCCGCGCTGGAGTGCGGGAACCTCGTCGACGATCCGGAGCTTCGGCCAGATACGACTGTGCCCCGCCAGCTGACGGGGCACAGCACCCCGCATGGGCGGGGAGGACTTCTTCATGTCCTCGAGCCAGCTGTTGCCCCAAGGATCAACCCCGCACGTGCGGGGACCAGTGCGATTTGCGGTCTGCCCAACTAAGTGGACTCGGACCAACCCCGCATTGACGGGGATCGTTGCGCAGCACTATTCGCCCCATGGGCCAACCCCGCTCGGCGGGGAGGAGTGGCTTCACTGTAGCGCGGCTATCGAGGTGTCGTCATTCGAACGCGGAGAGCGGTATCCGCCTTGACAACCTTGCATCACGTGATGCAAGGTTGTGGGTGTCAGCAGCCGATCAGACCCCGGAGAAATCATGAGCACCGAGATCTACAACCAGAACTACGGCCGCAGCATCTCCTCCTACGAACTCCTCGACGAGACCCGCGAGACGTACGGCCTCAGCAGGCAGGACGCCCACGATGCGATCCACGCCATGCTCAGCGGAATCATCGAGACCGATGGCGAGGAGACCGTGATCCTCGACCGCACTCCCGTCCGCCCCGAACTTCTGACGAGCAACCCGCAGGACGTCGACATCGACCAGTGGATCACTGTGTCCGACGAGACCGCCGACGCCATCCGTGAGGCACTCGCCGCCGTATACGCCGAGCAGTAACCCACCGCCAACACATCACAGCCCGCCCCGGCGCAGCCAGGGCGGGCCGCTCCGCATGATAGGAACCCCATGCCTGACGACCAGCCAGAACTCTGGACCATCGAACAGGCCGCCGAACACCTCGGCGTCCAGCCAGGCAGCGCACGCGGACTACTCTCCCGCCGTGGGATCCGCCGCGCCGCCACCGGAAGCCATCCCGTCAGCGGCCGGATCGTAGCCCTCTACTCAGCCGACCAAGTACGCGACGTTGCCACCAACCGGCGCCCCGGCCGCCGCACCGATCTCGACTGACCCCGGCCATGAAGGCACCCCCTCCCGGGCTGCGGGAGGGGGTGGTCGCTCCCCGCGCCGGCTCGGCGGAGGTCACCGCATCCGGACCACGGTCAGCGTCCTGTGCCGCCCCGTCCCGGCGAGGACCTCCACGACCAGATCCGTCTCCACCCGCATGTACGGCTCATCCCCGGCCCGCCGCTCCTCAAGCGCCTCAGCACCGGCCAGCACAGCGCCAATCCCGGCAGCGAGGACCGGCTCCAGACGCCCCGACAGCCAGACCGGGCCACCCTCGTCCCCCACCGCCAGGACCAGATGGTGCGGCCTGACGCCAGAGCGGCCGAAACGGCCATCCCCGACAGGCCGGCTGGCACCGTGGCACGAGAAGCGGACACGCCCACGAACGAGTGACCCGTGGGCGGAGGCCGGCTACAAGAACTGCTGGCCAGGGCGCTTCCGACGGAGTCGCGAATCGAACACCGCGCGCCGAACAGCCAAAGGTTGCCGCCCTGTTGACTACGCTGAGCGCCTCGGCCGGAGCAGACCGCGATGTACTTGGGATGGAGGTGAGGGTGTGCCCACCACAGAGGTACTGAGGGCGTACAGATTCACCCTCGATCCGACCGACGCGCAGCGGTCCGATCTCGCCCGGCATGCCGGGGCCTGCCGGTGGGCGTACAACTACGCCCTGGCGAAGAAGCGGCAGAGCCACGAGGCGTGGGCGGCGATGCGCGATGCGCACGTCGCCGCGGGTATGACGGAGGCCGGGGCCAAGAACGCGATCAAGCAGGCCGGGGCAGGCCTGCGGGACCGTATCGCGGTGTGGGATCACCACCGCAAGTCCCTCATGGCGGCTGCCCGCGGCACGGCTGCGCCCGAACAACCCGCGGCCGCCGAACGGGAATCCGGTCTGGCCGGGCGGCTGCGCGGGCTCCGCGACGCTGCAACCCCCGAGACCGCGAAGACCCTGCTTGCCGAGGCCCGTCGAACCGTGAACGCCCTCAAGGCCGAGGCATTTACGGCCGGATTCCGGACGCCGTCGTCCATGGACACCTGCGCCCTGTGGCGCACCGAGCGCGACCTGCCACGCGAGGAGGGGGGCTCCCCCTGGCACTCCGAGGTCAGCGTCTACGGGTTCACCGGGGGATTCGACCGTGCCGACGCGGCGTGGAAGAACTGGCTGGACTCCTTCAGCGGGAAGCGGGCCGGGCGCCGGGTCGGCTACCCGCGCTTCGCGGCCAAGCACCGCAGCCGCGACAGCTTCAGCCTCTACCACGATGTGAAGGCGCCGAGTATCCGACCGGACGGATACCGGCGTCTGACGCTGCCCTCCCTGGGCAGCGTCCGAATCCACAACTCGAACAAGCACCTGTCCAGGCTCCTCGACCGGGGCCAGGCTATGGTCCGGTCCGTCACGATCAGCCGCGGCGCGCACCGGTGGTACGCGAGCGTCCTGGTCGCGGCCCAGCAGCACATCCCGGACAAGCCCACCCGCCGTCAGCGCACTGGCGGCCTGGTGGGAATCGATCTCGGCTCCCGCCATCTCGCCGCTCTCTCCTCACGGCTCGACCAGTCCGACCCCGACTCGACGCTCATCGAGCACCCCCGGTTCCTGAACCGGGACCTGGAGAAGATTCAGCACCGTCAGCGGGCCCTCTCCCGTACCAAGAAGGGCTCCAGCCGGCGCAAGAAGGCCGCCGACCACCTCGCCCGCGCCCACCACGAGGTCGTCATGCGCCGCACGACCTACCTCCACAAGGTGACCAAACGCCTCACGACCCGGTTCGCCCAGATCGCGATCGAGGACCTGGACCTGACCGGAATGACGGCATCGGCCCGCGGCACCGAGGAACAGCCCGGTACGAACGTCAAGGTCCAGGCCCAGTTCAACCGGCACCTCCTGGACGCCGGACTGGGTGAGCTGCGCCGCCAGCTCACCTACAAGAGCCCCTGGTACGGAGCACAGCTCATCGTCCTCGACCGAGCCGAGCCCGTCGCCAGTACGTGCGCGAAATGCGGGGAGCGAGACCCAAGCTCCACACCGTCGCGCGCGAGATTCACCTGCCCTTCGTGCGGGAACGCCGTGCCCCGCCACGAAAACGCTGTCGCGAACATCATTCGCACAGCACGCAGACAAACGGCAGTCGCCTCCGACAGGGGGGAGACTCAAAACGCTCGCCGAGTCCCGATCCCCGGCGCCCGCAAGAGCGCCAGGGCCGAGACGCTGACGCGAGAAGACACCGGCTAACACCGGTGCCACCCCCGGAGAGCGATCCCCGGGCCCCCGCAACGCACCACCCCTAACTCAACAGAGAACCAACACGCAGCTAACCAAACTCACAGCTCATCCAGGGTGCTACCCATGCGCGTGCGGGGAGGTCCACCTGCCAAACATCACCCTCAGGGCAAGGTTTGTGCTACCCATGCGCGTGCGGGGAGGTCCGGAGTCGGCTCCGCGAGGTAACGGGATACGAGGTGCTACCCATGCGCGTGCGGGGAGGTCCCTGACCTACCAGAACATCACGACGCGAGGTTCAGCACCCTTAGGTGTGGCAAGCGCCATGGACAGTGTTCCACCCACGTGCTTGCGGGGAGGTCCTTGATTTTCACTACGGTGTGCAGACGGGCCGGGTGTCGCCCACATACGCGCGGGGAGCGACGCGAGGAAGGCGCGGCCCGAACAGCCCTACCCACTGGCCAGCCCCGTCTGCGGATTACAGATCTGGCACGGCTCGATGTCTGGCTCGGCGAGCGCGATCAGGGCTTCCTCACGGTCGAGGAATCCGAGCTCGGACTTGAAGAGGGTGCAGCCGCCGCGGTGCAGCATCGCGGGCATCCCGCCGCGTTGCGGCTGGATTTTCCAGGACTGCTCCGCCCGCGCCCGCTGCCGCGCCCGTGCCTCCTGCTGTTCCTTGACCTCAAGCTCCCGGATCCGGCCCCGGACCTGACGCAGCTGCCACTCCAGCCACTCGGCGAGGGCCCGGTTCTTGTCCAGGTCGGATATGCCGCCGGACACGGCTACGCCTCGGCCGGCTCGTGGGCGTGCTTGAGCGCCATGCGGGCCTTGACCACGTCCCCGCTCAGCGCCGCCCAGTACGGGTGCGTCATCACCTCGGCACTCAGCCGGCGCAGCTCATCCTGGAAGCGCTGGACTTCTGTGGCCTGCTCCTCCGTGTACCCGGGACTGTCCGACTTGGAGGAGATGTAGTTGCTGTGGAGCTGCTTGTCGCTCTCCCACCCGGGCATCGGCTCGGCCGACCACGGCAAAGTCTTGGCGTACTCCTCGTACGCGGCGCGGGCTGTTCTTTGGCACGCGCCAATGCTACGTCTGTTCGAATACCGGATGCGAATGGCGCGCCGGACACCCCCAGCCCCCACCTGCCACACTGACCGTGGTCCGCCACGTCACCCCCGCCGCGGCGGGCCACCCCCGTACGCAGAAAAGCGGCCCACCATCCCCAGGGACAGTGGGCCGCTCGGCGGGGAGGCCAGGCCCGCACCGTACGACTCAGCCACGCTCCGTGTACGGCAAAAGCACAGAATCCACCCTCCCGGCCAGCTGTGCCGCACGCTGCGGATCCCGGGCCTTCGGCGCCCCGGCCAGGGTCGGCACCAGCCAGTCCGGGCCCAGCACGTGCACCACACCCCGCTGGCCCGGCACCCGCGCCTCCAGCCGGCCACCGGCTATCGGGGACCCGTGGACCACAATGAGCGGCCACACCTGATCCGGGCGCAGCCCGACCGCGGTCGCAACCACTTCTGCATACCCGGCGACCTTCTCGACCTGGTCGTGCCGGTCGTCCTCACCGCAGTGCACCCGGCCGCCGACCAGTGCCGTGGTGCGGCCGCGGTGCCAGTTCTTCGTATCAAGGACCACGACCGCGGTGCCGCACGGCGACGCCAGTGCCGTGTCGATGTTGAACCTGCGGCCCCGCAGCCGGAGGTCGTGACGGATGTGCCACCCGGCGGCCTCGAGCGGGGCCAATAACAGAGCCGTCGCCTCCTCCCCTGCAGCGCCGTGCGCCCACCGGGCCGCTGCCGCATTCGCGCACCGCACCTTCGCACCACCGAGGCCGAGGAACGCTAGCAGGCGCCGCCACAGGCCACGCCGGGCACCCGCACGCAGTTCCGCGGCACGGGCTGCAGCCGAGTTCCTCGTACTCACCGCCCGCCCCCGGCGATCACGGCGGCGACGGCGATCCAGCCCTTGTGCCACGCCTGGTCCAGCAGCAGGCCGGCGCCCGGGTCGCGCTTCAGCCACTTGGTGTGTCCGGTACGTCGGGCGAACCGCACGAGGGCGGTCGACGGCCCCTTCTCCTGCCACCGGCCACCGGACCGGTCAGCGACATAGTGCGTCACCGCGGACACGGCCAGCCCAGCGGCCGCACGCCGCCAGTCCAGGCCGAGGCGCAACGCCCGGTCTGCGGCGAGCAGGGCGACCGCCTGCGTGGCCGTATAGCTGGCAACATGCCTTGCGCATGCAGCCCTTCCTTCCCAGCCGCACTTGCCCTTCGCACTAGCGTCGGCGTCCCGCTGCCCCCAGAAGTCACCAACGTCGTGGGAGGCGTTCAGTGCCGCATAGGCGCCGATTGCTCGTACTGCTGTGGTGGTCATGCTGCTCCTCCATTGGACTGGGTAGGAAAGCGCCGCTGGCACTCGGTGGTGCGGCGGTGGTGAACCCGCCCTTCGGGAAGCTGGCTTCCGCGCTTGTCGTAGCAGAAAGCGCCCGGAACGCTGCCGCAGTGCGGGCAGCGGACCATGAGGGCGCGGGTGTGAACGGTGGGTTCGCGGTGGGTCATGCTGCGTACTCCTTCAGGTTGCAGAAATGTGACGGCGGGTTACGGGTAGGGGTAGAAAGCGGGTCTCAGCCCGGGAATCTGGAGACCCCACCCCCGTTCCGGTTACGCTGCGTTCGCCTTGGCTGCCTTCCGAATGGCCCGCCGCTCCGCCCGGTACGCCCGCTCCCCGTCCCAGCACGCCTCGCACGGCTCCTCGCCCCGGTACGTGTGGGCGGCGTATCCCGCATGGTCGCCGTGTCGGCGCGGCTTCCCGTCCAACAGGCCGGCCCGGCAGGCTAGAAGCACGGCATGCGGGGCATTCGTCGCCCCGAGCTTCCGTATCGCCCGGTTCACCGTCGGGGTGATGCCCTTCCGTGTGATCACCAGCTGCCGGGCAATGTCCTCGTGGGTGTGGCCGTGGGCGACGAGTTCGAGGACCTGGAGTTCGTGGTCGGTGAGAGAGGCCACGGGCCCGCCACCGACCGGCGACGGGCCCACCTGTACGGGGGCGGTCACAGGGCGCCACCCATGCGCGGCTCGACGCGGGTACGGCCCCGGTTGTAGTGCGGTACCGGGTCGGGACCATCAGCCACGAAGACCCGCTCGTTCGGGTCCATCTCCCGGCCGTCCTTGTCGTAGTAGGTGGGTGCGTCCACCTCGTGTTCGTTCTTCCACTCGTTCAGGGCTGCCTCGTCGAGACCCTCCGGAGGGTTCTCGCCTGCGTACCAGTCCTGCTTGATGCCAGCCTCCTCGAGGAGGTCGAAGCCCATCTCGCTGACGATGACCTCTGCGCCGGTCTGAACGTCGTACGCCTCGGCCTGCGTGACGTGCTCGAACGCAGTGTTGAACTCCTCGAGCAGGGCGACGAACTTCGTCTGCCACTCGATCGGCATGGACTGGAGCAGGGTGCGCGGGAGTACCAGGTAGTTGGCGTACGAGAAGCTGAAGTGCGTGTGGATGTCGGTGGCCAATGTTGCGGGCGCGGCGGTGGCGTTGAGGCGATCGCGGAGATCCTTGGCGATGGCCGCGTACAGCTCCCGGTCGTCGATCCGGAGGGCGCTCTCCGCGAACTCGTTCAGCCGGGTGGCTAGACCGTGGGCCCGATCGACTGCGGTATTCAGCTGGGCAATGCGGCCCAGCAGGAACAGCACGTCCTCGCGGGCGTGGGCGGCGAAGCGGGCGTTGGAGTACGTCTGCCCATCGCCGTGCTCGCCGGCCAGCGTGGCGACGGCCCCCTCGTTGACGATCCCCTGGCCGGGGATGAGCCGCGGCTGGGCCTCGATGGTGTAGTTGCCCTTGCCGTCGTAGCTGGTGCCCCAGTGGCCCGGGGTTGCGGCGTCGGCGCGGGCGCGGATCTCTTCGATTCGGGTGTCGGTCATGGTCAGTTCTCCTTGTTGGTGTACTGGCGGCGGATGTTGGTGAGGCGTTGGCCGAGCGGGAGCCGACCGGACGGGGGCAGCAGCCGACGCCGCGGTATCAGGGCCGGGGATGGTGCGGGTACGGCGGGAAGGTCGTGGTGCCACATCTCGACCCACACCCCGTTCGACCGCCACACGCACACGACGCGGCCGGGCCGGAACTCGACCACGGGCCGCAGGTCACCGCTGCCACCGAGGGCGATGGGGTAGGCGGACGCGAAGTGGTGCAGCGCCTCCTGCGCGTGCTCGCCGATCACCTGAACGGTGAGGCGCGGCGCGCCGTCCTCCGCTGTACCAACCCGCCAGTCCGGTACCAGAGCGGACGGGTACCTGTCGCGGACCGCCAGGTACCAGGACCGGACAGCGGACAGCTTCGTCTCAATGAGGGCATCGGCAAGCTCAAGCATGGTCAGACCTCCTTGACGGGAGCGGTCGGGGCCCAGATCGCGTCGAACTTCTCAACCTCGGCGCGGCGCAGCTCGGTCCATTCGGTGGACGACACCGGGCGCATCGTGGCCCGGTCCTGGAACTCGCCGTGGTAGGCAACGACCTGCCACAGGCCGACCTGTACTCCGGCGGCGGGCTCGGTCAGGTCCAGGTAGTCGCCGACGGCGAGGTCTTTGAGGTTCTCTCCGTTGTCGAGCTGGACGTCGAAGCAGTCCACGGTCACTTCGTGGGCGAGCGTGTCAGGCATGGTCAGTTCTCCTTCGGGAGCGGCGCGACGGGCACGCATGCGGGCGAGGATCTTGTCTTGGGTGGGCGGGGTCCACGTGTGCCAGCTGGCCGTCGGCTTCCATCGCTGCATGTGCTCGCGCTCGTCGAGACCGCAGTGACGGCAGGAGTTCGGGGACGAGATACGGGTGGTCATTCCGACACCAGCTCGAGCGGCCCGAAGTCGGCGACGATCTCCTCGAGCGGGCAGTCCTCGCCGGCGCCCTGCGGCAGCAGGAAGACGAGGGGCCGCCCCTGACGATCACGGTCGCTGGTGATGTGCCACACCGCGCCATCCCGGTCCCGGTAGTCCCTGCCCACGAGATAGGGCGCGTCGTCGTGGACGACGGCCAGGCCGTTCACTGTGGCCGCAAGGGCAATGCCGCAGTCACAGCGGTACTCACCGTGCCACTCGCTGCCGTCGCAGCTGCCGTACGGGTGGGCCTTGATGGTGACCGGGATCTGGGCCATCTCCACCAGGTCCATGTAGTCACCGCGAAGCTGCTTCCCGCATGCGCGATGGGCGAGGAACACGGCCCCGTTGTCGATCTCCAGCAGGTACTGGTCATCTGGATTGGGGCACGAGCATTCGTCGTCTCCTGCGGCGTATCCCTCGTCAAAGGGCGGCGGCTCGGAGAGTTGGAACAGGTTAGACATGGAATGCCTTTCAGGTGGTGGTCGACGTGTGGCCACCGGTGAGGGCGGTCAGGAACATGGCGGCAGCGAGGATGGGGCCGCGGACGGTCAGCCAGGTGTGGTGGGCGAACTGCTTCATGCGGCATCACGCCTGCGGTGGCTGCGGGGGTCGTCCTTCCAGGACCAGCCCTCGATGGCCTCCTCGAGGACAAGTCGGTGTGCCAGCTGCTCGGCAGGGGTCCACGGGCTGCGGTCGACGTCGCCGTAAGTACCATCCGGGATGGATTCGTTGATGAGGCGCTCGAGCGGGCTCATTCGGGGCTCCAGGTGGCTGCGAAGTCTCTGGGGTGGTGTCACCGGCCCGCGCCCGCCGGCCGGTGGTTCATCGGCCGGCGGGCTGCCGACCAGGTTTGCCGCACCCTCAGGGGGCGAGGGGCGGCGGTCAGGGGGTTCAGGCGACGCGGTAGTTGCGGGCGTCGTAGCCGAAGTCGGCCCACTCGGCGGCGTGTGCGGGGGCGACCTCGGCGAGGAGGTGCTGCCGGATCTCGTCGGCGGCGCCGTCGGACACGGTGGTCACGGTGTCGGGGACGGTGTAGCCGTTCGGGTCGAGGAGTCGGAGTTCCTGCATGAGTCCCCCGTGTGCCTTAGGTGGGTCGTTGTCGACATAACTAGACTACCCATATTCCCATGGTGCACACAATAGGAATGACGGAGATGCGGCACCCGGGTACGACAAAGGGCCCGACCCCCGAACCGGGACCGGACCCTCAGCCACACACCTGCCTGTCAGAACGGGGGAGCCTCGTCCGCGCCGCTCCCCCACCCGCCACCGCCACCCACGGGCGGCCGGCCCGTACCCGGCGTCCCCGACGCCCACGGATCCTCCGCCGACGCCGCGCCCTGCTGGCGCCGAGCCTGCTGAACCTCCGGCGCACCCTTCCCCGCCACACGCGTCACCTTGGCGGTCGCGTTCTTCAAGCTGGCAGCCACTTCCTCAACGTCCAGCTCGAACACCGTCCGCTTCACGCCCTCACGGTCCTCGTACGACCGCTGCTTGAGTCGACCCTGCACGATGACCCGCATGCCCTTCTGCAGGCTCTCAGCAGCATGCTCGGCCTGCTGACGCCACACCGAGCACGGCAGGAACAGGGACTCGCCGTCCTTCCACTCGTTCGTCTGCCGGTCGAACACCCGCGGTGTCGACGCCACCCGGAACTTGCAGACCGCGGCGCCGGCCGGAGTGAACCGGAGCTCCGGATCGTCGACCAAGTTCCCACACACAGTGATGACCGTTTCGCCGCTCATGCTGCTTCCTCCATCTGGTTCTGACCCATGATTCGTTCACGCGTCACGTATGCGTCCGGCGTGCCAGCCTCCGACTGAGCAGCCCGGTACCGGCCCATTGACTTCTGCAGGGCGTCCTTCGAAACACCAAGCCGTGCCGCAGCCTGCTCCCGGGTGAACCCGTGCTGCTCCTCCAGCTCAAACCCGTTCTCAGCAAGCTCGACAAACCGGGGCACCTGCTCGCCACGGTCCGGTACCGCGGACGGGTCGTCGATCGTGTCGTCATCCCACGCCAACGGGCCGTCCCACCCGTACTTGGTCGCATAGGCGCGGCCACGCCCCGAACCCCCAGGAGTCATTGAGAGACGGCCGTACAGGCGCTTGACCGCAAGATCGGTGGCCACGGTCACCTGCACCCGCCGGCCATGCGTCAGCATGCTGATGTACGTGTACGCACACGGCATGCCGTCCGCGAGCACCTGCTGCGAGTGCCCCATGGCCACCAGGGCACGAAGACGCCGAATGGCACCAGTTGCGTCGACCAGAGCTGTCAGATCAGGCGACACCCGAACGCTCATCAACTTCGCGGCGGTGCTGCGCCACAGTGTCGGGGAACGGACCGCATGAGCGTTGCTTACCGTCTTGACGTTCACCCCCGCCTCGCGAGCGATGCCGTCGAAGCTCCGGCCAGCCTTGACCAGCGCCCGAAGATGAGCCGCAACAGGTGCGGCAGGCACGAGACCGCTGATGCCCTGAGCCCGACGAAAGTCATCGCGCTTCCGCGCACGCCGCGTTCCCTGCACGCAGGTACGGCACCGGCATGCTGGACGCGACTTGCAGCCCAGGTAGCGTGCCCACGATCCGTGCGGCGGCATGGGCCTGCTCATGCCGTCACCTCCTCGGAGGCTGCATCGAGCTGTGCCTGCTCGGCCAGGGCGGCGAGGACGTTGTTCACGGTCTGCACGTTCGTTCCGAGCTCCCGGGCGATCTGCCCCGGCGGCAGGCCCTTTGCACGTGCCGCCTCGAACAGGTCCAGGCGTTCCGCCAGGATCTGCTGCACCGCCGATACTTCGCCGCGCCCGTACGCCCGCGGCTTCCGACGGTGCAGCGCACGCCGCTCCCGCTCCGACATGCCACCCCACACACCGAAGTCCTGCCGCGTCTCCACAGCCCACTCCAGGCACTGGGACCGGACCGGGCACTTCGCGCACACAGCCTTGGCCTCCTCGGCCTGCTTACGGGCGGGAGCACTCTCCCCCTGCGGCCAGAACAAGTCGGGGTCGATCCACCGGCACGCGGACTCGTAACGCCACGACAGGTCGGTTACGGCGTTTCGCGGCCGGTCTCCTACTGCGGCGGATTCGGTGATGGTGGCGGTCATGACGGGTCTCCGGACTTGGTGTTGTCGACGACGGCGATGGGGATTGTGACCGGCCAGGCGATGATGACCAGGGTCATGAGCAGGGGGGCGAGTGCAGGCGACGCGGTGGCCATGAGGTCGAGGCGGGGGTCTTCTGCCTCGGAGTTCGTCCCAGAAGTGGCCGAGGAGTTGGGCCAGTGCCCCGATGCCTGCGAGGTAGATGACGAACGCTGCGTAGGCCAGCCATGTGGTCATGACGGGTCTCCGAGGGTGTAGAGGCGGATGATGGCGCCGGGGCGGTCGAGGGCGTCGGGATGTTCGCCGGGGTAGACCTTGCGGCTGTGGTTCTCGATGACGCGCCCGTCGTCCTCCCATGCCTTGGCCTGCGTGATGGCGTCGTAAGTCGAGCGCTCAAGCTTGTCGATGTCGGGGCTCACGGCGGGGTAGGTCCGGCGGCGCTTGGGGGCGTTGACGGGCTTGGGCATGGTGAAGGTGATGTCGGCCCGGACGGGGCCGGCGAGGTGCTGGGCTTCCCCGGCAAGGATGGCTGCCTGGATGGCGGCCTGGACCTTGTCGCGCCAGGGCTTGACCTTGGCGGAGGACTCCCGCATGAGGGGGATGGTCTTGCCGGTCTTGCGGTTCTTGCCCCATCCGGCGGGGGACTTGCTGCCCTGCGGTCCGGCGAGGCCGTAGACGGCGACGAAGACCCGCGGGGTGGGGTTCCAGAGGTAGGTGCCGGTGAGGTCGGCGGCGGCGAGGGTCATGCGGCCCCTCCGAAGACGAGGCGGGCGAGGGGGTTGGCCTTCGGGTTGTCGAGGGCGGCGGAGATCTCGCTGTACGTGAGGCCGTCCGTGGCTTCGGCGGCGGCGCCCCAGCAGTTCATGCAGAGCCAGTGCACGGGCGGGTCGGTCTCGTCCCACGGCATCGCCTCGCGCTGGAACTGGAAGACGGTGGCCTGCTTGGTGCAGTGCTCGCAGTTGCCTTCGTGGGCGGTGTGGAGTCGGATCTGTGCGGCCTGCCGGTCCAGTTCGGCCTGGCTGGCGGCGAAGGTGATACCGCAGCGGTCGCAGTCGCCGGGGCGGAAGAGCGAGCCGCCCGGGGCGATGACGGGGAAGCGGTGCTTGCAGAGGGAGATGGTCATGCTGCGTACTCCTGTACGGGTATGGGGCCGTGTCGTCCGGCGCGGAGGTAGGTGGCGTGGCCGGGTGCGTGTCCGACGTGAACGCCGAGGCAGAACGGGCAGCGGTAGGTGTGGAAGCGGGGGCCGCCTTCGCCGCGTATTTGTCGGGCCCGGCGCCGTCCGGTGCTTCGGCTGGGGAAGCACGTCTTGCCGAGGCAGGCGATCTCGTACTCGGTCACTGCGGCTTGGCTTGGGCGGCTGCGGCGCGGATGGCTGCTACGACCTCTTCGACATCACCGAGGGGGATGTACACGATCGGCGATTCCGGGTCTGTGTAGTCCGGGTGGATGTTCACGCCGAGGGATACGACCGGGATCTCGCCGTGGTAGACGGACGCTTCGACGGGCGCGACGGTCAGGGTGTTGCCGAAGGCGTCGGTGGGGTCGGCGTAGCTGTACGTGTCGGTGTCGTTCACGGCTGGTCCTCCTGGTCGCGGGTTTGGGTGATGGCGAGGGTGATGGGGACGGCTCCGTCGGCGTCTGCCGTACAGCGGGCCCATTCGCCGGCCGGGTTGAGGTGGGCGTGGCAGTGGTGGGCCATGTCGGCGTACATGCGGCCGGGGAGGATGGCGTTGACCTCGAGGACGAACGGTCCGTGGTCGTGGTGTCCGATGCGGCAGAGGTTGCCGTTCCAGATGCGGTAGCCCGGGTGGCGTGGGTGGGGGCGGCCGAGCTGGTTGGTGCCGTTCTCGGCGAGGACGAGGGCATTGATGTTGGCCTGGGCGAGAGCGGCGCCGGGGATGACGATGTACGTCTGGTCGGGGTGCGTGCTCACCGGGTCGGCTCCTCGGCGTGGGTCACCGTGCAGCCGGTGCTCGCCATCACGTTGTCGACGGCGGCTCGTACCGCTGTCTGGATCTCTGCCACCAGGTCAGGGCGGAGGTCCGGGTGGGTGGCGATCTGTACTGCCGTATCCCATCCGCTGGTGGTGCAGTACCAGCCCACGGCAGGGTGCGGGGTGAGTCCTGCTGCGCCGAGCTGGATGGCCCACGTGGACACGTCGGCGGCGTTGGTAATCAGAGTGTGGATCTTCTGCTGCGCGGCACGGAACTCGTCGGTGTCGTCGCCCTCTGGGTCAAGGAGTTCGGCCCACGTGCGGGCGCTCCCGTCCTCCTCGGTCTCCACGGACGGCACCCGGCCGCGCTCCATGCCGTCGCCCACGCACCCC